AATACGCTTCACAATGTGCGACAAAGAAACATTGTTGATACAAATACGCTTCACAATGTGCGACAAAGAAACATTGTTGATACAAATACGCTTCACAATGTGCGACAAAGAAACATTGTTGGAAAGAACCTGTTTTATAGGTTCTTTTTCATTGGAGAGGGAATTATGGAAGAAAAGGCAATGTATTTCGCTAAAAAAGATATATATGAGAGAATTAGAAAATGTGGTGGAGTATGGAACGATTCAAAAGAACGTCCTATTATATGTTTAATTGAGTCAAATAAAGTTAATGGCTTATATTGGGCTATACCAGTAGGAAATTGGAATCATAGAGACGAAAAAGCGAAAAGTAGAATAGAAAAATATCTAAGCTATCCTAAAAGAGACATAAGGTCTTGTTTCTATCATGTAGGTAGGACAAACTTAAAATCAATATTTTTCATTAGTGATGTTATTCCTATAACTGAAAAGTATATAGAAAGGGATTATATTGGGTTTGATGAAAAAATTGTTATTATTAAAAATAAAAAAATGATAGCTGAATTGGAATATAAATTATCAAGAATTTTATCTTTTGAAGATAATAAGAATAATTATTTTAGACAACATATAACAGATATAAAATCTTATTTAATAGCTGAATTAGCACATGATATGACTGAAGAACAAGTTGCGGTAACTAAAGAATAATAAAATAATATTCCATTGATTATTACATGATTTAAAGTAACAATAAAATTGTATCAGATATAAATCAATAGTATATGAAATTATTTTCTAAGATTAGTGTGGTGTCTAATCTTATCAATACTCAGGAATATACTGTATTAATATGAGTTAGTATTTAACCTTCATTAGAGGTAGAAGCTAATGCACACCATTAATTAAAATATTAATATCATCTAAAACTCTTAACGAATCAAAGTTATGGGTTTTTATTTTTGTCAAAATTCTTAAAAAACATTGTATTTTAAAGCATAATTAACAATTTTTAATAGCCATTCTGTCTTTATTTTTAGAACGAATTATCATTTGCTTGATTACAAAATATGGTAATATATAGATAGAATAAATTTATTTATATTTCTTGTGAATATTTTGTAAAATCTTGATAATTCATACTGGGAGTGGTAAAATAATGAATATAGAGAGATGGACAAGTAGTAATTCGGACAAGCCTATAAAAGCAAAATGGTACAAATTAAATAAGAATGGGGGAGAGAACATGGAAGCAACTATACCTAGAAGAATTAATGTGCCTAAGTTCTCTAATAGATCGCATATAAGAAATTTGAAAAATTTTAATTCATGTAGTAAAGACTATTCTTTAAATTGCATGAAATACATAGAAAACGATGGAAGTATAACTTTATCATTACAGGAATTTGATATTGTAGTAAATGAAGATAATTTTGAAAAGGCAATTAAATCTGTAATTAATGAATTAAAAGAGTATGTAGAAGACTATTTGAATGAGCCTGAATATTGGGGTACAGATAAAGAAAGAAAACAGGAAGTAAAATTTTTATATAATCTATTTGAAAATTTTAAAAATGATGAAATTAGAGATATGATAAAATGCCGAAATGGAAAGAGCTAAAAAGATTTTGTGATAGAGATGGTTGGGAATTATATAAAAGTACTAACCATTATTATTACAGAAAAAAGGATGATAATGGTAAAGTACTCAAAACAAAAGTATCAAGAGGCTCAGGTGAAATAAATTATCATATGTGGAAGGAAATACTGAGAAAGCAATTGCAAGTTTCAGAGGAATATTTTAATAGTAAAATTTAACAAAACTTCTGGCTAATAAAAAGGCTAGGAGTTTTTTAATTTGCAAAATAATATTTGACAAACATAAAATAATTTGATAATATATAAAATATAAAGAGCTTTTTCGAGGTTGGCAATATTATCAATTTGTTATAAAATATACATATATTAATAAAATTATATATGGAATAATTTGTATATTGGAGGTATTATTGTGAAAAAGAAAAAGTTTTTTAAAATGGTCTTATTGTGTTTAAGTTTTATTTTATGTTTGGGATTGTTTGTTGGGTGTAGTGAATCAGAAGAGGATAAAGCTAGAGCTGAAAAATTTGGTGTTTATAAAAACACAACAGAAATGGTAGAAGATAAAATAAGAACTTCATCAACTGCAAAGTTTCAAGAATTTGATGAAAGTCTAGTTCAAGATTTAGGAGGAGGCAAATATCAAGTATCTGGATATGTTGATGCTGAAAATAGTTCTGGAGCTAATATTCGTTGGAATTGGCATTGTACAGTTACAATCGAAGGAGAGGAAGGCAATAGAACGATAGAAAGTAATGATATAGTAATAAAATAACTTTATATATATTAAATTCAAACCTCTAATTTTTATATGTTAGAGGTTTTTATATAAAAATAATATTTGAAAACATATATGTTATAATAGTTTCAGATAAAACTATATGGAGGTTTTTAAGCATATGACTGTAAAAAACAATCTAAAAGAAATATTGAAAGATAGAGGAATCAAACAAGTATGGTTAGCAGAACAAGTGGGAATTAATTCAAAAACTCTTAGTAATATTATAAATGGTAAGTACAATACAAGTTTAGAAGTTGCTTTAAAAATATCAGAAGTTTTAGAGACAAGTACAGATGATATTTTTAAATTAATAAAAGAGTGACGGAAAAATATATTAATAAAAGTATTGACACACAAGATAAAGGGTAGTATTATAATATTTGTGAGGTAAAACAAACCAATTAATCCAAACCTTGCAAATATTATAATATAGGGAGTTGTTTTGTATGTTAAATAAAACAAACTGGGAACAAGAAATGATAAATAATGCTAAGAAGCATGAAAAAGAGAATGAAGAAATGATTCAAGGGTTAGTTCGCAAACTAAAAACAATTAATCTATTCGGTACATACATAAAACAAGAAAATATTGCATTAGCTATAGAAAATTTCACAGTAGAGGAAAATGACTATAATATCTTCATAACAGGACAAGCTTGCATTAACGCAGATGACGGAGAAGATTATATAAAAAATTGCGTATTAGGGATTTCTAAATCAGGATTGCTTAGTTGGAATGATGATTTTGGAGATATTGAGTTAGAATATATAGATGATATAATTGTGTTAGAAGTGTAATTCGCTAAAATTGTCAATAAAACTTTGTATCTTAGTATATAATTAATAACTTTTAACATTCATCTTGTCTATATTTTTGGTACGAATTATCATTTATCTAATTACAGAATATGGTAATATATAAGTAAGAATAAATTTATTATAATCTGAAGAAACTATTATTATGAAATTTGCAAAAATTTATTCTTATTTTTCTTGTGAATATTTTGTAAAATATTGATATATTGTACTGGGAGTGGTAAAATAATGAATATAGAAAGATGGACAAGTAGTAAGAAAAGGTACAAGCTTAGAAAAGTTAAATATAAGAAGATAAAAAAGACAGGGGGAGAAAATATGGAAGCAGTAGCTATTAAAAGAAGCGATTCTTTAAAAAGTATTTCATTTAAAGGCAATACAAAATTAAGTGCTAAGGATAAAAGTTTTGAAGATATGATTAAATGTGGCGAGGAAGTAAAAAAAATGTTTGATTTAAATGAGAGAGATATCTATAATTTACTTAAAAGATAGGGGATATTATGAGAGTTGTTATTGACACCTGTGTTATGATAGCAGGAACTATGGGACAAACATATGAAAAACAGATATTGAATTTAGTAAGAATGAATAAGATCGAAATGATATATTCACAAGATGTGCTAACAGAGTATTTATTAGCTCCAACTAACTTTTTGCTTAAAGCTAATAAAAATAACAAACTAAGTGATAGACAAATCAAACATAGTGCATATAAATTATCAAATTCAATGTCTTTCTTCATATGTAATTGTGCAAAACATATTGTTGTAAAAGCGGATGGACAATATTTAGAAGATAAATCAGATGATAAACTTATTAATCTTGCTATAGATGGAAATGCTAAATATATAGTAAGTATTAATTGTGATTTATTTGAAGAAGTTAATGTTAAAAATAAAAATGGTGAAAGTATTGTGTCTATATCTCCGTACCAATTTATGAGATTGTTTAAATAAAATTGAGATTAAATGTTATATGAACACTTGAGACTTCGATTTCGTAAAGTTTATATTGAAATGTAAGAAATAGAGAGGTTATATACAAACAAATAATAAAAATAGATAATAACATACAATAAAACTCTTAACAAAATTAAAGTTACGAGTTTTTTTATTTTGCATAAAATTAAGATTTAAAGGCATTTTCATAATGTCTTTTTATTTTTACTTAATATATCTACATAAAAAATATTATGTAAATATAATTAAAGTAAACAAAATATGAAAGGAGGAATTTTAAAATGGGTTTGGGTATACATACTTCGTTTACTTTAGAAGGTTTTGATTCATTAAATAATAAGGTTCAAAACTTATTAAAAGAAGTAGGAGAAAAAAGTGAAATAAAACTAGATTTTTCTGATGGAATGTCTTTAGATAAGATGCAACAACAAATAAATAAATTACAGCAAGAAATTATTAAAGCTAGTAACCAGTCTAGTCAAACATTTATAAAGACTTTTGATGATGTAAATAAACAATTTGAACAACAAATAGATAAAATAAAAAATAATTTGAAAAATATAGGGTCTAATGTAAATGTTAATTCTATAAAAGATGATTATGGAAAGATAATAGGTGCTTTAGCTCAGTATGAAGATAAAGCTGGAAATGTTATAACAAAGAATTACGAGATAGATAAATCATTTAAAAATATAGGTAATGATGGAAAGTATATTGATAAATTAAAAGCTGTGACTGATACAAGATTACAAGATCAGGATAAAATAATTAAATCATTGGAAAAAGAAAGAAAAAAGATAGAAGAATTAACTGGTTCTATAGCTAAATTAAAGGTTAGTGAAAACGGAAATGGTAGAATTCAAAGTGCAAAAATTAGTTATGTAGATAATGATAATAAATTAGTTGAGCAGGCATATAAAATAAAAGAAGATATAAAAAGAAAAGAAAATGTTATAAATAAAGGCTTATCTTTAGAAAATACAGGTGTTAATACTACTGAAAATGTACAAAAAAGTATAAAAACATTAGAACAATATCAGAAAACCATAGATAAATTGAATGAAAAAAATATAAAACTAGGTGATGGAAGCCAAAGTCAATTGTTTATTAAAAATCTTGAACAAGCACAGACATTAATTGATAAAACAAAATCATCTGGTGAATCTATGAGCAAAAGTATTCAAAATGAACTTAATATTTTGATTAGTAAAATGAATTTTGAAAATAAAACAATTAAAGAAAATAACACCGAAATGAAGAAAAAAGAAAAGATAATGAAAGATGCTCCAGTGGCAATTCAAGGATATGAAAATAAAATAAAAAAATTAACAGATTCTTATGGGAAATTAATTAAAGAAGCTGATTTAAAAAAACTAAGAGAAGAAATGGATAAATTAGCAAATTCAAAAGAACCTGAAGAATACGCTAGGCAATTGAAGGTTATAAAAAATGAATATGATAAATTAGAGAACTCTGTAAATAGTGGTGGTAAAAAGGGAAATGGAGGTATATTAGCTTCTATTGGTGAGGCAATGACAAAGTTTCCCATTTGGATAGGAGCTACTACAGCTTGGATGGAAGCTATCCACAAAGTCAAAGATGGTATTGGGTTTATATCTAATTTAGATAAGGCTCAAACTAATATTGCTATGATAGCTGATATGAATAAAAAAGAAGTTGCTGATTTAACAGGGGAATATAGTAAATTGGCTGGTCAATTACATACTACTACATTAGAAATGATGGGTGGACAAAGCACACTGCCCATGTAAAACCTCGTGAACCTAGAAATCTAGGGTGTCTATTCAACGTTAAGGTCAAATGGGAAATAATTTGTTAATGAATAGGCTAACAGGGGAAGAGAAATCTAATCCTGTGCGAAATTATATTTATTTTTAAATATATAATCGTTAAACGACTATCGAAACCATAACATAAATGTAATTAGGGTTGTTTATGTGAATAAGGAAGTAGAGTGAATTAACACTGTTAGTACATCCATAGCGAAATTCTGTGGGTGGAAGTGCGAGGACTTAACCTAATAAGCATGATATAGTCTATTGATTAATTTATAAATAATTAATGGGTGCAGAAGAGTTTCTTAGAGCTGGTAGAAGCATAGAAGAGACAAAAGGATTGTTGGCGGCTTCAACTATAGGTGGAGCGATATCTGGTCAAACTACTGAAGCGGTTTCGGAACAATTAATTGCTATAACAAATGGTTTTAGTAACATGACTGAACAAGCACAGAAAGATGGTAAAAGTTATGAAGAAGTTGTGATGCACGTTATTGACACTATTTCAACATTGGATAATGCTTCTGCTACTTCATTCCAAGAAGTTGCAAGCTCTATGATGAGAACAGCATCTTCAGCACAAATGGCAGGAGTAAGCTTTGAGACATTGGCATCTTATGTGGCTACAGTTTCGGCAACAACAAGAAAATCTGCGGAATCTATAGGAGAAAGCTTTAAAACAATTTTCGCAAGATTCCAAGACATTAAACAAAATATCAACGTTGATGATGGTGTAACTATATCTAATGTGGAAAAGTCATTGGATAAAGTAGGAGTTGCACTAAGAAAAGATAAGTATCATTTTAAAGAATTCTCACAAGTTGTTGAGGAGTTAAAGCCAAAGTGGAAAGAATTCAATGACTTACAAAAAGCAGATATAGCTAAAAGTTTAGCAGGTAAAATGTGTGCCTGAGTATGCAGTAATGTATATTTAAAAATGCTTAAATTGACGGGGAAGTCCTTAGAGTTTTATATACCAAGTTATTATGGAAACATATATAATGGCTAAGTATAACGGCTTAGGTATGGTAAAAAATATAAAAATTGGGCAACCAAACGCAGCCAAGCATCTAAGTATAATTTAATTATATATGATGAAGGTTCAACGATTATAATAGCAATAGGAACTGTTTTTATAAATAAGCCTATAAGGTATAATCTGAACATCTATGGAAAACATAGAGAAGATATTTTAACGAATATCTCGCCATAACAAAATAATTTGTTGTGGTCAGTAGCTTATATTTTATAAGTGAAAGTAACAGCTTGACTCACCAAAGGGAAAATTTCTTAGTGCTGATGGATAATTTAGAACAAGTGAATAAACTTCAAAAAGAGGTAAATAAGGCAGCAGGAAATTCAAAAAGAAAATATAATGAAGATTATGCTGAATCTGTTGAAGCGAAAGTTAAGAACCTTAAACATGCTTGGGAAGAGCTATATCAATCTTTAATTTCTAGCGATGCCTTAAAAATAATTCTTCAAACAGGAACAAAATTGGTAGGAGTATTAGATGCCTTAATTCATTCAAGCAGAGGAACAAAAGTAAGTTTACTAGTGTTATTACCAACAATTATATTAATAGGTAAACATTTTAAGTATATGATAGATATCATAAAATCAGGTAAAGATTTAAAATTTATAGATGTTCTTTGGGGAAGTTTGTTTGGTAAAATGACTAGTGGAGTAGGGGTTGTTGAATCTCTTAAAGGTGCTTTTAAATCTCTTTTTGGAACTATAAGTTCTTTTAATGCTTTAATAACATCTCCAACAGGATTAATGTTTGCAGGTATTGCAGTTACTATAGGTGTAGCAACTGCTGCAATAGTTAAACATATAAAACATCAGAAAGATTTAAGAGAAGAAAATAAAAAATTAAAGAAAAGCTATGAAGATTTGACTAAAGCAATGAGAGAGAATAACAAGGAAGAAATAAAAAACGCAATAGAAGACCCTCAAAAAGCTCAAGATGAATTGCAAGCTTTAATGAAAAGAAGAGATGAATTAAAAAAGGCAATGAAAAATACTCCTCATATGACAGGTATGAGTGGAGAAAATAATGCTGATTTAAAAGAAACCGAAATTCGAATTCAAGAATTACAAAAATCAATTAAAAGTAGTAATTTAACACTAAATGAAACAACTGGTAAAATAATCGACATAGCAAAAGCAAAAAATCAAATTGTCAATTCAGATGTAGCAGATGCAATAAAAGAAACTGCTGAATATGAATTAAAAGAGAAAGATTATATCGCTGGGCTATATGATGAATATAATAGATTAAGTTCAATTAAAAATAAAAGTAAAACCGAAGAAAAGGAATTAAGTAACGTTTCTGAAAAGTTAAATGATAATGTAAAAGGTTTAATTTTGACAAAAGATAAAGAAGGTAATGTAATAATTGAAAATACAGGTTTGTTAAATGATGAAGTAAAAATGCTTAAAACCGAAGGAATGACTGTTGAAGAACTTACTAAGGCAAAATTAGAAGCAGCAAAAGAACACGCTCAAATACAAAGAGGAATGACTAAGATATCATATGAAGAAGCTAGGAAAAGAATACTTTTTCTACATGAGGAAATGAGAAAGAGAGAGCCATTAGCAGATGCTATTGATAAAGTTCTTCCATCTGCAAAGATTACAGGAATGAATCCTGTTCGAAGACAAATAGATATGTTGAAAGATGAAAGTGTGGAGTTAGAAGAACAAATGGCGAGACTAGATAGCATTTTTAAACAACCGAGTTCAATGAATATTAGTGAAACTCCAGACTTTAATCCTGTAGATCCAGAAAAGGAAAAGAAAAGTACAGATGCGTTAAAAGAAAATACGGGTGAAATTGACAAAAATCGTGAAGCTGTTAATAAAGCTAAAGAAGCTGTAAAACAATATGAGTTAGCTTTGAAATCATTAGAGTTACAAATGACTAAAAATGATATAAGTTTGGGAAGATTGTATAAGAATAGTGATGCATATAGAAAAAAATTAGACGAGAAGGCAAATTTAATTAAACAAGAAATAGCCTTAAACAAACAACAAATAGCTACTAATAAAGAATTAGCTGGTTCACTTGGGGCTGTTAGTAGTGCATATACTAGTGGTATGAGTAGTAGTATTGGAGAACAAGTTGTAAAAAATGCACAACAGTATCTAGGAAGACCTTATAAGTGGGGTGGTAGTACACCTAGTGAAAACTTTGACTGTTCTGGATTGGTTCAATATGTATATAAGCAAGTAGGAGTTTCTTTGAACAGAACGACATATGACCAAGTAAAACAAGGTACTCCTGTTTCAAAAAATCAATTGCAAGTAGGAGATGCTGTATTTTTTGGTAGTCCATCAGCACCTCATCATGTAGGCATTTATATGGGGAATGGACAATATATACATGCTCCAAAAACAGGTGATGTTATAAAAGTTTCTAGTTTAAATAGTAGAAGTGATTATGCAACTGCTAGAAGATATGTAAGTGGAAGTGGTGGGTACAATAGAGTCTCAGCATCTAATTATACTGGTGAGTATTCCAATTATATTAATGAAGCTGCTGCAAAATATGGCGTTTCTGCTGCTTTAATTGCAGCTGTAATAAAAGCCGAGTCAAATTTTAATCCTAATGATGTAAGTGGTTCAGGAGCAATCGGTCTAATGCAACTTATGCCTGCAACAGCTAGAGAATTAGGTGTTGGAAACCCATATGATCCAAAACAAAATATTATGGGTGGCACAAGGGAATTAGCTAATTTAATAAAAAAATATAATGGTAATTTAGATTTAGTATTAGCTGGATATAATGCAGGGGTAGGAGCTGTAGAAAAATTTGGAGGAGTTCCTCCTTATAAGGAGACAAAAGACTATATTCCTAAAGTTAAAAAGTACATGAAAGGGTTTGGTGGATCGGAATCATCAATCCATTCAGTAATAGACGAGCAAATGGATTTAATTGGCAAATCAATGGATATGGAAAAGAAAAATGCTGAACTAATGGAAAATTTAAATAAAATAAATATTGAAAAATTAGAATCACGTTTAGGAGAATTTGATGACAAAGTTAAATCTATTGATAGGACAATTACTCAATTAAGAACAGATGTCGATTTGCAAAATAAAAATGATATTAATTATATTAACTATTTATCTAAGATAGATGATTATACTGTTAAAAAGTTAGATACTTTAAGAAAAGAAAGAGAATTTATTGAAAAAGAAATGAAATCAGGCATTTATGATGAAACTACTATTCATATGTTAAGCGAAAAATATTCAGACATAGGGACAGAAATGCTTAATGTAACTAAAACTATCAAAGATGTGAGTTTAGAATTAGTCACTGCTAAATGGGAAGCCATCCAGCAGATTTATAAAGAAAATATAGAAATGATTTCAAATGAACTAGATAGACTTAGTTTACATGAAGAAAAAAATATCAAGCAAATAATGATATTAAAGAAGCAACTAGTAGAACAAGACGAAGAAAATATTAGAAGAATGACTGAGTTAATTCGAGAAACTAATGATATAGCATATAAATATGGCAAAGATTTCTTGTTAGATAAAGTTAGAGAGTATACTGCTGAATTAGATAAAGCTAATACTGAACTAGAAAAGCATAAAAAAGAGCTAGAAGATATCAAAGACAAAATGTCTGAAATGAAGTCCACTATAGAAGATAAACTAAGAGAAGTCTTAACTAAAACTGCTGAATTAGCGAAAGAACAATTAGATAAAGTTTTAAAACATTTCGAGGAATCTATAGATGCTGAGTTAAAGAAAATAGATGATGCAGAAAAACGAAATAGTTATAATGAACAGAAAAGCGAGCAGTTAAAAACTATAGCGGAATTACAAGAAAAGATAGCCAAATTATCAACAGATGATAGCGAAGAAGGCATAGCTAGAAGGCTAGAGTACGAAAAACAATTACAAGAGGAAATGAAGAAAAAGACTGATCTACAGATGAAGCACAATAATGAATTAAAGAAAGAAGCTCTAACAAAACAGAAAGAAGAAAAGAAAAAAGAAATAGAAAAGAAAAAACGTGATATCGACACAAGATTAGATAATGTTTATCTAAATTTAGATGCAAGAAAAGCACTAACTGAAGGCTATATTGAATGGATTGATGGTAAGAGAATTGGAATCAAAAATGCTCTATTACAATTTGAGGATTTATTTGGAAAAGGGTTAACTTCACTAGGAGACAAAATAAAAAAGGAATTATTAGAACAATTAAAAGCAGCACAAGACTTAGTAAATGGAATAGATAAAAAAGACCCTGATAAAATACTTGAAGAAAATAAAACTAAAAATGTATATGGGACAGGGGCGGATTTAGCCAATGCTCGAAAGATATTAGGTTCTTTAGGATATAACTATATAGATACAAGCCTTGTAGACAAAAACAAATTACATTTTGGGAAAGATGATATAGTTGTAGGAGATACTGGTGCTATTAATGGTGTTGACAGACAAGATTTAAATGGTGCTATAAGACTAGGTGGGAAAAATAGATATGATACGGCAGGAATCATACAATTATATTCAGATATTCAAAGTGGAAGAATTAAGCCTGTTGGCGGAATTGTATATGGTACAGGACAAGATTTAAAAAATGCTATAGCATGGCTTAGTCCTTTAGGATATGAATTTGTAGATACATCAAAAATAAATTCTAAAGATATTAATTTTAATCCAAATGATATTATTGTAGGTGGCAAAGGTGCAAAAGGTGGAGTAAACTTTGATTGACTTGCCAACGCATACTCGTGACTTCAGCCATGAGTTAGTTGGCAAACAGTTAGCATATAGAGAAATCTGTATGTAGTGGTATTAGTCACAATACCCAACACTACTTGAATTGCTGGGAAGCCCTAAAGCTAATTAAACTACAACATAAGAATGAAATAAGTCTAAGTGTGAAAGTTACGAAAGTAGAAAAAATTAATTGGATAGTGCAAGGTTAAATCCTAAACACTAAAACAATGGGCAATCAGCAGGTAAGCCTCGAACAGAGGAAACTTCAACGACTATTCCTCTTGAGGGAAGTAGGTACAAGCGTACCGAAGTGGGTAGACCCTAACATGTAATGATGAGGGATAAGATATAGTCTGTGCGTCATACGAAAGTATGAGAAGTTCATAAGAGAACTGCATAGGTAGTAGCGAACCTATGTGAACGATACCTCAAACATGATTAAAGAACCTACGGTTCTTATATATATTATTTAAATTATTTAGGTATGAATTCAATAACATTTTCAATGTTACAATTAAGATACACACAAATATTTTCAAGTGTTTCCATGGAAATATATTCATTTTTAGACATTTTTGCTAATGTAGCTGTGCTGAAACCAACTGCTTCACGAAGTTGAGTTTTGGACATATCTCTTTCTAATAATAATCTAAATAATGGTTTATAACTAATCATTTAAATCACTCCTTTTATTTAGATTGTATCATATATATTTTATAAGTCAATATATAATATTTATAAACCTAAACAAAATATGTTGACATTAAATTTAGAATATGATATATTATATTTAGAAAAGCAAATATAAGTCTTAAAATGAGGTGTTAATAAATGACTTCTACAAATATTGAAAAGAATACAATAGCAAAAGGATTTAAATATAGAATTTATCCCAATAAAACTCAAATAAATCAAATAGAATTGAGTTTTAATGCTAAAAGATATGTTTGGAATTATTTTTTAAATATTAATAAACATAGATTAAAACATCATAAATCAGTATTAAATTTTGCTAAAATGTCAAGATTATTAACACTACTTAAAAAGAAAAATATATGGCTTAAACAATGTGAAAAATCTGTATTGCAAAATACTCTAAAAAATCAATATGAAACATTTTTAAAATTCTTTAAGAAAGAATGTGGTTTTCCTAAGTTTAAATCATATAAAAGTAATTATCAATCTATTAAAATCAATTATACAAATAATAATATAGAAGTATTAGAAAAAGAAATAAAATACACATCTACAGGTAAATATAAGAAGCAAAATTGTAAAATTAAATTACCTAAATTAAAACAAGTAAAAATAGCTTATTCAAGACAATATCAAGGTAGAATAGTTAGTTCTACTTTATCAAGAGATACAGATGGTAAATATTATATTAGTTTGTGTTGTGTAGATGTACCACAAGAAAATAAAGAGAAAACAGGTTTAGTAGTTGGAATAGATTTAGGAATAAAAGAGTTTGCAACTACAAGTGATAATAAAGTTATTTCTAATCCTAAATATTATAGAAGATATGAAGATAAATTAATAAAAGCTCAAAGAAAACTTAGTAAACGTAAAAAAGGTAGCAATAATAGAAATAAACAAAGATTAAAAGTAAACAAATATCATAAAAAAATTTATAATTGTAGAATAGATTTTCTTCAAAAATTAACTACAGATTTTATTAATAACTATGATATTATTTGCATGGAAGATTTGAATACAAGTGGAATATTACAAAATCATAAGTTAGCTAAAAGTATAGCAGATGCAAGTTTCTTTGAGTTTAATAGAGAATTAGAATATAAAACAAAATGGTACGGTAAAATATATCAACAAATAGATAGATTTTATCCATCTAGTCAATTATGTAGCGATTGTGGCAATCAATCACAACAAACTAAAGACTTAGGAGTAAGGGCATATATCTGTGAGAAATGTGGTTTAGTAATAGATAGAGATTATAATGCTAGTATTAATATTTTAAATGAAGGTTTAAGAATAATTAATAATAAAAAAGTAGTAAGTATGTAAGTGTGTAAATAAGATATAAGAATAAAAATAATATATATAAGAACCGTAGGAACTATGGGGATAGCTTGGTGATACTTAACACATTAGTGTTATTGACCAAGAACTCCGTGACTTTAGTCATGGGAGGTTCAGGTAGACGGTGTTACTAGATTAGGTGGAAATGATAGAAATGATACATATAATCAAATAAGAAATAAAGCATTAATCGATTTAAATGCTATGAATAAAGCTAATTATGTTCCTAAGTCTAAATATGGAAAAGTATATGGAACTGGTTATGATTTGAAAGCAGCTAAGAAATATCTAACTAAATTAGGTTATCAATTTGTAGATACTAATTCTGTTAGGGATGTTCAATTAACAGCGAATGACATTGTTGTTGGTGGCACTATGGATGGTAAGGAGCAAATTTATAATAGTCAAGCGAGATGGTTATTTGGTAAAGATAGATATCAGACTGAGAGTGAGATAGCTAATTATGCAAATACCATGAGCGATATTAAAGGTTATTATGATAAAGGTGGAGTTGCAGATTTTACAGGAAAAGCTATGCTTCATGGGAATCCTAATGCAGTAGAGACTATATTTAACGCAGAACAAGGTAAGAAATTATATAATTTTGTTAATACCTTACCTATAAATAATTTTGGGTATGGAATGAATAGAAATCTACAACCCGCAATGGCAACTAGTAACAATAATAATATTGAAATAAATTTTCATATTGATAAAATGTATGGAACAGAAAATGAAGCTCAAGGTTTTGCTACTAAAATAATAAATACTCTTAGAAATAGAGGAAAGTATTAAGGATACAATTTTAATTGTATCCTTTTCTTTTTAAAGAGAGGTGATGGTTTTTGATAAAGAGCAGTTTATATTTCAATTATGCAGGTAGAGATAGTTTAGAATTTAATATTATAAATGGTTCTGTAGATAATGCAGAATTAAAAGAAAATTTTTTAGCTAATAAGAAAATAAAAGAAATAAATACTATAGAGGCTGATAAGCCTTATTTTCAAGGAATAGAAAGAAATCCATTACAACTTAAATTACAATTTTGTTTCACAGAAAAATGGAATAAAGAATTAATTAGAGAAGTGGCTAGATGGTTACATCAAGATAATTATCAGCCATTATATTTTTCTGAAGACCCTGAAAAGATTTATTATGCTATGCCTGTTGATGATGTTGAAATGACACATTTTGGGCTAGAACAAGGATATTTAGACATAACTATGAGATGTAATACTTATCATGCCTATAGTAGAGAATATTTGAGTGAAACGTATGATTTAAGTGAAAACAATGAGGATGGAACAGAAATAATAATACCAAATTATGGGGATATAGATATAAAACCAGATATTTGGATTAAAAAAATAAGTGATGGTAGCTTAGAAATAACAAATAGAAGTAATAGTGGAGAAGTTACAAGTTTTTGTAATGGCTCTAGTGGTAAAGGTATATTAAAATTTACAGGAACAGTATTTGATAGCGAAATCGTAACGATAGGTGATAAGATATTTGAATTCGATACAGGTGATGGAATTGTAAATGAAAATGTTAAACAATGGACGCAAGGATTTAAATATATAGATGGAACAATAGTTAATAAAAGTGGGATTTTATACCAATGCATTAAGACAAATACTGATGAAGAATGGGATGAGAATCACTGGAAAAAGCTAGATAAAAGCAATATAAAAGTAGATGTAAGTGCAGATGCTAACCCTGCACAAGCCAAATTAGTATTTAATAATACCCCCATTGAAGATAATGATAATATTTCTATTGGCAATAATGTATACGAATTCGACTTTGATGATGTATATGAAGCTAAGAATGGGCACATACCTATTAGTTTAAAAAACTATACGACACAAGCTAATGGAAGATTAATAGCTAGGAGCAATTTGGATTTTGCAGGAAGTAAAATTAAAGTAGGAGATAGGGAATATGAAATAACTGCATCTTCAAATGAAGGAGTTGCGATTACGAAAAATACTGGATTAAAGGGTTGGACAAATTGGAGATTAGATTCTTATTTTGAATCCGATTCTGATTTTAAAGATGCAACCTTATTAATAAATGAAAAAAGAGACAACACACTTGATGGAGTAAGGATACCTTTAGTAAGTGATTTCGTTAATAATAGAATAGATAAAGAAAAGCAGATTATTGAGCTGTTCAAATTAACAAAATTTTTAGGAATCCCTGCTGAAAGATATGCTGATACAGGAAAGTTCCAACCTGTTTCACAAGGAATCAAAGGACAAGATATAGGTGATGAATTAAGCATCTATAAAAGAACTGGAAGAAGTTTTAAAATAGATATGATAAATTCTACAACTAATAAGTTTTATATCAATAAAATGTTTCAAAGAAATGGTGTAACTACTAAAAACATGGAAGCAAAAATAGGAGATATAATTTTAATTACTAAATGGCAAGAAAATAGAAAAAATGATTCTTTTGTGGAGTATGAAGGTAAGGAGTATATACAATCTGACTTTGAACTATTAAGAATAAAAAATGTAGGTGAAACTAAAAACAATAGTTTAATTTTAACTCACGAAAGTGGAACTTATTGGTATGAATTAGAAACTCCTAGTAAAATATTTAAAACTAATCCTTTATATTCTTATGGTGAAGGAAAAAGAGTTGTAGGAAGTGGATATGATTTAGCAAATGCAAAAATTGTTTTAAATGGATTAGGTTTTTCTTTTGTAGATTCAAAGGGTTTATCGGAAGAAAATTTAAGAAAAATTGTTAGAAATGGAGATATTATTTTAGGTGAGAAAGGTGCTAAAGGCGGAATTCCATTTGATATTGATGGAGCAATAAGATTAGGTGGAAGTGATAGATATGAAACTGCAAAATTGGTAAGAGATTATTATTGGGAAATCCATGATAAATATTATGCTAAAGGATATGATTATTATTATAATGTTATTTTATTTACAAAACAAGGAGAGAAACTATTAATTCAGGAAGATATCCCTTTAACAAAACCTTATCAAATCAGAATGGGTAGTAATCTAGATGAAACATGTGAAAACATAGTAAAAGCTATAAATGAAGAAGGCAGAGATTGGGTCGAATATTCTAAAGGTACATATGAACATGATGATGTAAGAGCCGAATATGATAAAAGTTCAAAGATTATAAATATAAAAGCAAAAGAAAGAGGTAGTAAGGGAAATAAAATATCTTCTGTAATAAATGATTGGGAAAATACTCAAAAATTATTAAGACAAAATTATAAAATAAACCAATTTGAATTTCCCAATTTGGTGAAAGGTAAGGATGCTATTTATAGTGAGCTAGATGACACAAATGGAAAATCATTAATAGCATATATAACAGATGTGTTAAAGACAAATGAAGATAAAATGAATATTAGCTTTTCTAATAATACTATAAATATAATTTCTAAAAAATATGGAAGCATTAACAATATAATTCCTATATTGTCTAACTGTTATTCTTGTAATTTCTATGATATTAAAGACAACCCTGCTGTAACTTTAGAAGGAGGAAAAGACCCAAGTATAAATACTATTTTACAAGCTTTATATTCTACTATAGACAATGTATTTTGTAAGATGGATTTAGAGAATCAAACAATTACAGTGACTCATAAAGAAATAGGTAAAAAAACTAATATTAATATAAGTACAACTGCTATAAATGCTTATTGGGATAATGGCAAGAAATTATATGGTGGTAGAGATGGACTAGTTAATGATGAAGAAATATACATAGAAGGTGAAAGTGGACATATTGAAAGTAATAAAAACAAAGGAATTGTAGATGTATATAATGGTAATGATTTAGTTTTAAAATATGGTGAAAATAGACTATTAATTAAGGGAAATTGTTTTATAAGATTTAAAACTAAATATAAATTCTTATAGGCAAAATAATTTATAAGGAGGTGTTTTTTATTTGGTTGAAAATCAATTTGAAAGATATGGAATAGATAAAAACTTAAAACCACCTAAAATAAAAATGACTTTATATAAGAACAAAAATGAGTCTATAGGTAGAATTAAGGACTTTTATAATGCTTCTAATAAAATTACATTAGGAAATACTAATGAGTTAAGTTTTGATATTCCTTTTGAAATAGAGAGAAGAAATAAAATAGTAAAAAATTCAATGTGGGATACTTTAAAATATAGATATTACATATTATTTGAGTATAACAATATAAAAGAATGGTATATAATATCTAATTTAAGTAAAGATAGTGCAAATAAATCAAAACAAATTCAAGCAAAGTCTCTACATTATCTATTAAGAGGTACTAAATTATATAATTATGAAGCAGTATCTTACACAATTCAAGAAGTGTTGATTGGTAATCAATTAGATAATAAAAGAGGAGTATTGTATAACACTACATGGTCTTTAGGGCATATAGATGAAACTTTAAAAACTAAAAAACGTGGTATCACAATGAGTGGGGAAACATCTGTCTTAGACGCTATTTACACATTAGCTGAAAAATTTAATGCTATTTTACAATGGGACTCAGAAAATGAAATTATAAATTTTTATGATGAAGAAACTTACGGTGAAGATAATGGATTGTTAATACAATATAATAAGTATTTAGAGAATATTAAAGAAGAAGAAAATCCAGATGAAATATGTACTATATTAAAAGTACAAGGTAAAGATAATACGGAAATCTCTTCTATAAATCCTACAGGAAAGACCTATCTAACTAATTACAGTTTTTTTATGTACCCTTTTGAAGTTGACAAAGATAATAATATAATTAAACATTCAAATTATATGTCAGACAATTTATGTCTGGCTTTATTAAATTTTGATAAAAAAATAAATGAAAATAAAGGTAAATTACAAGAGTTAATTACTAAGAAATACATCTATGATAATGCTGTTTCACAAAAAGAAATGCAGTTAACAGACTTACATGGTGAATATGATGCTATCTTAAAGAAGTTAGCAATAGCTCAGTCCACTAATAGTCAAAAAGAAACTATTTTAGATGAAAAAGCTAAGAAGTTTGAGCAGATACAACAAAGAGAAAAAGATATTAAATTTATTAAACAACAAAGACAAGTTATAGAAACTCAAATAGATAGTATTAAATTTATTTTATCAGAAAATAGTAATTTTTCACCTTCTGAGATTGAAGAGCTAAAAAATTTCAGAGAAGAAAAAACATACGTAAATAATAATATAACAGAGTCAAAAGAGCTATTTTTATCTGCAAATGAATATTTTCAAAAACTTATACGACCTAAAAGAGTTATAACTTTAAATATGATCCAGTTTTTAAGAGTTGTAGAAGCACAACGAGATTGGGACAAATTAAAAGTTGGCGATATAATAACCATAAATTATTATAAGTTTGGTATAAATAAGATGAAAGCAAAAATCGTTGAGCTTGATATAACTCATGAAAATATGATGGTTAATATTACTATAGCAAATGTTAATGATATTGATGATGATGAAAAAAGACTCTCTAAATTGCTCTATAATGCTTCTTCAACTTCTGCAATAATAGATGAGACACCGTCTAAATTAAATACATTAAAAGATACTGTAAATAATTTAGACGAAATACTTCATAACACATATAAAGCATCACAAAGACAAATATTCGCTGGAACAAACAATACAACGATAGTTAATCAATTAGGATTAACTTCTATGGAGTCCGAAAATAAGAAACGTGGATTAAGAATTAATAATGGAGCTTTAATGTGTACAGCAGAAGGTGAAAATTTTTTTAAAACTATTATTAATGGAGACGGAATAATAGATATAGGAAATATACAGGGTAAAATAGATAAAGATACCGATATAAAAGTTGATATAGATAATATAGAAACAGGCAATGGCGAGAAAATAGGTGACTTAATAGACGATAAGGTAAATGAATTGGAAACTGAAATAGATAAGGCAGTTGAAGATTTAACAAATCGTGCAAATCAACAAATAGAAAGAGCAGATGAATTAGCAGATTATATAGATGGGTTAACAGGAGAAATAGGAGTTTTTAAAGTCGAAACCGAAAAAGCATTAGCTACTAAAGTAGCTGATGAAAAGTTTGAATCTTATAGAATGCAGACAGCTGAAGATATTGCTGACAAAGTATCAAATTATAAGTTTGATTCATGGAGAACTCAATCTGCACAAATGATAGCTGATAAAGTATCTAGTAATGCATTTGATAGCTATAGAACCCAAACAGATAGAGAGATTATGGATAGAGTAAAAGGTAGTGAGTTCAATTCTTACATCTATCAAACAGATAGAAGGATTTCTATGGTTGTTGATGACTATGGAAACATTAATGCTGCACAAATAGCAATGGGACTTGAAAAAGATTCTAGTTTTATAAGAATGATTGCAGACAAAATTGAAATTAAGCCAACAAGTGGCGTAATTGAGTTCCCTAATGGAACTGATATAGATTCTAGAGACTATGGGGATGGAAGAAATATAATACGATTAAGAAGTAATTATAACAACTATATCTCAGTAAGTAGTAATGGGGTAGCCCTCTTTAATGGAAGTAGTGGAGCAAATGGTAGACCTTTTATGCAATTTGATGAAGATGCAGTTTATGTTCATGGAAAGAAAGTTAAATGGACTTATGCTTAAAATAATTTTTTAAAGGGAGTGAAATTTAAAAATATGGCTAATCTAAAAACGGAAAATGGGTTTGAAAAAAGTACAAATTTAGTTATTTTAGAAATTAAAGATAAAATAATAAAAACATTAGATGAAGCAAATTTACCAATGACAGTGCATCAGATGATTATAAATGAAATAAAAGATTCAATAGATAGAGCAACAAGAATTCAAATTGAAAAGGACAGAATTGAATATGAAGATCATTTAAATTCTGTAGAAAAAAATAAAACTAAGGGGTGTGAAAAATAGAATATGGAATTAGATAAGATAATAAAATTTAATGATAAAATTATAATTGAAGATAAAATGGTTATGGGGATTTATGGTGATTTTAATATTACAACAGGACATTGTAGTTTGTTCTGTAATCCTTTAGATACAACTACAATAAAAAATAATAAAGAAGAAGTTCAAAAACAAATAGAAAAATTTAAAACTAAATTAAGAGATAACATGACAAGTGAAGGATTTTTATATACCATATAATAAAATAATTTTAAAAGTGAGGTGAGAATATGAGTACGTTTAGCGATACTTCACCAATTTTAATAAAAAAAAGAAAAGGTGATTCTACAGACCCTTTTAAGCCTACTGTCGAGAATTTAAAAATAATAAATAATGTAGCTATATTAGATGAGATTCCTGATAAGTTTAGAAGAGTAAATGTTGAAGGATTAGTAGAAAAAAGAACAGATTTCTATAATGAAAACAATAGTATAGCTGAAAAGGAATACATAGTCGATTATAAATTAGGTTATGTATTTTTCAATGAAAAAATGAACAATAAAACTGTTGAAGCTGAATATTTAGGTACAGGAGTTGTTTTATATCCTTCATCAAGGATTTATGATACTGGACGGGAAGATATAATTATTACTATCCAAGAAATGATAAATGGTGGAAGAGAAGCTATAGAAGCATATGCAAGTATAGATAATGCTATAAAAACCGCTGAAGAGTATTATGCAAAAATATCTACTTGTGTTGATGGAATAAAGGAAATAAGTGACACTTTAAATATATCAATTGTAAATGCTAAAAACATAGATGATATATTAAATAAAACTATAGAAGAAGCAAGAAAAATAAATGATACTCTAGGTGGAACTATCATAAATGGGACTAATAAAATAACTGAGATAGATAATATAATACAAGAATTATCTGTCTGTGAGGAATATAGTTCTGAAAAGGAGTATAAAAAGCTTAATAGAGTTTCTTTTAAAGGAAGTTCTTATGAGTGTATTAAAGATTGTAAAGATATACTACCTAGTAATAAAGAATATTGGAATTGCGTAGCTGAAAAAGGTAAAGATGGTAAAGACGGTGAAGGTTCGGGAAATATGCATACAGAGAAGTATGATAAAAACAATGATGGTATAGTAGATATTGCAGAGGTAGCTAATAGAATAGAATGGAATAATATACAAAATAAGCCTGATTTATCACAAGTGGGTAAGGTGAAGTCAGTAAATACTCAAACAGGAGATGTGCTTATATCTGCAATAGATATCAAAACAATTGATGGCATGACTGTAGAGAAAAACATAAGTAATATTCGAGAAAAGGTTGAGTCTAATTTAAATAAAATTGGAAATTTATCTACTCTTGAAAAAGAAATTATAGATAATCTAACAAATGAAAATAAGGAATTAAACTTAACAAATGCAATTAATTATCTATATAAAAATGGAGGAAATGGTGAAAGTGGAAATAATGATAATGATGGTTCTATAAAATTAGGTAGGATTGAAAATTTAACTGCCATTTCTGATATAGAAGGAACTAAAGCAAATTTATCTTGGCAAAATCCAACTATAACAGAATTTGAAAAAGTAGAAATATATGTTAGTACACAAGATTTAACAAGTGCCAATTATGATTATTGTACTAAAAATGCTACTAAAATAGTAGATAGTAAAATAGAAACTTTCGAATATAAAGCTAAAAATAATACTACCTATTATTTTAAAGCTTTTGCTATTTATAATGTCTTTGGAGCAATGCAAAACTCAGATGGAGTTATTACTAGTGTTAAAGTTTTAGATACTAAACCACCTGCAACTGTAACAAATATAAAAGCTACTACAGGAAATGGAGAAATAACTTTAACATGGATAAATCCTAAAGATACTGACTTTGAAAAAATAAAAATTGTAAGAAAAGAAAACAGCAAGCCTACAGACATAAAAGACGGAATAGTAGTGTATGGGGGTAATAATATTACATATAAAGATACGACTGTAGTTAATGACGTTACCTATTATTATAGATTCTTTACTTATGATACAAATAATAATGTAAATGATACGGATATTCAAATTATAAATGTTACTCCTATAGCAAATGGATATGATAAACCTATTAGTGATTTTACTGCAAAAGGTGGTGATGGAGAAGTAACTTTATCATGGATTTATCCATCAGATGCAAATTTTAGTACAGTAAAAATAATAAGAAAAGAAAATGGATATCCTACTGGAATAAATGATGGTGATTTTGTTTGTGAAAGTTTTTATGCTTCTTCGTCAGAATACTCTAATGAGAATATGATAGGTAGTGACATAGATGAAAATTTAACTAATGGCGTTAAATATTATTATCGTGCTTTCACATTCAATAAGAATAATCAATATTGTGATATTGAAGAAGGTCAACAAGTTACTGCAACACCCCAAGCATTTAAAGAATATGGTGTAAGATGGACAAAATCTACAGATATAGTAGAAAGATTAGGAGATGCTGTTGGTTTAACCGCCATAACAGGTGGTAAAAATGATTTTAATAATTTAATTCCTTGGTGTAGTATGAGAAGATGTAATCTATCAGATGACGGGATAGTTAATGCTTATTATGGAAATCCTATGTATAAAATTGATGGTAGTAATGGGCAATGCATGGTAGAGATACCCAAATTTTGGTTTAAAATATATTATGTTAGCAATGATATCATAGAATTTTGGATATGTGATGGAGCTAAGGATGGATATGAAGTACATCCAGCTTTCTTTAGAGATAGAAAACATTTATGTGATGATAATAGTGGAATTGCTGAAGAGGTAGATTATAGGTATCATCATACTTACTTGCCTAGTTTGAATAATGATAATTTAGAAAGTAAAAGCAGTGTTTTACCTAAAACATATTTTTTTATGAGTACAGCTAGAGATTATACTAAAAAAAGAGGAAATGGATGGGGATTAGTAGATTTTAATTTAAGATATGCACTACAGTTATTGTATTTAATTGAATATGCAGATTTTAATTCTCAAAAGACTATTGGGTCAGGAGCTAAGTGTGAAGGTATTAATGATAGTTATACTCCATGTAAAACAGGGGGAACTAATTTATTAGGTAATATTACTGGTTGTATAAACAATGGTCAGATTTCTTATAGAGGAATTGAAGACTTCTTTGGCAATTGTTATCAAATGATAGATGGCTTTTATATAACTGATACTTTAGAAATATTAATTAATAACAAAGGATTTCAAAATGAACAAAAAGAATATGCCTTTAAATTTGGGACAGGATTTAATACAAAATTTCAGCAAGGAGCTATAAAAGATATATTTCATGATAAAAGATTAGGTTTTGTTCCAAATAATTTTAAAGGAACTTATTCTTCAGGGTTGTACGCTCAGGGAACATATGGAGATAGAAGCCACCTCTCATCTGGGGGAGATAATGGAAAATATTCAAGTGTAGGAGTATTTTGCTTTAATTGTACAAATTCTTCAGGTACTGTAGGGTATAATATAGCAGCATCATTATCTTATTAAATTATAATCTTATGGTAGAAAGAAGGTGGTCAAGTGTTAATAGAATCCACAGTTGAACCTCAAAAAATAAAAATACAATATATAAAAGATCATATGGTGCATATTAGATTAAGAAAAAATATAAAACAAATCACAAAAGAAGAAAACGGACGACATATAGTAATGTTTGAATATGATGAAGTTATTTTTGATATAGATAATACGGATAATTTAATAAAACAAATTGAAAATAACTTTGACTTATATTTTAATTATGGATTACAACAAATGGAATTAAATAAATCTAAAGAAAAAGCAGAAAAGCAAATATATAATTTAATAAATCAACATAAGTTAGTAGATTTAAATAATAATACAGAAAGTGCAACTATGTTGTTAACATTACTTATGAGTGAGATAGATTCTTTGAAAAATGAAATAAAATTTTTAAAAGAAAAGGTAGGTGTTTAATTTGAATGAAATATATTTAACAGAAGCTTTTGATAAGTATGTAAATCCTACATTCTTTAATATGTATGTAGTTGCAGTACAGAGTGGAAGATTGCCAATAGAATCATTACCACCTATTTATAAAGAGAGAGTTAATGAACTATTTAATGAAGAAGAAAATAAGAAGGATACATAAAATAATTTTAAAAACCAACATAATATAAAACTGTGATTTTACATTAATTGAGGGTGGTATAAATGGCTAAATCAAGCCATTCCTGAAGTGGAATTTTGAGAAAAATAGTAGAAATACATAATTTACTTTATAGTTGATTTAGAATTGAGAAATATGAAAATTTAAGTTTTTGTATTTCTCTTTTGTTTATCTTGGACATATATGAATTTAAATGACTTAATTTTAAAATATTTTTTTTAAAACGAGGTGAAGATATGAAAGGAGATTTTTGATTATGGATATGGAACACCAAATACAAGACCATGAAAATAGGATTAGAAAACTAGAAGAAAGCGATATTAGACAACAAATTCAATTAGCTAATATTGAGAAATCTCAAGCAGAAATAAAAGTTATGATAAATGAAACTTCAAAAGAACAAACAAAAAATATGAATGAGATTATGGATAAACAGCAGAATATAATGAACGACACAATGGATAAGCAACAAAATACAATGAATAAAATGCTAAATAAAATAGTAGATACCTTTACAGATGGAGAAAAGATTAATCAAGAAGAAAAATTTTATGAAAAGAAGCAATTTTGGGGATTTATCATGGCTTTGGTTGCAATTGCAAGTTCAGTAATTACATATTTTTTAAAATGATAAAGTGTAGGTGATACTAAATGGCTACTCCGATAATGGGAACTTCTAAAGCAACAATAGAACAATGTGAGTTGTTTTTACATAATGTTAATCCTAAAGCACCCTACTTAGCTAATATTTATAAGAAATATTGTGATATTTATGGAATTAAATTAGAAATTGCATGGGTGCAAATGTGTTTGGAAACTAATTTTCTTAGATATTCAGATACAAGTATAACAACATTAGATATGCATAACTATGCTGGATTAGGTGCTTTAGATGGAAACGGAAGAAAACAAGCTTTAAAATTTAATACAAAAAATGAAGGTGTTGAATGTCATATTCAGCATCTTTTTGCTTATTGTAGCAGAAATAATTTACCACAACAACAATTGATAGACCCTAGATTTAAATATGTAGATAGAGGTTGTGCTATTAATGTTGAAGATTTAGGAAGTGGTAAGTGGGCTAGTGATAAGCAATACGCAAATAAATTACTAGACTTATTAGGTAGACTTACAAATACAAAAATAGAAAAGAAAGGGGATAACGTAATGTCAAAAGGAATGATATCATATGATTTTGGACATATGGAAGGAGGAGAAGATACCTCTGCTAATGGGATATTATATGAATATTCTATTGTTAGAAACTATGGTTCTGTTGTTGTAAGAGAGTTACAAAAAGCAGGATACACATTAGTAAATTGTACTCCACCAAATGGAAGAATGAGTTTAAGCCAATCATTATCTTATAGAGTTAATAAAGCTAATTCAAGTGGCAGTATGTTGCATTTATGTTTTCATGCTAATTGCTATAATGGAAATGCTTATGGTTGTGAAATGGAAGTTGCCTCAGATTCAAGTGCTAGAATAGGACAATCTATACAAAATGAAGTAGTATCTTCTTTAGGATTTGCTAATAGAGGAGTAAAAAGACCTAGCTTGTATGTTACAAGAAATACAAATATGCCTTGTGTATTAACAGAACCATTTTTTATAGATAATAGAGGTGATTGTAATAAATATAATGTAGAAAAACTAGGTTGTGCAATAGCAACAGGTGTGTTAAAAGCATTAGGAAATAATTATAGACCATCTACAGGTGGGAATAATTCTAGTTCAAGCTCTTCACCTTCTAAGCCAACAGCAATAGTTACAGCTAGTGCATTAAATGTTAGAGAGCAAAAATCTACTTCTTCTAAGATTTTAGGTGTGTTGCCTAATAACAAATCAGTTGAAGTATATAAAGTTGAAGGAGATTGGGTACATATTTATTATCCACCACATGGAGGATTTATTAGTAAGCAATATGTAAAACTATATAATATACCAGATTCTATTGTACAAAAACCTAATAAACCAGTAGAAAAAAAGGAGGAAAAGAAAATGGATATAATATTATACTTTGGATATGTTGATGAATATGGTGCTAACTTATTGAGAGATAAATTAAAGTTACCAGTATTAAGTTTAGCTGATTTTAAAGCAAATACAAATTTAAAGAATAATGTAGGAAGAATTTATATGGTAGGTGGAAGTGAGAAACCTGTTTCAGATACGGTTTTAATTTCTAGTGGTGGAAGATATGATACTGCACAAGCGGTCATAGAATACATAAAAAAATTAAAATAATATCTAATTAAAAAATAATTTAAAAAGGAGAGATTTATATGCCAGTTAATGATTTTATAAATTTACAACAAATTGCTACTTTTTCTGGGTGTTTATCAATAACGCTAATGATTGTGCAACTTTTGAAGGATTTGAGTTTTTTTAAACAAATGCCTACTAGATATCTAGCTGTTATTGTCGGTGTAATAAATGTAATTATGACATCTATTATGCTAAATACTTTTAGAATATCTGAATTATATTTAATGATTATAAATGGTATTTTTATAGGAATGACAGCAACAGTTACATATAATTTTAAGGGAGATAAAAACAATAAAGAAATTCAACCTACAAATGATCTTTTTTATCATGAAGCACCACAAGATATAATAGAAAACTCAAATATAGATACTGATACAAAAGAATTTGATAATATAATAGAAGAAAATACAATAAGTGAAAACAAAATAAAAGGTTAATTTTAACGAAACTTAGGGTTAGTATTTTTTATGTACTAGCCCTTTATTTTTAATTAAAGGAGGTAAGTTAGAATGGGAGCATTAACTGAACATAGTTATTTTATATCATCTACAAAATATCCTAAAGCTGATGCAGAAGGCTATTACCAAGCTACCGATGGAGAAATAATACAAATGTATGATGATAATGATAGCCCTGTAACTATAAATGGTATAAGAATTATTTCTCCAGATGAACCAATTTATATATCTTTTGATAATAGCAAATCTTATGCTTTAATAACCCCAAACATGCCATTAGTTATTAATAAACTCAGCATATATAGAATTAAAGTTAAAAATGCTTGTAGATTTTATTTTGATGGATTAACTTATTAATTAAACTATTTGAAAAGGAGTGATTTTTATGCCTTTTGTAAGTATGGGTGGAGTTTCTAATGGTGGAAGTAATGGTGGTTCTACAGATTTAACATATGTCAACAAAAGAATCAGTGCTAATGCAACAGAAATAAACTCAATAAAAGAAAAAAACATTCAGCAAGACTCTAGTATAAGCATAAATACTTCTACTATATCTACTTTAAAAACGGATAATACTCAAAATAAGAGCGATATATCCAAATTGAAAACAGAAATAATAAATAAAAAAGATGAGTTAGTAAAATTAAATTCTTTAGACACAGCAGGTTATCTAGAAAACAAGATTGACAATAATTCTATTCAAATAAAGAATAATAAATTAATTGCTAGATCATTAGATGGCTTGGAAGTTACTGTTGCAGAACTTAATATGTTAAAAGGAATAAAAGATAATATTCAAAAGATGATGGATTTAACTCAAAAGGGTATGCAATTTCGAGGGTTTGTAAATACCTATGAAGAATTGACACAAATTCCTGATGTTGAAGCAGGATATACAGCAATTGTTAGAGCTGATGAACAAAGTGAAAATAAAAAAATGTTTTACATTTATGATGGTGCTAAATGGCAACCAACTTATGAGGTTTCTGCTGATAATATGGGCAGAGATTTTATTATAGAACCTTTAAATTTAATGGTAGAAACTAAAGGTGTTTTACCTGAAAATCAAATAGATATAAACATAGCAAGAAAAACTGATATACAAACTAAATTAGATAAAGTTGCTAGTGCAACCCAAGATAACATAGCTATACTAAATAAAGATGGCAGCTTAAAAGATAGTAATAACAAGTTAAGTGATTATGCTAAAACAGATCATACACATAAGGAATTAGAAGATAAGATGGCTTTAAAAACGGATTTACATAATCATATGAATAAAGACACTTTAAATAAATTAACTACAAGTGAGGATGGAAAATTATTATTTGATGGAAGCCTTATTGAAGGAAATTCTAATGGCGGGACAGGAATATCTACATGGAATAAATTTGAAATATAGGAGGTGTAGTTTATGAATATTAGTTTTGAAGCCTTATTAGAGAAACCTTTAGAAGTGGTTTTAGGTAGAATATATTTTATTAAAGAAAACAACGAAGTAAATTTATATTTAGGTAAAAGCGATAAAACATTACAGTATATAGGTAAGCAATTAGGTGATTCTTCAGTATTACCAACAGAGCTACAAGGGAAATCTATAATGGAAATGTTTGCTTACCTTTTTCAATATGCCAATAGAAATAAGAACAATTTAAAAGTCTTAGTAGGAAATTCTATTGGCATAGATTATACTACTAAAACAGATGAAGAAATATCAAATGATATTATAAATAGAAAAGATTTAATTTGCAAAGCTTTATCAAATAAAGGTGTTATTGCTACAAAATCAGATGAGTTATCTGTTTATGCAGCTAAAATTAATTCTATAGTACAAAACTCTCAAATTAAAAACACTAAATTGAATATAAAAAAAGGAGAGACTAAGCAAATTGCATTAACAAATCCTACAGATATTCAAAATGTGTGTACAAGTGTATTAGAGTATAAAGCAGATCAAGATAATGTAGTTAAATATGATTGTGGGTTCAATAATGGGGATTTTACTAGCTTTGATTTTGTATCAGATATAACATTTGATGGGAAAATGAAACAAAATAATAAGATTAAAGAAGATGCTTTTATTAAAATACAAGAGAATGAAACTTTTATCGAAAGTCAATATCATATAAATAAAAGTTTATTCCATACTTTAGATAAAATTGAACCATATGAAGAAGGGGATATTGACAAGATTAAATTAACAGGTACTTATTTTCCTACTGTAGTAAAAGCTAGTGATGATATAAATTTAAATGGTATAAATAAAATCAACAAAATAATATGGGTAGCAAGTGATGGAGATGTTTCTAAGAATAGATTAATTTTCAGCTTAGATAGTGGATTAACATGGAAAAGTTATGATATTAACAATAAAACTATAATAGATATCAATATAAATAATTTGTCTGAAGTAGAAAATAAAGGATTAACTATTGAGCAAGTAAATAGTTTAACAATAGAAGATTTAGATATATTAAGAGATAATAGTCCAAAGATTAGATTTGGATATTATTTAGAAAAGAATAATGCTTTTGATGATTTATACAATGATAATTTATCTATTACAGTTGATATGAAGGGAAGAGATATTCCGAGTCTAAATTATATATGGAACTTTGATGAAGATGGAAAAACTATAAATTATAAATTTATAGAGGATGGTACATATACAATTATCTATTGCGACAATGATTAAACAAATGATAAAAGGGATTTGATGATATGAATAAAAGAGAATTAATTGCAAGTAAAATTATGATGATTTCTTATATATATAAAGAATGTTTAATAAGAATGGATATAGAAACTTTAAAAGAATTATATAAAAGATTAAGGAAAAGGTGGTAAAATGATAAAAAAATATATACCTATAAAGGATTATAGTAATAATTTGGTAGCACAATATAAATTTGAAGAAACAAGTGGTGTAACTTGTATAGATAGTAGTGGTAAAGGTAACAATGGTATTTATGTTGGTACAACGAGTGTTACAGGAGAAAATGGAAATGCTAGAAGTTTTAATAATTTTTTATCGTCTACTTCTGCAATTGATTATATCAACTTTAATAATTCTATAATCCCTACTGGAAGGAAAACAATTAAATTTAAAATTAAATTTAAAGACAATATTGAATATGCTCCAATATTAGGAAATTTATCTAGTAGTGGAGGGGTGTATGACAAGGGGTTGGGGTTTTTTATTGATTCAAATAAAATTAACGTTATGGTTAGAGATGGATCTCCCTCTTGTTTTAACTTTACATCTTCAAACCCAATAAATGATGGATTATATCATCAAGTAATGTTTACTTGGGATGGTACAAATGATAATGATACAATAAAATTATTCATAGACGACATGATAAATCCTAATATTACAACCACAATACAACAAAATGAACCGATATATTCTCAAAATTTTATAATTGGAACAAGACCAGTGAAATCATATGGGTTTAAAGGCGAATTAGATGAGATAGAAATATATAATGAAGTTGTAGAATTTGCTGATAAAAGATATTTACTAAAACAAAACAACCATTATTATACTATAAAATCCGACTTTTATAAAAATGGTAATTATGAATCTATTCAAGAATTAGAAGGAAAAGAAATATTAACTAAAACTGATTTTGAAACTTATGGTATAGATGATTTAAATTTATTAACTAAAAATATCAATACTCAAGACATTAAAGGAACTGATAAGGGGAATTTGGGTAGTGGTAAGTTATTTGAAATGCCTTTTAATAATGATTTCATGAGTATAAGTGAGGTGAAATAAGCATGGCTAAATATTATCCTAAGAAAGATTACTCATCAAACTTAGTAGCACAATATGAATTTGAAGATAATGATAATATATGTAGAGATAGCAGTGGAAATGACAATAACGGTACTTATTATGGTACTACAAAAATTGTTGAAAATGGCAAAACATCTAGAAACTTTAATGGGACTAGTGATTATATACAATTTAATAAAACAATAACTCCTGCAAATGATTTAAGTATAAAGTTTGATATAAAATGTACTGATGTTGAAAGATTTAGTTTTGTATTTACAAATTCATATTCTTCAAGTGATAATGGGGTATTAATACAAATAAAAAACAATAAAATTGATTGTATTTTTCTTAATAAATTATGCGAATCTAATAATGGACTAGTAAGTGCAAATTTAAATGAAAATACTTGGAACAGCATTTTAATTACGAAAAAAGATAAAGTTATTAAAATGTATAAAAATAATTTAGCAATTCCAATATCAACTAGCGAAGTATTATATGATAATAATCCTTGCGAATATAATTTAAAAATAGGAGATTATAGTTATGCGCATTATTATTATAAAGGTAATCTATCTAATTTGGAAATATATAATAAAGCTATAGAATTTACAGATAACAAATATTTAATTCAAGATAAAAACAATATTTTATATACACTAAATGAAAATAATTTAGTACAAGCTCCATTACAAATATTAGATGAGCATAATTTTAATAGTAATGGATTTACAGATATCAATTTAATAACTAAAGATTTATTATTAAGTAAATTTGAAAATTTAGAAGGAATTAAATTACTTGCATATACACATGATTTAGAAAAAAATAAATGTGAAATGACTTATAATTGTTACCCCTTTAGACCAATAGATAAATTAAAGAAAAATAGTCATTTTTGTAATATATTATTTAATGAAGTATAAGAGATGGGTACAATAGGACAACAATTACTTCGACCTGAAAATGTACAAGATAATAACTAATATAAAATAATTTTAAAATAAATAAAATGAAGAAAGGAATTATGAAAATGCCAAATAATTATTCGTTAAATTTAAATGGAACTGGCTATATTAGTGTAGATAATTTTCCTTCGTTTGGGGATGAATACACTCTTAAAATTTATATTTGCAAAAAATATAATGAATTTCAAAGATGGACGGGTGTATTAATGAGAGGTGATTCAGATACATCTCAAGGAATATATATACAAGATGATAATACATTATGTTTTACAAATAGTAAAAGTGGTAGAGTTATTTTAGATGATATGAAGAACTATAATATAAATGAGTGGAATTGTATAACTATTACACATAATAATAAAACTTTAAAATATTACAGAAATGGTAAAGTTATAAAAATATTGCAAAATTTAAGATCAATAAATAGTAAAGAACAGTTATTCATAGGATATTGGGATAGATTTTGTAAATTTAATGGAAATATTGCTGAAATCGCAATATGGAATACCTGTTTGAATGACAAACAGGTATTAAATAGTTATAATAAAAAGCTTACTGGAGAAGAAAGTAATTTAGTTGCTTATTGGAGAATTAATGAAGGGAAAGGAGATATAATTTATGATTTATCAAATAATAAATTTAATGGAAATGTAATAAATAGTGAATGGGAAGTGACTGCACCTGCTATTACTTGTAACAAGTATTTATTAAAACAAAATAATAACTATTACTCAATAAATAATAATTATATAGATTTAGGAGAGATAGATAATAATAAAGAATTAAATAATTTAATAGATGAATATGGTTATAATGATTTATCTATACTTACTAAAGAATTAAATACTAAAAAAGTATCTGCAAAACTAGAAAATGATTATTACAAGTCCTTTGATATTGATTTAAATGATATCAAAGATGTTATAAATCTTATAGAAGAAAATGATAAAAAATATATTGAATATAGTTGTAATAATTACAAAATATCAGATAAAATTAAAGAAATTAATGTTGGTAAATTTGAAGTGTTAATGAAGGAATAAAGATAATAATATAAAATATTCATTTTAAATAAAATAATTTTAAAGTTTAGATTGGAAGTGATATAGTGGCAAAATATATACCTAAAAAAGATTATAGTCATAACTTAATAGCAAAATATAACTTTGAAGAAACAAGTGGTAATATTTGCATAGATAGTACAGGAAAATATAATGGTGCTTATGTTGGTACAACAAGTATTGTTGGAATAGATGGTAATGCTAGAAGTTTTAATGGTGAATCTGATTGTATTAATTTTAATAATTCAATAATACCGTTAGGAAAAAAGAGTGTTAAATTTAGAATTAGACTTCAAAATAATTTAATGAAAAATCAGAATGTTATTTTTTATGTAGGAAATGATAATTACAAAAATAGTGGAAGCTTACAGTGTTCTTATTTAAGGGATGCACAAGAAATAAGGTTTGCGTCTGGGAAACAAGATAGTTCTGGTTCTTGGCAAGTTGTATTCGATCTAAAATACAAGTGTATTTTAACAGATAGCAAATGGCATGATATATTATTAACTTTTGATAATAATATATCCAAAATGTATATTGATGATTTAATAAACCCAGTTGAACAAATGACAAAATTAACTGATGAAAATATTTCTTATTATAATAGAAATTTTTCTATAGGTGGATTAGTAGATTCAAAAGAATATTGTTTAAAAGGCTTGTTAGATAATTTTGAAATATACAATGAAGTAATAGAGTTTACAAATAAAAAATATCTAATAAATCAAAATGAAAATTATTATTCAATTAATTCTAATTTCCTAAATCTCGGACAGCCTATAGATAATACTCAATTAGAAAATTGGTACAATAAATATGGTGCAGATGATGTAAATATAATAACTCAAAATCTAAACAATAAAGAGTTTCCTATGACTAAAAATGAAAGTGGAATATGGGAAACTGATTTTCAATTAGATATGAATGATGTTGCAGATAATATTGACTTGGTTGATATGGATGAAAACAATAAATCTATTAAATACAATTGTAATGATTATAGGATAATAGACTTATGTGATGATGAATTTGATATAAGAATGTTAAAAGAAAAATAGAGAAGGATTAAACTAACTCCTTCTCTTATAAAATGAATAGGGATAAAATAGCTAATATTTATAATAATGTTACTCATATGTTAACATAAATTATAAAATATGTAAACCTTTCTTATTTAGTTTAAGTTGGCTGTAGAATTTAACTATAGTATAAAAGGTAGCCTATTTGTTTTTTAATTTCAAAAATTTCAGTAGAATCTATGCAAATAATTTGATAAATATGATAAGCTTTTTATTGATAATAATTATTATATATCCATTTATGGTTTTATATATAACTTTAAATGGATATATAAATAAAGAATTAATATAATTTAATATTTTCTTCCCATAAGAATAGTTATGGGAAGAAATTGCTAAAAAAATCATAATATATTATAATATTCTTGAGGTGTAATATATGAATGAAAATATAAGCCATTTTCAAGAATATTTAGTTAAAAATAAAAAAGATTTAAAAACAATTGAATCCTATACTACAGATGTTGTGTTGTTTTTCCAATATATAAAAAAGCCCATTGAAAATATTGATGACTTAGATATTGAAAAATATAAAAACTTTCTTTTTAATAAGGGATATAAGGTTTCATCTATTAATAGAAAAATGGTTGCTTTAAATATATTTATGAAATTTTGTGATAAGAATATAAATATAAGCCAAGAAAAAGTTCAAGTCCAAAATTTTTTAGATAATGTATTAGAAGGTGATGAACTTCTGAAAATTGTTAAACAAGCAGAATTAAACCAAGATTATAGAGCTAAAACTTTACTTTTAACGATGTATTATACTGGAATGAGGATCAGTGAATGTCTCCAATTAACAGTTTATGATATTAACAAAGATACAATTATTATTAAAGGTAAAGGAAAAAAATATAGAAATGTATTTATTCCAAATAAACTAAAATTAATATGGAAAGAGTATATGAATTATAGAATTAAAAAAGGAGACAAGCTATTTACTGGCATACGAGGTGGTATAACAAGAAGATATGCAAATGATATTTTTAAAAAATATGCACTATTAGCAGGAATAGATAAGGAAAAAGCACATAATCATAATCTCAGACATTTATATTGTAGAAAAATGATTTCTAAAAACATAGATATAGCTACGCTAGCTGATCTGGTTGGACATTCAGACATCAATGTTACAAGGAAATATTTGGTTAAATCTAAAAAAGAATTGTTAGATATTATTAATGAATTATAAGTTAGTTTTATACTAGCTTATTTTTTTATATATTCTTTAAGAAAAGTGGTGATAAAATGCAATATTACAGGTGTTTTTCATGGAAACAGAAAGAATTCCTAAAAGAACATGGTTTTCAATATGAATTTAAAGCAAGGCATATTGGAAATGGAAAGGTTTTTTACTTTTATTTTTGGAGTTATCAGTTAGATTTATGTTTAAGGGAATATAGTGAGATTAAAAGAATTGAATTAGAGCTAGAAAAAGAGGATTAGCTTATTATTAAAATTAATTGTAAAACAATTTAATAAATAAATTTCAAAAGATTTTTAAAGGAGTGATTTAAAATGAAAAAAGAAGAATATTACTGTACAAATGTAGAAGAAAAAGAGTTCTTAATAAACAATGATATTAATTATACTTTTGTTAAAACAATATTTGATACTAAAAATACAACTTGTTGGAAGTTTAAAAAGACACCTAAATTATTTAAATTGTTAATGGAATATTATAGTTAAACATTTAAGTCTTAAACGTTGATATTAATTGTAAATAATTTATTAAAATAATTCAAAGAGATTAAATAGGAGGAATTTTTATATGACAAAGAAAATTAGCGATAAGGATTTATTAAATAATTTAAAAGAGGTTTATAATACATATGGATATATTACTAAAAATACTATAAATAAATACGGTGTATATAAGGATCATTTATATTATAGAAGGTTTAAAACTTTAGATAATGCTATGGAATTAATAAATATAGATGTTAAAAAAAATTATAAAATAAAAAATCAAAAATATTCAAAAGGAAGGAACAAAAAATATTCAAAAGAAAATTTGTTAAATATTTTAACTGATTATTATAACAATGTAGGCTTTCCTGTGCAAAGAAATTTTAAAGAAAGTAATGGTTTGCCTAGTTATACTACATACTATAATGAATTTGGTAGCTTTAAAAATGCTATATTAATAAGTGGAATTAAAATACCAAAGCAAAGAAAACATTACTTTAACAGAGAAAAACTAAGTGATAAAGAAATGTTAGATTTACTAAAATATCATACAGATAAAAAATTAGAAAAATATATTACTTTACTTACAAATGATGATATAGATGCTATTCCTAATATGCCACATTCAGGAACTTATTGCATAAGATTTGGCGGTATTGTAGAAGCATATAAAAACATAGGAATAGATTATAAAGAATTTAATAAAAATGCTATAAAAAAAGATATGACAAGTAAATATATAGAATTATGTAATAAATTTAAATGTACTCTTGATAGTAGAGATTTAGATAAATTAAGCAAAAAAAATTTATGTTATAGTGCAAGTACATATATTGAATATTTTGGGAATATATCTGATTTACAAAAATATTGTGGGTTCTTACCTACTATGTTAGGAAAACATATGTCAAAAGAAGATGTAATTAAGAATCTATATAAATTATATGATGAAATTGGAGATGTACCAGCACAAAAAGACATTGATTCTTGTGAATATCTACCTAATACTAACTGCATAGCAAAACATTTTGGTTCTATCAGAGAAATGCAAAAACAATTATTTGGACAAACCTATTCTAAAGTTAAAATAACTAATAAAGGTACGATTTGTAACTCTTCGTATGAATACACCATTGCTAAAATGTTAGAAAATTATAATGTTCAATTTGTAAAAGAAGAATTATATAAGAATTATATAAAAAACTTTGATAAAAGATATAAATTTGATTTTACTATAATAATAAATAATGAAAAATATTTTATTGAAGTCTTTGGCATAACAGGAAATAAAAAATATTACGAAAAAACTAAAGAGAAGATTAAATTATGTGAAAATAACAACTTAAAATTAATAGAGTTTTATCCTTCTGATTTTTATAACAAAAAACAGAAGGATTTTTATTTATTACTATTAGATAAGATAAAACAATTTAATAAATAAACATTTAAGGGAGGAAAATATTCATGAGTAAACAATCTAAAATACCCCCAGTAACAGATAAAGAATGGTTAGAAGTTTGTGATTTTAATAGAGATCTAACAGAAGAATATTTATTAGAATCAGTAAATCTTAGTAAAGAAACACTAAAACAATATGAATCAGGACTAAAAATATGGTTTAGATGGATTAAAGAAAATGTTAAAAATAAACCCCTAACTGAAATTAAAAGTAGAGATTTTTTAAAATATCAAAATTTCTTGACAAGAAATGGACTATCATCTTCAGCTATAAGATTTAAACGATCTTGTGTAAGTGCTTTGAATGAATGGGTAATAACCTATTATGAAGATGAATACCCAACCTTTAGAAATTTCATAACTAAACAAATAAAATTACCACCAAAAACTTTTGTACATGATAAAGAACCCTTAACAGAGGAAGAATTAAATATATTAATAAAAAACTTAGAAGAAAGAAAAGAATGGCAAAAATTAGCGTATTTAACCTTTTCATACTCAACAGGTTGTAGACGTACAGAATCCACACAATTGCTTAAAGAGGTGGCAGATTATGATATAGTAAAAAAAGAAAAAGAAATTACTAATGATAATGGTGAAAAAGAAATCAAAGAAATCAAATACTATATTACTCACGAAATTCGTTGTAAAGGACGTGGCGAAGTTGGAAAAGTTAGAAAATTAAAGTTTGATGAAACAGCTATGAAATATATAAAAAAATGGTTAGAAGTAAGAGGTGATGATAATTGTCCTTATGTATTTGTAACAAAATATGGAGGAGAGATAAAACAAATAAGTAGAAATACTTTTAACCAATGGTGTAGCAATGATTTTGAAAAATGTATTGGAAGAAGAGTTCATCCGCATATTTTAAGAGAATCAAGGGCTACAAATCTTGTAATTCATGAAGGGAAAAACATTGAAGCAGCTCAAAGTTTGCTTGGTCATGAAAGCTCAGAAACAACCCAAATATATGTTATTCGAGATACGTCTGAAGATGCCGATGAAGCATTTCTTTAATATGAAATAATTTTAAAATCATATTTAAATACATATAAACAAAAGAAGGTGAATTTGATGAACAATAAGGAAATAAACATTGAGAAAAATAATCTTTCTAATACTCATATAACTAAAACTCAAGTTATGCAAATACTATACAAAGATTTGCAAGACACACATACAGAATTCCATAATACACATACTTTTGATTTCTCAAAAGGTTATATAAAAGGAAAAGAAGATACTATAAGAAAAATAGAATTATTGTTGCAACTATTAGATTAAATAAAATAATTATATACTTAATAAAAATAAATTAAATAATACCAAAACTATTAGTAAGGAAGGATACAATCAATGGGGTTGATAATACTACCTTCATAGTTTTGGTATTACAACCATATTTATTTAAATTTCTATTTAATTATATAATAATTATTTCCATATGTCAAACATTTATTCGATAGTTATTTGAAATATTTTGGAGATAATAGTCTATTAATTAGATTATTATCTCCATTTTTTTGATTTTATAGAACGTTATTTATTTGTTTTAGAACTATTTTCATATTTATATTACTTTTTAAATATTCCAATCTTAATTTCTTTTCTCTAATTATATCTATAATTTTATAATACATTGCATGGTTTAAATAGTTAGTGTATATAAAAACTATATCTACATTATCAAGTATATTTATATCAAAATTAAGCATATCAGGACTTATAAATTTACAGCTTGGTAGATATTCTTTCATCTTATTTTGCCAGTGAGGATGTCCGTTGCATAAAACTTATAAGAAATTATAAATATATAAATTCTACATATGTCATTCGTTCCCAAATAACTTTCCTATTCATAGAGTTCTATTTTGAATAATTACTTATTCTACTCTAGTTGGTATAACTCTCCAAGGACTTAAATTCCCGTGCAACGCACGGTACATATAACATAATTTTTCATAATCACCAATTATGCTATTTTATAATTACCAAGATTAATTGAAGCATTTTTATCTCTATCTTCTTCTAAACCACATTCTGGGCATATATAAATTCTGTCTTTTAACTTTAAATCTTTTTTAATATGTCCACAATTACTACAAGTCTTAGATGATGGATAAAATCTATCGGCTTGAATAAATTCAATCCTATTAAACTCACACTTATATTGCATCTGTCTAATAAATTCATAAAGACATTGTTCCGCTATTGATTTAGATAGATGCTTATTTTTCATCATTCCACTAATATTTAAATCTTCCATAACTACTCTATAAGGTCTTAATTTAACTATCATATTCGTAGCTTGATGTATGTGATTTAATCTTATATTACTAAGTCTTCTATAAATTAATTTTATTTCTTTTTCTAACTTAATAATATTATTAGTTTTTATAAATTTATTTCCTTGTCTATTTGCTTCATATTTTCTTGATGCTTGTCTTTGTAATCTTTTTAATCTCTTTTTTAATTTCCTAACTCTAATTGTTTTATTAATGTTTTTTATAGGTTTATCTAAACAATTAACTATTGCTAAATCTTTGACTCCTAAATCTATACCAATACTTAAATCTTGATTTAACTCAACTTGATTTTCGTTGTGTTCAAATCCTAATGTTATATACCAATACTTACCATCAAAGTGACAATATGGATTCATATATTTTTTTAAAATAGGAATATTATAATTAGTTTTATATTCAACCCTTCCTATTTTTTCGATACTAACTAATTGTTTATCTTTAAAAAATTTCATTCTATCATATCTAACATAAAAAGATTTCCTTGATTTTTTCTTAGATTTAAATTTAGGGTATCTTCCTATTTTATTAAAAAACTTATCATAAGCAGTTTTTAAATTATCAAAAGGATGTCTTATTGCATCAGAAGAAACTTCATTCAACCATCTATATTCTTCTTCTTCTTTTAATTTTGTAAATTCATTTCTTAATTTTCTACATGATATAAATTTACCACCGTTTTTATAATTTTCTTCTTGTTTAGCTAATCCCCAATTATAAGCAAATCTAGCACAACCTATTGTTTTAAACATTAATATTTCTTGTTCTTCTGTTGGAAATAACCTTATTTTTATTCCTTTAATCAACTTTTTCTCACCTCACTCCCTGTAATTTAATCTTATCAAATTATTTTATATATGTCAAATACCTTTGGCAATTCATCTCGTAATTGAAGTCGTGCGATGAATTGCCAAGTCTTAAATATTAATATGTAATTTATTTATTTCTGTTTAAAATTTAAACATTTTTTCTCTCCTGTATCAAAATTAATTTCAACTTCTTCAATAATTCTACTTTCTAATATTTTTTTATATATAGAACAACCACCCTTTTGTCCTATTTTATTTCCTTTTTTACAATTGTTGCAATATGTATTTATAAACTTATTATAATCTTCTTCATTATCAAATATTCCTATATCTGGAGCATATTTTATTTCTAATTCTACACGAGGATTTTTTGAATCATAATAAATTTTTACATCTTTATTCATAGATATATTATCATCATTCCATATTTTTGTTTTTTTAAATTCATCACTAAACTCTGTAATGGAATCTATTGCACATTTATACCTGTTATTTGTGTCATTTTTTATTGAAGGAAAGAACCAAGTCCAATATAAATATACGAATGAATGATTTTCTATTGGTTTAAAATTTTGTTTATCTATTTCTTTTTTTATTAATTTAATCATATCTTTTTTAAATTTTTTAGCTTCAGCAGTTTCGTACATTGTTCCTATAGCATAATACTTTTTCTTTATAGGGTTGAATTTTAAAATACCTTTAGGTTTCATATAATCATTATTAATACTAGGTGGTATTGGTATTGTTAGTTTTAATGTGTTTGTGAATTCTTTACTAATATAAATCACTCCTAGCCATACTTTAATAAATTATTTTGCATTGTTAATTTGTTGCTCACAAATCAAATAAGAATATGGTAATGTTTCAATCCATTTACAAAATTCACGCCATTCAGGTAATCTATGATTCTTTCTTTGAGAATAGACAGTTTTTAAAGCTCTATAATTAGTTGTAAGCCTTGCGGTTAATTCAAACCCACTAGGGTTACTATATAGTAGTTTTAAATAGTCTTCTTTGTCTTGTGTTTTGTTGTATGTATCTTTTAATTCTTGCATAATATCTATCATTCTCTTATCAACATATTTATTATATTGAGTTTTTAAATCAAATTTAGCTATTCTATGCATTGTACTTTGACTAGATACAAATTCAACAAATCTGTATCTCTCTAACTCTACCCATGCTTTATTACTAAAAGTTAAATCAAAAGCTACTCTTATACCTGTCATAAATTGGTCATGTCCTGTACCTTTTTCACAATTAGCTAATTTTACAACAGTATTAGTTATTTCAGAACTACAATTATTTGTATCGATTGACATGGGATATTTACTTGCAGCTATACTTTCTTCCAAATCATATATTTTAACATTTTTTATTTTCATTCTGATACCTCCAATTATTTAATCTCTTCTAATTCATTTCCAAAGAAATAAGCAGTTTCGTTACTATCAAATAATACTTTATATTTTCTATAACCATTTAGTACAACATGATTTGTATAAACTTGTCCTATTTTATCTACATGTTCTATTAAATGATGTGCTTTTTTAGGATTGTTAATTTGTTTAATCTTTACTTTGCTACCATTAGGAATGATAGGTTTATTAAATAAAATTACTTTATATATTTCGTTCACAGTATTATATACCAATTTATTTTCAATACAATAATCCACTTCTGATTCTATATTGGAGAATAAGTCAATGTCACTGAGATATCTTCTGCATATCTCTTTACAACTAGGCTGAATTTCTCTATGTAAGCTCCTTAATAATCTTTCTTTGTCTTCTACATATATGTAAATTCCTACTACGTTTTCTTTACCTACATTCTGTATTATTTGTTTGTATCCATGTGGTTCTATAGCACATACATAGTCATTTTTAGATAAATCAAAATTATTAAATTCTTTATCAATACAATAATGCCACTCTCTGTACTGAGTATTTTCTAATAAAGAATTGCTATTTTTTAGTTCTTCAAATTCTTTTTCTGATATATAATGATAATCTACACCTTCTTGCTCCCCTTCTCTTATTGGTCTTGTTGTTGTACTTATAATTCTTCTTTCACCTTTTTTTTCTAACATCTTTTCCACTGTAGATTTACCACTAGCTGATTTGCCTAATATACAATAAAGTTTTCCCATACAACTACTTTCCACCTTTCTTAAATTGCTTTATTTCATGTTTTAATTGTTCTATAATTTCTTTATCTGTATCATTTTTATAATTAGTTTTCTCTATTAGTTCCATAGCTTGTACATCATTTATTTCTGATATGTGTTTTTTTATTATTTTTATGTACTTGTTTATATTCATTTAATTGCCCTCCTAGATTTTATATAGCAGTAATAAGAGTATGCATAAACACCATTAACATACCTGTAATAATACCCATGAAGTATTCATCAAAGAATGTAGATTTGGTTGTTTTAGTAATTCTATCACCTACAAAATAAATTATTCCAGTCATAAGTAAGCTTAATAAATATCTCATATGTATTCCTCCTTTCAGTTTTAATAAAAGTTGAGATTTATAATATATTTTTAAATTATTTTATTTATAGTCTCAGTTAAATCTTTCAATAAGGCTTTAATATGTTTTTTATTTTCTATATCTTTATTGGATTCTCTTTTTTGAATTATGAAAGGTTCATTTATCAATAAATCATCTATACCTAAATTTTTTTCTCTTAAATCACATACTTTTTCTTTTAAATTTTTACCAATAATTATATCATTTTTATATAATTCACCTTCCTGATATATTTTAATAATTTCCCAAGTTTTATATTGAGGAATACAATCTTGAAACTTAATAAAATCAAGTCTATGAAAAACAACCTCTTTTATTTCAGCCTTTAATAATTCTTTATTAGAAATACGATAGCAAGTATTATTTTTATATACATACCAGTCATTCTTTATTAGATTTTTTATTCTTTTAGTTTTAATAGAATCAATAAGTAAATCCGATTCTATTTTTGTTTGGCAATTAATAATTAGATTTCCATCTAAAAATTTATTAAATAAATTCTTATTAATATCCATATCAACAAATACTCCTTTGATATTATTAAATTATTTTATACTTATATAAATTTATCATTTTATTTATAGTTTTCTTTCTTTTCTTAATATATACCATACTCCTATAAAGCCACCTGTACCTGTCCCTGTTAGATATATTATAAAATTAGGTGCTATATAATTTTGGGATATTGTAATTCCAAATACATTCCAGAGTATTATGAATAAGGAAACAAATAAATTCTTTTTAAGTTTATTCATCTGCTATACCACACTCCTTTACCATATCCCATAAAAGAAAAGTACCATCTTCTTGCCAATCTCCATGATTTAGATATTTACAATAACCACATTCTTGCTTGTCCTTACTAGAATTGAATCTATACCATTTACAGGGTATAGATTTATTATTTTTGTATATGTAACAATATGCAGTATGTTTAGGTATCCATTTTTTCATTGCACGTTTCTTCATATTAACATACTCCTTTATTGATGATTTAAATAATCAGCAATCTCTTTTAAACTCTTAAAGTATTTTCCTCCATTATTGACAACCATCTTACTTACTTGTTTCAAAGAACGTAACTGTCCTTTATCAAATTTTAGTTTTTCTATGGGCATTGATGTTAATTGTTGTATAGGGTTCTCATCTTCCTCTAAGAAACAAAATATAGTCTTTTGAGGTCTTTTATTACTATCATCAATCACTTCTGCTATGCTATAAACACCTGTCATTTTTGGCGTTATTACATATAAACAAAAATCACAAGTTTCTCTTTGTTTTATTTCTTCTTCCATACATTCAGGTGTCCAATCTTCAACCACAGGGTTAAAATACTCAATTTTCAATAGTTGAATTAATTTATTCCTCCACTTGCTGTCATTGCAAGTTCCACCTAAAAACACTTTTTTCATATTATCATTCCCCCCTTTATTTTAAAATTTTATTAATTAAATATAGAAATATTCAACTGAATATATATCTATCTCACCCTTATCATTTTTAATAGTTATTAAATCTACAGAATTAACAGCTAAAACCTCATATTCTTTGTCTTTAGTTAAGTTAAATTCTGTTGCTGGTTGATTTGCTTTAACCAAATCACCTTTTATTACTTCTTGCATTTCTGATAACTTTGGATCATTATAAAAGTTTAATATAGCTTTCATTTTTTATTCCCTCCTATTATTTGTTGTTAAATTATTTTGGGTTAAATTACTGATTTTATAACATTTTTATCCTTGAAAAATGTAGCATGAGTGAGTATTTGGAAGTATTTAAGAGGTAAAAATACAACTTTTTCAAATTATGAATAATTTATATATTTTTTATTAATAATAATTACAAGCAAGAGAGAAAAATTATAAAATAAAGTATGAGGTCTTTTGTTATGATATTAAGTTTTGTGATTTCTCTCTTGTCTATTACAATGTTTTCCATTACTTATTATTTATTTTTTAAACTTAATAAAGTATTATATGTTTTTAGAAATTCACCATTAGTTAGATATTCTATTTTACTTTCTCCCTCATAATATTCTACAACTGCTGGAACTAATATAACTTCACATTTTCTACCTTGAGAAAATTTAGATACCTCATCCATTAACTTTTTTGATTCTATTTTTATTGATTTTTCATATATGCTTTTATCTATCATTATTATTGTCCCTTCTTTATTTTAAATTTAACCTCCTCAAAAGAATTAGCATCTGCAACCCCAGTAACACCATCTTCTGTAGTCTCATAATACTTTCTAGCCTTTTCTAATGCTTTCTTTTCACTACTAGCTTCTACGTCTATATAATAGACATAAGTTTCTGTAATTTTAATTTTATGTTTCATTGTACCTCCATTTTATTTCACTTTATCTTTGAATTGCGTCACACTAATTCTTCTAATGGACACCATTCGGGTATAGTGTACCTATTTTCTATAATCTTATCTTCGTCTGTACACTTATCATTGCAATCATCAAAGCGAGGACATTCTTCACAAAAATGTACTGCAATTGTAATTTGCTTTGTCATACTAACTCCTCCATTAGAATCATAATATCTTCAAATTGCTTATTGTTTGTATTGTAAGCTAATATCCCATAATCTCAAATCTATATTTTTGTTGTACGTCTGGATATTTTTTATGGTCTACTTCACTTGCAAAAACATTTAAAGGTCTTGCATATGGGAATTTTGAATAATCATATAGTGATTTATATATTATTAAAGCTTCATCACTATCTTTAGGATTATGATAATACTGTCCTTCTTTTTCAAACAATGTTATTGTAGTTTCTCTTTCTGTTAACTTGACAGTGAAAATATTAACTCCAACTGTTTTAAATAAATCATTAAATGTATTATCATAATTTATTAATGGTTTACTTAAAAACATTGTTACATACATATAATTATTTAACACCCCATCTTTAGAATGTTTAAAATGTCTATATATTGCAGGGCATACTATTTCTCTATTCATATTAATATTCTCCTTTCATGTTACGGCATATTTAAGATGTCAATTATTTAACGGTTGTGAATTCTATTTTTGTAACAAAGTTAACATCAAAAGGCTTACCACATTTTTCACAATCCATTGAAAATTCACCTTCCATATCTCCTGTGTCAATATAATTTTGAAAATCTTCATGTTTATAATCACAATAAGGGCATTTAATTCCAAATTCCATATTAAATTAAACCTTCCTTTCGATGTATTTATGCTTTTCAGTCAAATTTTTTAATTAACATTCTATATAAGCAGTCTGTTAAGAATACTAAGCTCATCATGCTTTTGTTATTTATTAAATCTAATCTGTCTCCATGAAGAATATGTCTTGTTACAAATGTAGGACTTTTTGATGTAGATTTGTATATATAACATGTACCTTTTTCATTAAAAAATGTTGAATATAATTTTTCTAATTCTTTACTTTCTTTATATTTAAAACAATTTTCTGATAATACTTTGGTAATATTGTTAATAATCTTCCATTCGCCTATAGGTTTGTTTGTATTGAATCCTGATTCTCTTATTTTATATTCCATTAAAGTAAATAAGTTGAGAGTAGTGGAATATATCTTGTTTTGCATAAAATTTGTTTTTATTTCTTTTATAAAATCACAAATACAATCTGTATGTTCTTCATCTATCCAATTATCTATAGCTTTAATATAATATTCTTTAATATCTGAACTATTCACAACATTATTAATGTCAATTTTATTTACATATTCCTCATGGAATTCTATAATTTGATCTTCCATCATATCATCTAAAAAATAAAATATTGGAGGAAACACTCCTTCTGTTATAAATTTATCTGAAAATATAGGATTCATTTCTAAGAACATAGTAGCAAAATATATATTTTTCTTTTTCTTATTGCTCAATTCTTTGATAATTGGTTTTAGTTCTTTAAAAAAGAAAGCATTAATTATATATATTTCCTTGTATATAGGTAGAATAGCTTCAGAAATAATATTTTTGAAATTTACAAGTTGGCTAAATTTTTCTCCCAAATCTTTACTGATTTTTTGTAATTCGTATTGTGATTTTGAAAAATCACTGACATTAGTTTCCTTATTCATAAAAATAACTACCTCCTAGGATATAATATCATAAATAAAGAACAATTTTAATGAGGTTAATTTATCTTTATTTTATCAAATTATTTTATGTTTGTCAAATAAATAATTATTCTCTTATTTCCATTTTAACTATTTTATCCCTCTTTTGTCTAGTATTATACATGAAATTACCTTGGTTAGCTCTTTTCATAGTTAAATAATCTTTCCATGATTTTTCTGTATTGTTAGCCACATCATCAAGCATATAATCTATCTCCTTGCCTTTTTCAGTATATATAGTGAAATTATCTTCGTTGCAGTTAATAATAGCACCTATGACCTTATTATCCCCTTTTAATCTAATACCTACTACACCTTTTGTATCTCTTGATTTTGTAGGTCTTATTCCAGACTTTTTAGTATTAACTATTAATGCTTTACCTTCATCAGTTAATAAGAATATATCAACATCTTCTGTAACCACTTTAATATCTATTAGTTTACTTTCTGTATTATAAGCATCCATAGGAACTTGCCTATTTGTTTTAGCTTTATATTTCTTTAAATCTGTTGATCCGATATTTCCGTTTTGGAATACAGTAAGAACTTGTCCTTTATAATCTTTTGTAGTTGCAATATGTATTATTTTTTCATTTTCTTGTAAATGTTCCCCTAGCCAATTAGGAATAAATATACCATATGCTGAAGGTAGACATTCATCTAATTCATAAGTTTTACGTAATAATACGTTTCCCTTATTAGTAAATAAAAGAATATCTGTTTTATTTGTAGTTTGGAACATTTGTATAATTTCATCATTATCTTTTAATTTTTGTGATTCTGAATATTTAAGATTCTTTTTTAAATATCCATCTTTAGTTAAAACTAAAGTTACTGTATTATCTTCGATAAGGTCTTCTGTAGTTATATTAATTAAATTATTTTCTATTATTTGTGTTCTTCTTGGTTGTGAAAATTGTTTTTTAACATCTTCTAAATCTTTGATTATAATATTATTAATTTCATATTTGTTATCAACGATGCTTTGTAGGTGGTGTAGATTATCCTCTTTTTGAGAAATATCTTTTAACTGTTTTATAATATAATTCTTATTTATGTTTATTAATTTTATATTCAGTATGTAATCTGATTGAGTTTGATCTATTGTAAACTCTTTCTGTAAATCTTTATTAGCATCTTCTGAAAATCTGATTATATTAATAGCCTTATCTATATCTAATAATATATTTTTTAATCCTTTTAAAATATGAAGTTCTTTTGTTAAAGTTTCAATATCATAATTAATACCATTAATGATACATTGTTGTCTGAAATTGCACCATTCTTTAATAATATCTTGTACCCCTACTACCTTAGGAGTTTTATTAATTAAAACATTCATATTCACACTAAACTTATTTTCTAACTGGGTTAATAATAAAAGTTTGTTTATTAATTTTTTCATATCCGTATTTTTTTTACAATCTATCTCAATACATAAACCATTAATACCTGTTAGATTTAATACATTATTAATTTCTTTTAATTTACCTTCCTTGCACAAATTAATTATTTTTTCAATTATAGATTCCACCGTAACTTTTGTATCATAGGGGATTTCGGTTATTAATATTATGCTATCTTTTATTTCATATTTAGCTCTTAATGTAACATCTCCACATCCTGTTTCATTTATTTTTTTTATTTTTGTATGATTTTTTAATACATATCCTCCCGTAGCAAAATCAGGATATAATATGGGAATAGGTTCATTTTTTAAATAAGATATAGTTGCATCACATACTTCTTGTAAATTAAAAGATGGAGAATTATTAGCCATGCCAACTGCCATACCATTACTAGCCATACATAAAATTAAAGGAAAACGAGTAGGAATAAATTTAGGCATTTTTTGAGTGCCATCATAATTATCTATCATCTCAATCATATTTTTATTTATTCCTTGCATACAATCTTTTCCTAGTTTACTTAATTTACATTCTGTATATCTACTAGCTGCGAATTTCATATCACTAGAACAAAAGCTTCCCCAGTTTCCTTGTCCTTCTATTAAGTTATAAATATGTCTATCATTTTGCACCATGTTTACTATAGTTTCATAACAATCTCCATGAGGAGAATACACCATTACTTTGCCACTAACATTTGCTGATTTAGTAAAATTAAAAGTTTTATTTTCATACATACTCCATAATATTTTCATATGTATAGGTTTCATACCACTATATAAGTCTGGTAATGCTCTATTCTTTATTACATACTGTGCGAAATCCATTGAGTTATCTTCTATTATTGTTGATATATCTTTATTAACTATCATTTAAACACCCCTTTTAATCGTTGTCTGTAATATATTTATATAAATTATTTACAATGAATTCTTTTCTTTGTTCTACATCTATATTCATCCATATATCAAATTGATTAACCATTTCCTTTACATTTACAACGTTAACTTTTATAGCTTTTCTTGTCTCGGGATTTAAAACAGTATTATACATATCTATTTTATCCATTTCTCCTAAGCCTTTTAAATAATTTACTCTCACTTTGCCTTTTAAAGAAGATACTATTTTATCTTTTTCTTCATCGTTAAAAGCATAGTATTTTTTTTCATTATTAGTTATAACATATATTGGTGGTTGCGAAATAAAAACTCTTCCTTCAGCTAATAATTGAGGCATTAATTTATATATCATTGTTAATAGTAATACTTGAATGGATTTCCCATCCTTATCTGCATCAGTATCAATAAATATAGAGTAAAACCTGAGTTTATTTATATCAAAATTATTTAAATCTTTGTTGAATTTAGATTTTAATTCTATTCCACAATTAAGAATTTTACATAAAGATATTACTATGGTATTATCAAATATATTTTTTTCACTTGCTTTTAAACAATTTAATATTTTACCCCTTATAGGATAACAGGCTTGAAAATCTGGATTTCTACTTAATAAAGCTGAACCTAATGCACTTCTACCTTCTGTTATATGTAATTCACTTTTTTCATTATGATATTTACAATCAACTAAACCGTCTACTCTATTAAAACCATCGCTTTTTTCGCTTAGTTTTTTAAGTATATTTTGTCTAGTCTTATTTGCTTTATTTCTTGCTCTACTATTAATTAATACTTGCATACATATTTTTTCAGTTTGTATTGGATTTTCAATAAAAAATACTTCTAAATATTCTTCTATAACTTCTTTAATAGCTTTTTTATAATGTTTACAAGATGTTTTTTGTTTAATCTGATTATCATATTCTACATATAAACTATTTACATTACATATATAGTTCAATCCTGTTGAAATATCTTCTATGGTAATATGTTTTTCTTTTTTTATATATTTATTGTTTTTATCTAACCATTTGTCAATACTATTTTTTAAACCATTAAAAATACCTTCTTGTATAGTTCCATGCAATAATAAATCAGCAGTATTCAAAAAATCTTTTTGAAAATCATCTTCGCTATCATTTGAATAATTAAATATAAAATCTACATCTATTTTGTCAGTTTCATTTTTATTTGTTTTGCATTCAATACTTTTTATTATTTCTAAGTTATCACTTATGATTGATTTTTTATTTGTCATTTCATTGAAATATTCTTCTATACCATTTTCATAAAAAAATTCTTTTATTTGGCTGTTTTGTTGATCTTCTATTATTATTTTTACTTTAAATAATGATGCCTGTGCTTGTGCTATACTGCATATTTGGTTAAATGTAAAGTAAGGATTGTTCCATACTTCGTTGTCTAATGAAAATATCATTTTAGAATAAGTTTCTTTAGATTTTCCTATAATATTTAAATCTTTAACCTTATCTCCTTTATGATAAGCTATATTATATATATTGCCATTGGGTCTAGATATAAAATATTCTATATCTTCACAAGTCATACTTAATGTATATAGAAAAATTCCATTTTGACCAACTGTAGCATTAGAGTTATTAAAATTACTACCACAAAATGCTCTTTCAAATATTGCTTCATAATTGGGACTTCCATCAGAAGCAACCTCTTCTACTGGAATACCACTAGCATTATCAATAAATTCGAGCTTATTAGATTCATGCAGTATTATTTTTATGGTATTGTTATTTCTTTCTTTAAAGTTCTTTTTAAATATATCAATTGAATTACCTAATAATTCTTTAATCATATTTTCATGGTTTTCAGCCGAACCATGAAACACATTAATTCTTTTTCGTGCTTTGTCCTTATCACTTAAAACTACTATTTTTTCTGCCATTAATTTATTCTCCCTTCTTATTTAAATTGTTAAATTGTTTTATATTATAAAATATAGGAATAGGAACAATTTACAATTTTAATTATATCCCCCATTCCTATATTTTGTCAAGTTATTTTATTAGATTATTTTGTATTTATTTAAAATGCCGATTTTATATCATTTTTATACTTGAAAAACATAGTATAAATGAGTATTCAAGAGTAAATAAGAGATGATTTTTGATTATTTTAAGACTTTAGATTAAATATCTCATTTATTACTTTATTTCTAAACTCATCACTTATTGGACTTCCAGCAGCATTAGGATGTCCTCCACCTTCGAATATTTCAGCTACATCTTTTCCTAAGTCTACCTTGTTACCTATGTTTCTATAGCTAATTGCCTTACTCATATTTATAATAACTATAAAATCTAATTCGGGATGTGTTTCAGATAATCTATTTCCAACTTCTGAATGATATTGCTCTCCAAATATAATACCTGCTTTATATCCTAATATATCTTTAACTATTAATTCTTTATCTTTAGATTTTATATAATTATCAATTTCTCTTTGTTTATATTTTAATAATTGCAGATCAAAATCACTAAATCCAAAAATATCATAGTGGGTTAATCTATATAGTATACTTTCTATAAAATCTTCTCTACCCATTATATAAAATAAATCATTCCACTGTTTAGGAATTAAATAATTTTCTTCTTTCCATTGCCATATATCATATTTTCTAACAATTTCAACAAATGTCTCTATATTAGTATATTGATTATATACTACTGCATGTGAATCTAAGTATCTATTTTCTTTTAAATAGTCATAAAACATTCTAGTTCCAGAAGTTTTTTCTTTATCATTTAAATTTATTTGAACTTTCGCCCAATCATACTTGTTTAGTTCTAATGCTGTTGGATGATGGTCAAGTAATTGAATATCAGGATTATAAGTTTCATCTATGTAATACTGTTTTATTATCGTAGCTATTTTTTCATTTACAGATATATCTGTTATAAATATTTTATCATATTCATTCTTTTCTGCTCCCATATAAAATTCTTTAACCTTTTCATTAACATCATCATAATTACAATATTCAATGTTTATATTATCTTTTCCATAAGCTAAAATTCCTAAAATAGCACAACCTATTCCATCTAAATCTGTATGAGTAAATAATTTTATTTTTTTCATATAGATTACCTCCATTAAATTTATTTATATTCTGTTTTTTACAATTTTAAAAGGTATATGTTTATTTTCCTTCTCATAGATGCTCAATTGTATTGTATTAACTTTAGTACCTTCTATGAAGTCCCAATCCCTATGCACTTTACAATATTTTTCTGCTTTGTTTTTTATTGTTACAGGAAATATTTCTATAACTTTATTCTTTATTTTATAAATATAATATATATGTTCTGCATTTTGCAGTAAGTTTATCTCATCCTCTTCAAACATATAATCTCCATCTAAGTTATAAGAATTTACATCATTACTACCTCTTGATAGTCTGGTAATTACATGTTGCCCTATTGAATTATTATTAAATTGAGATATTTCCATAAATGCTTGAGGATATATTTGCTGTTTTCTTAGTTTCTTTTTCAATATATTAAAATTAATTTCTACATTGTCACCTATATTAAATTTTGGTTTTGTTGATTTCATTATATTATCTCCTTTCTATTTCTATATAAATATTCATTTGTTTTTCATGTATATATATTTATTAAATGGTTATTATAATAAATATAAATGGAATTATCAATAAGTATATTTTCATAAGAAAAATATACAATTATTGAACATTTAAACACATTTTTTCAAAATAAGAGTGGAAATAAATTTTTCTACTCTTATTTTGATTTTTTGCTATAAAAAAGTCTTTTATTATTAAATTATTTTGTATTGTTGTAAAAGCAATATTTCATTTCATTTTAACTTATTAATCTATTCCATTTATCAGATAATTCTTTTAAAACTTCTTTTAAAGGTTTATATGTGCTATCATTATTACTTATATCAATATTAAAATTTTCTTTTAAAATTTGATTAGGATGACTTATATTATTTATTTTCATTTTATCTAATACTAATCTTTTACTTAGCTGTTTTTGATATTTATTCAATATTAAAACCTCCTTAATTTTTCTCTTTTTTCTTAAGGTTTAGCTAATAACTCATTTATTCTTTTTGTTAATTTCTTTTTAATTCTAAATTTTTTAGTTTTATCATAAATATTTATTAGATTTATAATTTGTGCTTTATATGTTAGTTCTTCTATAAAGCTTTTACATGCTTTAATACTTTCATTTGCTAATTCTATAGATATAGGTTTATTTAATAACTCTATTGTATTTTGAATGTTATTTGATTGATTTTCTTCTATGTTCTCAAAATACGTTTTATCTATGGATGCATCACAAGGTTGTCCATCAATATACACAGTCAATTTGTCTAAAAATATATCTTCTCCCATTATATCAACTCCTTTGTTAATTCATTTTTTAATATGTTTAATTCTAATAAACCTCTAATCATTCTTATTTCATATCTGCTAGGAGATTTTATTTTATAAGAATTTCCCTCTCTACATCCGCAATTTTGGCATTTATACTCTACATCTTTATATACTTCACCAAAAGGTTTTGCTTTTCTATATTTTGTTTTTATTATAATCTCTCCACCACAAAGTTCACAAATCTCCATTGAGTTTCCTCCTTTTTTATTTTTTAAATTATTGTTTATTATCTTCTTTAACTTTTAATTTAATCTTATATATTTCGCCATTCTTTTTCTTATATAAAGTTTTATAACCTTTTACCTTATCACCTTTATTAAGTGCATTATATAATTTTATATTATCTATGGTTTCTTCATTTTCTCCATCTGTTACGATTATATTATTTTGCTCGGCATGATATATACAAGAAGTAGATTTACCATTAGAAATAACTTGAGTATATGCGTTTCTATGCTCTTTATTTTCAATTTCTAAAACAACTGGTATTATATCTTTTGTTGCTTTTGAATCTTGGGTATAGTCATAAAAAGCACCTAAGGGCAATCCTAACGTTATTAATATAATTATTACACATATAAAACAAACAAAGACATCTCCTTCTTTAATACCTTGAATTAAAGTATATATTGCATAAAAACCTATTAATACTAAAATGGATAGTATTATTGTATTGACTATATTCAATTAAAATCACTCCTTATTATTAAATTATTGTGTATAAAATTAACTTTTTATGTTATCTATTAATAACATTTAATTCTAAAATATCTTCTAAAACACATACTTCTTGTCTAAGAGTTTTGTAGATAAGAATATTTTCCGTATCTCCTTTTTCCAAACTATCAGCTTGTTTTCTTAATATATTTATTAATCGTTTTTCTATTTGTTCTTGGGTTTTCAAACTATTACACCTCTCTTTTTATAAAGCTTTTTCCGTTACATTGTCTACATGGAAAAATAAAATTATGTTTGATATAAGGATTATTACTACTATGTACAATTCTAATATTATACTTTAAACATTTATGATCTATTTGTTCTTCTTCAGTTAAATTAATAAATTGACATTCATTACAATTAATGTTATCTATATTCGTCATTGTACATCTCCCTCATAGTTTTTCCTCCACCTTTTATAACAGGTAAGCCGTATTCATTTATAGATATAATATTTTGGTTTTCATTAATAACTTCTTCTTGTGATATTATACAAGCTACTTGCCAGTATGCTTGTAATAAATTATCACCGCAATCTTCAAACCATTTTACATTTTGAGTAGGTGAATTTTTATTTAAAACTAAGCCAATTGAATAACCACCAATTGTATCTAAATAATCATATATGATTTTTGAGTTTGTTTTATTCTCTATAAACCGTCTTAATCGTTCTTCTGTTAATAGCGGTATTACTAAATCTGTTTTATAATGTATTTTCCCCTCATAATCTTCAAAATGTTTTTTATTAATAGGCACACAACCTACTATATTTATAATGCTATCTATGTCCCAATAATCTTCAATAAATAAATCTCCAAATTCAGGTTGCCACCAATTTAAGAATACTTCTTGTATTTCTTTAGGCTGTTTTAAAAAATTCTCAGCACTTATATAATTCACACTATCCCACCTTTAATATTATTTATCATAATTAATTCTTTAGCATATTCAATATTATTATCAGTTAATGTTAAATAAGAATTAAATACATTTTGACTTATCGATAATGATTGTAAAGTTTTTGTATAGTTTTTTTGATATTCACTCGCAGATTTTAGAGCTGCATTATAATCTTCACCTTGCAAAAGCAAGGATTTTAAATACATTAAGTTTTCTTTATTAAATTGTTTTAATTTTAGTTGTTCCTTATTAGATATCATTTTTATTTCAGTAATTAAGTTGTCAATTTCAATAAGTTCTTTAACTTCTTTATTTGAATAATTAGATTTTAACTGTTTTGCTAGGAAATCCAAGTTTATTATAATCATCTCCTTTGAATATTTCTGATTTCATTATAGTAAAAGTTCCATTTTTATTACATCGCATATAACATACACAAGAACAATCATACTCATCTTGTTTGGCTAAATCTATACCTAATATATATGTATCATCACTTTTGTCTAATATTTTAAATTCTTTTGTAAATTGTTTGCTATTACTTAAAAATTTATTTATTTCATCTTTGGTATTATCAGAAAATATCTTTTTAATCATATACACCCTCATCTAGTACATAATCTATTAATCCTGTTATTTCACATCTTTCAGATTTAATCCTATCAGGGTATTTACTCCAATTAATAGGTCTCAATGTTATTTGACATCCTATCTCTGAGTTAAAATCTAATTCAGTAATAGTATCAGATATTTCATTCATTATATTTTTAATCACTTGCTTTTCTATATGATTCTTATTATTGTTTACATCATAATCTATGACTGAACATAATTTCATCCTTTTAGTAGGCAACATTATTATAGTTCTCCTTTTTTTAATTATTTTATATAAAATCTAAAGTTTATATCGTTATTTATTTATATTTACATCATTTGAATTATCTTTTATTTTGCCAAACTCTCTATAATACTCATGATAATTGCATTTTGGATAATTTGAACAACCTCGGAATTTACCGTACTTACCTTTTCTGGTTATCATTTTACTACCACATTCAGAACAATATTTGTTCATATCTCCATAATCATCATATTCCTTTTCCAAATCATTCATGTTTTTTAACAAAGCTTCATATGTCCATCTAAGTATATTTTCAGATTCACCCTCATACCTAAATTCTATTATTTCTTTTAATTCCTCCCACATTTTCTTATAATACATCTTTACCCTCCTAGACTATCTATAATCAGTTTCTTCTAGTTCTTCCGCATCATATAAACCTTGTATATAATTCTTACAATTAACTGCTTCACTTTCTTCATCGAGAATAGCCATTAAAGCACATTTATACATACAACAAAATCCATCATAGAATTTACAATTATAACAATCTTTTTTTATATTAGGTAGCTTATTATAAATTTGATTAATACAATTTCTATAATTTTTAAGTTGAACCTTATATTTTTCACTTTTCACCACAATATTTTCAGGTACATAAGTTATTTTTACTCCATATGATTGATGCTCCAAAGTATCTTCTTTTACTTTATCAGGCTTATAAGTTTCTATTTTTAAATCTTTTTTACTTAATCCAGTTGGCAAATATCCTTTCATTGTTTTTTATCCCTCCCCTATATTAATCTAATCTTTCTTAATATTTTACCTAAGAATGTTAGGTTTTCTTTAAAGGCTATTTTACAATACCAACATTCCCATTCTTTAGTTCCATCTTTGCACCCTATTTCTATCATATCTTGTTTACATCTTGGGCATTTTCTTAGCATATTACTATACCTTCTCATACAAATCTCCTTTCAATAAGTAGCAATTTCCCCAAATTGTAATTCATTTCAATAACCATACACTTAGTTTAATTTAACTACGCAATCAACATATCTACCTAAATCTCTATTTATTAATGATTCAATGTCTACAAAAGTTTCTTGAAGATAATTAATATCTGGTTTTCCTACTAATTGTTTATTGTCTATTCTTACTATTTCTAAAAAGAACATTTTTCCTTTTGTGTATTTAAAAATAATTTTATCCCCTTTATTTAATTTTAAAAAGTCTTCCTTGGTTTTTAGCTCTTTAATGCTTATCATTTATTATCACTTCTTTCTTAACATAGTCAAATTGTGAAATTATATATTAGGTATCTCTTTATCTTTAATTTCATTATAACTTTTAAATTGTTTAATTGAATCTATTAAAAACTCCTTACCATAAAATTCTTGAAGAGTTAGGAGTAGCATATCTAAACTTATGTGTCTTATTGCGTTATTACCAAAATCTATTGTTAATGTTTTATCTCGTTTATATTCTTTTTCTTGTGGAGTTGACTCTGTTAATGCAAATGGTGTACTGTTATAAAGATTATTAATAATAAATTGATCTTTGGATGTTCTTTTTATCAAATCTTCTATTTTCATAAATTTCCCCCTTTTATTCGTTATTACAGGATTTATAAATCGATATAAATCATTTATTTTATTAAATTATTCTTTTTCATTTTAGAAACATATAATGCAGGATAAATATAAGATAAAGTATGTGCTGGTGTAAACTCTTGAATACTCCAATTTTTATACATGTTTTCAAGAATTTTATTAACTTCCTCATCTACTTCTTTAATAATATCTTCCTTACTTATCATTTTTTGCACCTCCAATACAATAGTTCAGTATTGTAATTACTTTCATCTGGGGTGTCCTTCTTAATATAATAATTATTATATTTTATATTGATTTGATATTTATCCTTCAAATATTTGATTATAATATTAAACTTTCTATTTTTTTGTAGCTTATCTTCATTTAATTTTACTAAAAATTCGTCTAATATAAAATGCGTTCTATTAATACCTGTTATAATTTTTTGTTCATTATTTATGTTGTATTCTAAAACCGTTTCAAATATTTTATATATTAATTTATCCATTTTTTGAAATAATTCAATTAATAAATTTTGTATTAATTCATAACAATAATCTATTTCTTCTTGTCTATCTTTTGGAGTATCTTCATGGCGAAAAGTTGGCATATGTTTATTTAAATAATCTTTAGTTAAAGATTGAAATAATTTTATTATTGCTTCATAAGTATCAAAATCTGAGAATTTAGGAAGTATTAATTCTTTTATATAGCCTCTAAAAGCCATGTGACAATTATATTTTACAATGTTGTCGTCTCCTCCTAAATAATAATATATATTTTGAAAATATAGATACACTCTACAACCTAATGTATCAACTTCCCATTTCTTTTCATTATTTGTATTGATATATGTTTCACCCCAATTTACATCTTTAATAAGGTTTGGCAAATCAAAAGAATTATCAACTATCATTTTTGATATTAAATATATTCTTTCAATCCAATCATCAGTTAAAATTATTTCATTATTTTTATTTATTATTAAAAATTCATTTTCCAAATCATCTTGTTTATTTTTTCTTTCTCTTTCTTTTATTGCTTTTATACGCTTTTCTTCTGCAATCTGTTTTTGCCTTTCGATTTCTTGTTGTTTTCTTAATTCTTCTGCTTTTTTACGTTCTTCTTCTTTTTGTTTTTCTTTTGCTTCTCTTAACATTGATCTCAACATATCTGTATCTGAATGCCCACAAAAACTTGATAAAGCTGTTTCATATTGTAAAATTTCTTTTTCTGTTCTACAATTTTTATATTTGCCACCCAAATAAGGATTCTCCATTGTTGTAAAAGAATCAGAAAGTAAATGGTCATAATACAAAAAAGTATTTGGATTAGTGCAATCATATACTGTAACATTAAAAAAATCATCTTGAATTTTCTTAATCATTTTACTATTATATTCATCTCTTGCAATGCTTGACTCTAAAGCCTTTTCTATTTCTTCTATTGTCATCTTTTACTCACTCCTATCGTTAAATTATTTTACGTTATAAAAGAATGGTTTTATTAACTTATTTATGTAATTAATCTTCCTTGATATACCATTCTCCTTCAGCTATTAAATAAGGGGTTATACTATCTTCTTCAGCGATACACCATGCATCTCTCACAAAAGAAGGTATATATTCTTTTGTTTCTTCTTTTTTATTTAAAGAATTTATATACTTAACTTTTATAGTTTTACCTTGTTCAAAAGCTTTCATGGCTTCTATACACTCTACTTTCTTATCTTTTTTAACTAATTTGAATTTACTTTTAAGCCATTCTGAAGTTATATAACATTTGTCCCATATTTTTTCGTAATCATCATCCTTTACCATTAAAAATCCATTTTCAAACTTAATTACAAGCCTATCTTCTTCCAAATAAACTTCAAATTCAGTACGTTCTGGAAATTCTATTGCTTCATGTATAGAATATTCTCTATCATAATCTATTTTATTTTCAATTGTATTATTATTTACGAAAAAAGCTTTCAAATAAAATTCTTTCTTACCATAATTAATGTCCCAATCTACTATTTTATACCCTAATTTTTCATAATGCTCTTTTGTTTTTTGCCATTCTCCATCATTGTCGAAAATCATTTCTACACATTGTTCTCTTAACATATTATCTTCTCTCCTTAAATTTAATATTTTTTATTTATTAACCTTATGTATTAGAGTGTTATTATCCAAGTTTTTGACTTAACTTAAAAGCACATACAAAACATAATATTGTAAAACAACATATAAATAAATTAATAATTAAATCTATCATTTGTTCACCACTTTCTTCATATTGTTTTATTAAATTGTTTATAGATAAGTTTAAATATATCACATCCTAAACACATTATTAAACATAATGTTGCAACTGAATTTATTATAGGACATAAAGCAACTATAACATCTTTTATTGATATTTTATGGTTTATATCGTGTTTCATATATAAACCACACAATAAACTTCCTATTAAAGAAATTATGTAAATTGATATTAAAGTATTCATATTTTCTCTCTCCTTTCATGATTCTATATTACCAAATTATTTTATATTAGTCAAGCTTTAAATAATGTTTTTAAAAATTATTGCATATAAGAATAGCTCCCTGAAAATCAAGGAGCTATTAATTGATGTCTATTTATTTAATTTAAAACATGACAAAATAAAATATAAAATAAGCTATAATACCTACGCCATAACAAATTGCTAACAGTCCCCAAATAACCCTAATAAAAGCTGGATCAATATTAAAGTATTCAGCAATTCCACTGCAAACCCCAAGTATCTTCTTATCTTCTGATAATTTTAATTTTTTAGGCGGTTTGTTTTCCTTTGTTTGTTGAGTAATAGTTGAATTATTATCTATAGCTTTGATAATGTTTATATCTTTCACGAAAGGTATAGATAATAAAATAAAAACTAATAATATTGATAACATTTTATATCTCATTTAATTTTCCTCCTGCTATTTATTTAATTATTCCTAGTTTCCAATTCTTCCTTGTTATTGGTTTATATTGAGTATCACCTACTTCTATTTCATCTCCATTTTTAATTATTCTATTATTAAAAATTTTTGCATTTACATTTGGTATATTCCCTTCACTATCTCTAGTAACCATAAATCTAATACAATCATGGTCAACCAATTCTATTAATCTTTTACTTCCTTTAAATAGATATCCTTTAAAATTAGTTAATAAAGAATAACAGTAGCAATCTATATTTAAAATATCTACTATATCTGATATTTGGTTTATTTGTTCTTCTGAAAGAAAATTACATTCATCTATAATAATTGCTTTAATATTTCCTTCAGTATCTATGTATTCCATTACTTTTGTAAAAATATTTTCATCAGTATCAATCCATTGTGCAGGAATTTTATTTCCATTCCTTGAAGATATGTAACATTCCTCTATGCCTTCTCTAGTGTCTATTCTGCTTTTTAAGGCTAATACATTCATTTTATTTAGTTTATATGAATTATATTCTCTAATTAAGTCTTCTGATTTTCCAACGCCCATACAAGCAAATATTACGTGCAGTTTAGCTATATTAATCACTCTCCTTTATGTAATTTATTTTCATAATGAAATTTTAAATTGTGTAAATCTATACTTTTTTCTGCATTGTTATTTATTAAATTGTTTTGTATTTGATGAATTAGAGTGTAAAATTCTTTATGGTTACTTACTCTTAACCCTTTCCATTTGTCATTCCAATGCTGAGAAAAAGCTACAGATATCCCGTCTTTTCTTTTCCATTCTATTAAGTTGTTTATATTGTCATCAAGCAACACTCGATTATCTCTAGCTAATAATGATTTATCTCCAGTAAACACTAAATCTTTTTCAACATTTATAAAAGGTAAATATTCTTTTATCCATTTAACTTTTTCACTAACACAATAATCTGAATTGTATTGAGGTAAAGTTATTATTTTAATTTTAAAGCCTTTTTCATGTAATATTGTAGCAATATTTATTGAATTATTGACAGGGCTGCTTTTATAAAAAGCACCCTTTTCTAATAATAAATTTTTAAAATACTCTTTACTGGCTTTATTACAATCACTCCACCAATATGATTTATTGTCATTAGGTTTCATATCATCATTAAAATCCTTATTATATTTATTTATAATATATGAACTTAGATCATATAATACTTCATCCATATCATAATATATTTCTAATTGCTTAGTCATCTGATACCTCACTTTCTATACTATCTTCAAAAATTTTCCATAGTTTTGTAAAACAATCTCCTAGTTTTTCATAGCAGCCTAAACTATTTTCAATTTCTCCTTGGCAGTATTGATTTAAATAACCTACTTGATTTTTAAATGAAGGTTGATTAATATTAGGTTTAGTTTTAAATCTTATGTCATCAGCCCACCCTACAATACCTTTATATTTATTAGGTTCATATTCTATCATAGTTTTAAATCTACTTATTTCTCCACCTACTCCTTCATCTAATGGCAATTTAAGATGTGCTAATACAAAATTACAAGTTCGTAGTTGTGAATTATCTCCTTCTGCTATCATTCCTCCTGTTATAGTAAAGTCTTCTGTATCTTTCTTATTAAAATCTGCATGTTGTGGTAAGTAATAATCTAAATTAACTTGTTCACATATATCAGCTATTAGTTCTAATCCTATTTGATCTAATTCACTAAATAATCCTTCAGATGCAATATAAACCTTTGCTTTATGTTTAAAATCATAGTTATCTATAACTTCTTGTAGTTTGTGTTCCTGAACAAATTCTTTTACTCTTTTTTTAAAGTTTTTCATAAATTAAATCCTCTCTATTCTAAATTTAATTGCTTTTTAATTTCTACTACATGAAATGGTGTGTCTTTAGGTATTAAACTCTCTATTAAAATACTTTCTTGCTTATTATTTGAAAATGCTTTAATAGTCAATATTTTATCCACATCAAAATTATATCCTTTTGTAGTAAAAACTTCTAGGTTATTATTTCTTAGTATATCTGCAATTTCTTGACTTTGTTTTGTTGATTGTGGTAATATCTCATAAATCCATGTTTTATCTTTATCTGTTTTTCTTATAATAAACTTAGGTATGTATGAACCAATAAAAGCACCTAAACAAACAACTAATATTCCTAATATAGTATCATTTTTGGCTATTTTAACTAATATAGTTAAATAAAAAAATTGTGATATTGCCATGCACAGACTTGAAGCAAAGTCTTTGTTTCTTATTAATAGAAGTGTTTTAAAAGTGGTAAAACAGCAGTCTATAACTTTTAAAAAGAACAATAGTAATAATTCCAACATAAATTTCTCCTTTGTTTTATTAAATTGTTTTTAATTAAGATACAAATGCTAATTCTCTTTCTAAATCTTCTATATCAAGTTCTAGTTTGTTTCTTTCTTCTAACATTTGATTTAATTTTTCTAGTTTTTTCTGTAATCTAAATTTTTTTAGTTTATTCTCTGTTTCTATTTTAATTTTATGTAACATATTAACATCTGTATTTTCTTCTGTTATAGTTTGTTTTTCGACAATATGTGTTATTGTATATTCATGTGTAAGAACACATTCTTCATTTTCATAAGAATCTCCTATTATATCTTCTTTCCATACAAGTTTAATTTTATATCTTGTATTATTATTTAAATCTATTACAATATCTCCATCTGTATATCCCATATCTTCATTTACGTATGTAATATAAGCTAATCCATTTTTTAATATATCTTTAAATATGTCATCATGTTTATCTAAATTGGCTATAATTAAGTTATAATAACTAAACAAGTCTTCATTGCCATTCGTTATAATTTCTTGATATATTCTTTCAAATAAATCTTTTGTAAATTGATTTTTAACTTCTTGTAATTGATTTTCCATTAATAAATCCCTCCAAAATTAAATTTGTTTAAAACTAAAATTTTATAATATTTTGTTCCTTAATTGAATAATTTCTTTAAGCTTATTTCTTCTACATTCTTTCAAACTTTCTGTCCCTTTATCAACTTGATATTCTACCTCTTCTATTAGCAAAGCAATTCCTTCGTGCAAAAGTTGCTTTTCTCTTTCATTTAATAAATCCTCATATAAATAATGGATTTCTTCATCTCCATTACCACAATATGGGCAAATGTAAGTGATTAAAACTTTGTTCTTTTCAATTCTTCTACAAGACATAATGTCTGCTTTTTCATTACAGTTTGTACATATTATTTTAATGTTTTCTATAACCAACACCTCTTTTATTATTCTATTTCTTCGACTTCAACTTCTGTTTCATAAGGACTATCTTCACTAACAACATTGATATTAATTGCTTCATTAACCTCATCTTTATCGCAAAACCATGGCTTTTCTCCATCAACTAGAGGATTCCCATATCCCTCTATAAAACCCTCTCCAAACCTAGCTCTCATTTGTGCTATATGTTCTGCATGTTCTTCGTATGTATCAAAATCAAACATACACTCTCTAAAATTTTTCATCCATTTTTCGTCTAATTGTTTATCATCTATTTCTATTTCATATTCATCTGTTCTATGTACTACGCATTTATATTTTTTCATAAAAAGTCTCTCCTTTATTCTTCTATATTAAATTTTGATTCTATATTAACATCTACCTTCCCACCAATTTCATCTTCTAAAACTTGTTTAATATTTTTATCAAATTTTTCTTTAGGATTATCTATTAAATCCTCTTTATTTTCAATCTCACCTGTTGCTGTAAGTTTAATTGTAGCTTCATAGTTAGCTTTCATATTATAATTCACCTTCTTTTTCTAACTTTTCTATTTCTTTACCAAATCTTCTCCAAGTGTCATTTTCAAAACAATCTTTATAACTTGATATGTTATGCCCACAACCTTCAATATGATCTTTTATTGGTATGCACAAATAACTATCTCTCATAATAACTTCAAGACCTTCTTCATCAAAATAATATGTACCAATAATTTCTACAAAATCTTTTAAATTGTAAAAATCAACAAATACAACAACTTCTAATCCATATTTATCTTCAAGTATAGTTGTTTCATTGTTTTTAAGAAACTCATATAAATCTACATCAACTTCTTTCATTAACATCCTCCTTGCCTTATTAAATTATATTATATTATGTATTTAAGTAATTCTTTAAAAATTGCTTCTAAAATTGGGATAGGGATTGAATTGCCTGCTTGTTTATATAATGTTCTCTTAGTATTAACTTTAGCTGCATTAAAATAATCATCTTCTGAATATCCTTGTAAGAGCCAACATTCTTTATCAGTTAGAAATCTATATTTACTATTACCTAGATCAATTACTTGTGCAGGACATCTATCTTGTCTTTCAGTAATGGTGTAACAAAAACCTTTAATTATTGTAGATCTCTTTATTCCTTTTTTTCCTATAGCTCCTAATATACTTGGTTGAGTTACTATATATTCTTCCGAAACATGATCTTGTAAAAATTCTTCTATATTTCTCATAGGTCTTCTTTCTAAATTATCAAAGTTAAATAGTGTTCTATCTAAACAACTAACAATAAACACTCTATTTCTATTTTGAGGCAATCCAAAATCCATTGCATTTAATACTTCAAAACTATTTGTATATCCCATCTTCTCCATTTCTTCTAAATATTTATTAAAATTATGTTTCATATGCTTTGATAGCACATTTTTAACATTTTCCCAAATAACGACACGTGGTCTCCATACTCCCATTTGTTTTATAATATTTATAGTTTCCCACATCAAGCTTGATCTTGTTTCTGAGCCTTTGTCAGCTCCTTTTTGTTTACCTGCTATTGAGAAATCTTGACATGGTGAACCATGAATTAATATATCAGGTTTTAAAGTATATCCAACTACTGTTTGAGTTTTATACTTCAAATCATTTTTAAATATAGCATTGTAACTCCTTACCGCTTTTTCATCTATTTCTACATAATCTATGGCTTTAATAGGTATTCCAAGGTTAACTAAAGCTTTTCTTGGAGAACCTATTCCGCCAAATAATTCTAGTATTTGTATCAAAGTTTTACTCCTTTATATTTATTAAATTATTTTATAATATAAAATTGAACTTTTATCATATTTTTTTCAAATAATTATTTCTTTTATTCTTTGTATAGTTTTGTCAATCATTCGATTTCTACTTAATTCCCATTTCTTTTTATCTTCATCATATGGAAATTTATCATTCAATTCACCATAGTTGACCCAAGTTTTTTTATCTTCTAGCAAATATCCGTATTTTTGTCCTTCTAACCATTTGATTAATTCAATGAATTTTTGATTATTAAAATTAAAATCTTTTGAATGATTGAAGGGTTTGCAAAACTTGCCGTTTATACATCTTGTTGTAACTAATATATCTTTACCACAATACTTGCATTTATAAATTCTAATTGTTCTGTTGTCATTCTCAAAATCTTCTGTATTACAATCAGTTGTTTTTGTAAGTCTTAAAGGATGATGTAATAAACATATTAACTTTTTCATATTTATTTCCTTTCTTTTAAGTTTTATTAAAATAATTTAAACTGTATAAAAGGTTCTGTTAACTTATAGTTGTATTGGGCATTACTTTACAATTTAACTTGCCCTTTAGAATCTGCTTTATCTAATATTTTCTTACACCTTTTACACGTTACCTCTGAAGAATTTCCTTTATTAGTTTCATCATCATGTTTCCACATACGATTGCATACACTTGTCATTAAATATTCAGTACCATTCCACATTCTTATACCACAGTGTATAAGTTTATTTCTTTTAATTAAATTAATTCTACCTTCAAACATATTTTCACTCCTTTTTTTGAATTGCAACTTAATCTAATGTAATAAACACCTTACCATTTTCATATTTTGCATCAATCCCTGCCCCACTAACTATTTCTAAAATAGTTTTAGAATGTTGTTCAAACATCTCATTATTTACTGGTTCAAAGCTCTCTTTCCTTTCGTTGTAAGCATTGATAATTTCATCTGCTGACGGACTTAATTTCTCCATTAACATTATTTGCTCCATAAAATTCATAATAGTTCCACCTTTCATATTTTAATTTGCTTTATGATTATGCATTCTGATTTCTATATCACTTTTAATGACCTTAGTATACTGATAACAATCACTTTTATCTTTACAATTAGATGTACATATTCCCTTACATCTAATGCCTTCTAGATACATTTCTTTAGTAACCATATGTTTTTGTCTCCTTATACTTCATTTTTAACCCTCTGTTTTTTAGAGTTCTTCACCGCAACTGGGGCAATATTGCCCTGTTTGATGTAATGGTCTTAAATCTAAATCTAATAAATCATTTAAAGTTCCCTTCTCAATCACAACATTAATGTTTTCATTTATAGTTTTTTCATCTTCGCATTCCTCTGGTATGCCTAAGATATCTATAGGTATTGGTATATCCCTATTATCGTTAAATCTATGTATTTCACTTTCGTCAAATCTATGTGCGGTTCGCAAATCAGAATTATATCCACCTTCACTTTCTCTGTATCCCCAAAATAGACCCCATTCTCCACCAAATATGCTATTATGCCTATTACATAGAATTAAATATTTTTTGCCCATTTTATTCCTCCTCACTTTATGACATAATAATTTCAAATTTAGTATTATTCTTCATAAGTAAACTCTGTTACATTTTCAGCCTTATACACCTTAACCCTTATCACTTTATCCCTAATATCATCCGTGATCGTGTCTATTTTCGCTTCTAGTATTTCTTTACTACTGGCAGAAACTTCTCTTCCATTACCGTTTTTGAATTTAATCACTCCTAAATAAAACACTTTTATACTTCCTTTCATAGTCATAATTTTTTGAAATACGAACTATCTTTTATGCATTTCGGCAAAACACTTATGGCAATATCCATCATTATTTTTAAATTCTTTTTCTGTTATTTTTGTATTACAAATATCACAAATCTTTGTTTTATCTCCTTCTACATAACTATTTATTTGTTCTAATATTTTTACCTTATTGTTATAGTTGTACAGATTATTTATTATAGAAATAACATCTCTCTTATCTAAATTTAACCTTTGTATACCATTATTAACTATTGTTATAAATTCTTTTAAGTCTTCTTTATCCATTTCATTCATGTTTGTCTATTCCTCCTATAGATTTGATTTATTAAATTATTTTGAATAAAATAGTTATTTGATTATCTTTTTATAATCCTCACTTAACCATTTGTTAATTACATCTAATTTCTCTTGGTTAAACTTAGGGTTATTTTTATTATACCACTCTGTTAATTGAAAAATATTTTTACTGCTATTACAACTTCTACAGGCAGGAACACAATTACTTAAATCGTTAGCTCCTTCACACTCTACGTGTTCTTTATGTAAATCTTGATTAAAAATTTCTCTATGCTCTTTTTCAGTCATACCACAATATGCACATGAGTTATTAAAATATTCTTTGCATATATTCCACTCTTTTGAAGTGATAGTATGATTTTTGTTGCTCCTTACTTCACTATATTGTTTAATCTTATCTTTATTGTTTTGTTGCCATTCAAGCTGTCTACCTTCTTCTCTATATTTGTTCATCAACTCTCTAATTTGTTGTCTTTTGTTTGGATTAGAATTCCTAATTTTATTAATTTCTAACCATTTATCCCTATTTTCTGGTTTTCTTCTCCAACTCCTAGCCTTTTCTTTACTACATTCTTTACAATAAGGAAACAATTTATCTCCTTTAGGATTTTTTGAATTAGTTTTATAAAAATATTCAGTTGTACATGGCAACCATTTTCTACACTTACTACATAATTTATATAATACACCATTAAATTTTTTATGAGATTTTTCATAAGTTATTTCTTTCAACAATAAACCACTCCCTTTTAATTATTTTTTAAGAAGGAATGAATTTAATCATCCCCATTACTTACCACTACTTCCTAGCTTACCTAATCCTCTTTCTGATTTAATATTTTTTAATTCTTCCCATGTTATTTCTCTTTTCTTAAATTCAGGAACAGGTATCATAACAAATTGAGTTATCGCCTTATGTATAGGTTTTATTATACAATCTTCTTTTTTCACAACTCTTTGATTATTATACTTATTAATATTAAATGGATAATTAGTTATTTGAAAATGCAATAATAGCTGACCACTCTTTATATCTTTTTCTGCTGATCTTAGTAATTCATCATCAGAGATGCATTCAAATTTTTTTGTATCTAAATTAAGATAATTACATTTTTCTATTTCATCTTTTGTTTGAGTAGTTATTACTAATGTTTTATCTTTGTTTGTGTTAATTAAAGGAACAAAATAACCATTTCTATATCCGCTATCTCCTACGCCAGCTCCTACTATTATACCTTTACTTCCCATTCCACCTTTATCAAAGAATTTTGGAAAATATGCTTTATTACAAGCTATTGCTATTCCAGTATCTATTAATCTAGTTGAATTAGGTTCTATTACGATAGTTTCTGTCTCACAAGTATATATATCATATCCAGCATCTTCATCTCTCTTAGTTGGTATGATAGCATTTGGCTTTGTCTTTGCAAAATATAATTCATTCATTTCTACTGTTTTTATCCTTTTACTCATTTAACATCTTTCCTCTCTTTTAAAAAATATACTTGTAAGGAATGTTTGTGCAAACCCTACAAGTATTATATTACCAAATTATTTTATATTAGTCAAGTATTTATTGTATATTTATTAAATTATTTTATATTGCCTATAAACTGTAAAAAACTCTCTCATCCATTTCTTTAGCTCTCTCTGATTTGTAAGAACTTTGTTTTACTAAATATCCAACTATTTTTATATATGAATCTGATTTTGGTCTGTGGCATATTGGACATATATTTCCATAAAAACTATGATCTAATTCACAAACATTTATTTTCATTATAAAACTATAATAGACTACACCTTTATTCGCCAAATACGTCATCATTCTCCATGCTTCTTCTTCATCTTTAAAGCCTTCACCTAAGTTAACGTGTAACATAACTCCTCCACCACATGCCTTATCTAATTCAGAAGAAACTTTAATTCTTTCTAATACATCGGTTTGAACATTTAAGGGTATCCATTGATTACCATATATATAAGTATCTAATTGATTGCCAAATAATATTTTATCTTTTTTACACATTTTTATACTAGCAGATTCAGCAGGAATTTGTTCAACATTTGATGTAAACCCATATCTTTTTAAAGTTTGCTTATTCATTTCCACTACTGTATGCAGTATCTTTTTTGCCATATCTAAACCTTTTTCTGTATAATAATATCCTGTACTGTTTTTAGAAATTCCGCCTAATAATTTTATAGCTTCAAACATACCGTTTATACCTATTGTACTAAATTGATTGTTCATGTCCATTAAATCTTCTGAATAAATAGGTAGCAAACCTCGTTTAATATTCTTATTTAGAATATCTCTATGTATTTTTAATAGTTTATGAGATATGTTCACTCTTTCCTTCAATATGTCTATGTATTTATCAAAATCTCCTTTGGTTTCCAAGGCTATTCTCACTAAATTAATTGTATTAACTTTCGCACTTCCTATAGATATAGAAGAGCCTCCTATTGAATTAAAATGCCCTGTTAACTCTTGCTGTCCTTTTGACATTTCTTGTGTAGAAGATACAAGACGGCAACAAGAAGCCAGACCATCCACATTTTCAGCATTATATATATTAACATCTTGCCATGTTAGATTGTGCTTACAAACAAACTTTGCCATATCTTCATCTAAGTATTTCCCATCTCTAAATAATAAACTTGCACTAATAACAGGGAATGTAAAGAATTTTTCATATCTTAATCTTTTTTCATAATCAAGAAAATCCTTTTCATATTGAATAATTTCTTCTAAATAATCAATTATTAATGTGTTGTCTGGAAATTTCTCCATTCCAAAGAACCCCATAATATGTTCTCTATCTAAAATTGAAAAATTAGTATAAGCTGACTGTTCTTGCCCTTTCAAGAATGGTTGATTTAAACTAAACAATATTTGTTGCCATTGTTGTTCTTTGAATTTTTTAGCTTGTTCCTTATTCATATTTTGCTCTTCACTATCTTTTTTCCAAAAATAAAAGGAATAAATTAAATAATCTGGTACTCCTACAGCTCCGCTTTGTTGATTAGTTGCTAATGCTACAAATTCTTTGACATGACTATTAAAGGTATCTAAATGTTGTGCTGGTTTCCCTTTCATATCTTTGGCAAAATATAAACCTCTTTCTACTATTGGTTTTAAAGAATAAGCATAGCAATATGGCTTAAAACTTGTGTCTTGGCTATCATGCTCATATAAAGCACCATTAATCTGTAGTTCTAACCATTTATCTGCTGTTTCTTTTCCAAACTCCTCTTTCATTTCTAAATATAGTTTATTTCTTGAAAATAATTTGTTCCAAGGTTTTCTACTTTCACTAATCATGACACTTATATTTTTATTATTTACATTACTATTATCATCAATGGAAGCATTTGCTACATTATTACTACTAATAAACTTATTAAAAAAAGCTGTTGTATCAAGCTGTTCGTCTGATAATCCTTCTAATTTTAATATTTCTTCTCCATACTTTTCTTTTAACTCCTCAAACTTCTTTTCAAAATCTTTGTCTAATGTTACATTTAATTTCATAGGCTAGTCCTCCTTAATAATATTATTTAATTTAGTTTTTTTATTAAAATCATATATAAATTGATTTGAAGATGATGGAATTTGATTAACAATATGATTTTGTTTTTGGTAATCCCCTAATACCCCAATATCTATATATGAAATATAATCTTCTATTTCTTTTAAATCCTTTAAATATCTCCAAGTATATATAATATTACATATTTTATTTTGATATTTGTCTTTGAAATGTTTAGAGATTTGATAGGTGGCTTCTCTGTTCCATTTTGCTAAGGCTTCTCCCCCTAAATAACATATAGATATTTTAGGATATATAGTAAGCCATTCTTTTATTTTATTGTCTAGATCATTAATTACTTCTATATAATTAGTATCATAACCAACCCGTTGTTTTTGCAATTCAGGATTATGACAATCTGTACATTTTATTTTTTTATCACAACCACTAAAATATATTGATATTGCAGGGTAATACAATCCATCTCCACTAATAGAAAATTGTGTTGTTATAAAAATATCCTTCATTATAAAATGTCCTCTGTTTTCACTAGCGTATTGTTTTTAAATAACAAAGGTAATGCCATTTGCCCTTGTTTTCGTGCAATGCTAATATATTCGTTTTGTTCCTTTTCATTTAAATCTTTTTCAAAATCTATGTATTGAAAGTTTATTTCATTATCTGTTAATCTTTTTTTTGTTATATAACATTTTGGACAATTTTCTTTTCCTATTACTTTTATCATATAATTCCCTCTTTCATATATCTTGTTTATTAAATTATTTTAAATTAATGTAAAATCAACCTTTTATAAACTATATATTTAAGCTTTCCAACATTTTTTATATTGCTCGCTTTCTGCATTTGTTAATTCCATTTCTTCATATGAAACAACCTTCCCATAAACCCTACCAAATTTAGTATCACATATTACAAAGTCATTTATATCTAATCTTTCATTACTTCTAAATTTATATTGTTTTTCATTAGGTTTATGCTCTATATAGTATATTATAAAGGGTTTTTTAGTTTCTTTTAGTCTAAATCTTTGATTCACTCCTATAAATACAGTATCATTAAATAATGAATTTGATTGTCTTTTTGTATTATTTTCAATATAATGTAATTCAAGAGAACCAAATTCGTCCATATGTATAGATGTAAATTTTCTAAAAGTAACAGCCCATTCACTTTCATAGGTTTCATTAGGCTCTATTCTTGCTATAACTTCTTGAAAAGTAAAATCTTCTTGTATTGGCTCTAACATCTCATCACTCCAATTATAGGAAATTTCACCCTCTCTAATTTTATAACTATCGACACAACATTTTTTTATTGTAACTGACTCTCCTTTAAACTTATCCATTGAACATACATAAGCCCATCCTCCATAATGATGACCATCTTCTAAATCTGTTCTAACTCGAACTCTATCTCCCACTTTAAATTTCATAAAATATCCTCCTTAAATATCTTTATAATGAGTATCAACTATTTCAAATATTCCTTTTATTTGATACTCCCAAGCTTTTAGATCATCACCTTTTATCTGTGGAAATATTATTTTAAATTCTTTTATGTATTCTTCTGGAGTTATGTCACAACCTTTCTTTACCTTAGAAGTTATATCTACTTCTATTTTGTACAATAAATCATCAGCAAACATATTTATCACTCCTCTTTATAATTATTAAATTATTTTATTCCCAACTTAAACCTGCATTTTTTTCTTCAAATTTTCCATCTTTGATAACGAACCTAAAATGGTCTCCATTATCTGTGTAAAATTGCAAATAGCCATCTTCACAATATGGAGCTATTAATTTAAATAATACATCATCGTCCCCTAGTTTTTCACCTATAAAATCTATTATTGTATAATAATTGTCATCTTCTTCTAATTCATATTTTAAATCATTCCATATTTCTTCTAATGTTAAAGGGGTATCTTCATCATCTTCTATTGATATCATATCTTTAATATCAAATCCATCGACCCACTTCAATTCTCCGCCATTATTAAAAAAATCTGATAACTTAGTTATTATCAATTTCATATTTTCTTTTCTAATTTTAATATTTCCTTCCTCATGATAAACACAACAGCTCATATTCTAAATCCTCCTTTATAAATTATTTTAATCTATTTTCTAATTCCTTCAATAATTCTTCATTTGTATAATCTGATAATTGTTTTTCTAATACAACATCAACATCATTAATTGTTTCACCATGTTCTAAATCTTTATAGCTTTTAATCTTTTTAACTTTGAACTGTTTAATTAATTGTTCTTGTGAAAAATTCCATATTCCCATTATTTCTCCTTCTGGAGTACATACAACAGAAATTATGCTATTATTATTTTCAACATTAAATGTTACAATATCTCCTGTGTTAAGCTTGTTTCCTTTAATATCTATTTTATTTGTTTCTTCTCCTATAGGGAATTTTTCTTCAAAATATTGTAGATACCCTGTAAATTTCTTACTCATTTAGTTATCCTCCTCTTTTTTATTGGACATTAATTCTTTATTAATTGATTTCAAATAAAATCCATATTTTAAACCATCTGAACCGTTGTATATTATAGCTTTAATCAACTATAATATACAACTTATGTATTAAATTATTTATTAGTTCTCATATCTAATATAGGATTTCCTCCTTGTACTTGAGGTACTTTACCATCCCATTTCTTTACTTTCTCATATTCTACTATAGTATTATTTAATGTAGATTGTTTTAGCCTATTTGCATCTGCCTCAGCTTTAGCCCCTATTTCTGTTACCTTTGCTTTAGATTCTGCATCTACTTTATCTTTTTGTGCTTTTATTTTTGCAGTTTCTAATTCTATTTTTTGTTGCTCTAATTGTTGTTGTGCGTTGATTCTATCTTGTATAGCCTTATTAGTTTGTCCATCTACATTTATTCTTGTAAAATTGACACTATCAATAACTATTCCATATTCTTTAAATCTTTCTTTAGAATACTCATATAATTCTTTATTTAAATAACTTCTTTTTTCTCCATAAATATCTAACACTGAAAATTTAGAAGATACTTCTGTAGCATACGCTTTCATCTTACCTTTTATAAAATTCTGTTCGATTACTTTCCCTTTTTGACCTTTAAATCTTGTAAATGTTTTTGGTAATTGTTCATTATCAAAATGATAGGAGAACTCGAGATCGATGTTAAGTACTTTCCCATCTTTACTTGGAATTAAGAAACTATCATCATCTTCTGATCCTTCTTTTTTGTCTTTACTTAAAAAAGCTTGTTCAGTAGCAACTGAATACTCTACAACTTTTTTAAATGGAGATATTAAATGCCAACCTTGTCCCAATGTTTTATCCTCTACACCCCCATTCATACTATAAACAACACCTACATATCCTGCCTTGATTCTTTCTGTTGATTTAAATATAGTAAATACTCCTCCTACAACTAATATTCCTGCTATTAAACTTGATAAAAACTTCTTATTCATTATTATTTATCCTCCTCATTATCTTTAAATATTTTATTTGAAATTGCTTTTGTTAAATCTACCAACTTGCTGCATATAGGTATTAATGATATAAAGGCAATAATTGCTATCAAAAATACAATTAAATAGAAAACTGGATTCATTCTAACCACTTCCTCATTAAATTATTTCATTATAATATGGGGTCTATATACCATTTTCCTTCCGCAATAACCTTTCTCATAAATCCATCTGAACAGTCTCTGCTAAAACCATTGTGAAAAATTTCTTTTAACGTATGATATTTAGTAAAAAATGGGTCATTCAGTACTAGATAATGTTTTACTTTAACTTTTTTATCCGTATTTAATACAAGCTTAAAATCTACAGGTTTTTCAACTACTTCCCATGATTCATTCGTTTTTAACTCTATATTGCTAGTTTCTTCTCCAAATTCATAAAATTTTATATCGCCATTCTTATTTTTAACCGTCCATCCACTCTGATTTTTAAATTCTAAGTATGGATTTTCTGTTATTTCCATAATCATTCTCCATGTTAAATATGTATGTTTACCATTGCACACAATTCAATCCTCCTTTAATAAATTATTTTATATATAAAGTTGCATTAGCAATTTTATTTTCTTTATTATTAATTAACCATTCTCCTGTAACGTTTGGTATAAATACATCAACTTTACATTCTGTTTTATCTTCATTTAGCCATTGTATTGCTCCACCTGAATCTACTACTTTATAATTACCCATACCTTCTATATTTAAAATACTTCCATATGTAATATCTTTAGGCATAGCACAAACTTTCATATTGTGTGATGTTAAATTCTTGCCTTTTTTATCTAATTGCCCACCTTCTAAATCATTGTCAATATTTGTATAATATGTCACATATACTTTTATTGATTTAATTTGTCTACCGCCTGACAAATCACCTCCTCTCGATAATCTAGCTTTTTTTAATTGTTCATTTTTATTTTTTAAATTACTTACACTATTTTCTAAGTTCTTTATTTTCCTATCTTTTTCGCTATTTGTGTTTTCTATGTTTTTAATCCTTATGTTCTTATTATCAATCTCTTTTGTTAATGTTTTATTTCTAGTTTGCTCTTTCTCAATTGTCTTTTGTTGAGTATGTATTTGTTGTTCGTTTTTATTCTTATTATGTAGTAAATACATATTACTTATAGCTAAAATACAAATAATAGCTAATAATCTTTTTGATTTCAAACAATCATCCTCTCTTTTTTCTAGTCATCATCCCTCCAACCACAATTGGGACACTTTCTATAACTTATTAATTGATTACATTCTGTGCCAAAGTGTTCAAGTCTTTCAGTATCTCTCTTTGTTATTACAATTAATTCCTCATTGCATTTAGGACATCTGCCATTATTAAAATTATAATCTTCAGCATTAGACTCTATCCCTTTTAAATTTTGTTCTAATTCTTTTATTTTATTTTCTTTTATTAAAGTTAAGAAATCTGTTGCAAGTTCATGTAATAAATTTAATCCATCATCTTTTAAATACATTTCTGGATTATGAAATATGTCTTTAAACTCATTAAAATAAATGCTTCCTTTATTCAATCTCTCTCAACCTTTCTATTTAATATTACCAAATTATTTTATATTAGTCAAGCATATGTATTTGTTTTCTAAATTATTTTAAATCTGCATAAACACTATGTATAGTCTGAGGTTTCTTATAATCTTTATGTAAATCTAATCTTTTACTTTTAATTAACTCCTTAAAAGGCTTACAAAAATACTTATTATTATCATCTTGATAACAGCAATTGTCTTCTATGTCATGTTCTATTATTTCTCCTATTCTCCTATCTTCCCAAAGAAAATTACTAATCTGGTTTACTTCTTTTTTAGATTTACATAATATATATAATGTTAATTGCTTCTCGTTTTTACCTGTTGTTTCAAATATTTTGTTCATTATTTTTCACCCATCCCTTTTCAGTTTTATGTATTTGTTTTAAAATTATTTCATAATCATTTCTTCCAAAATTTCCACTTAAACTTCTTTTTCTCTTTGTTTGCAAAGTAATCACTTTGTAATCTTCCTAATTCTGATTTTAATAAATCATTATACTCTTTTAAACTTTCTACTTCTTTATCTAGTAATTCATTTTCTTGTTTTATGATATTACAATAATTTTCCACATCTGCTTGTCCTCCAAGATAACCTAAAAGCCATAAGGCAGTACATAATAGATTATCATCACACATTTTTAATTCTAATTTAGGTATTTTATCTCCATTCTTGTATGTTTTATTTTCTTTTAACTGAACAATAACTTCTACTTTATTGAAAGTTTCTTGATTATTTATATTGCCATAAATTTTATTATCTATAATTGCTAAAGCTTGACCTTCCACTAAATCACAATCGGTTTGACATATGTAATGTTCATACTCAAATAAATCATTATAATAACCTTCGTAATCACTTTTAGGATTAAATAAATCTATTTCTGTATCATCTTCTTTTTCTAACTTATTTAATTCATTAGTTAATTGATTAAACCATTCCTTATCTTTTGTTTCCAAAGCTAAATTAATCATATCTTTAAGAAACTCTTTATCTTGAATATCTGATATTTTAATCACCTTCTTTTAATGTTGTTTTGGTGGTGGCGGAGGTGCTGGAGCATTTGTTGGAGGGACTGTTTTAACGTTATCTTGATTATTTAGGATTATATTGGTTTTATTTTTATGTTCACAATCTTTTATCTTAACTTCCATTAAAGCCGATACCCCTTTTATTATTGCAATTATTATATATCCAAAAATTTTTATTAACCCCAATGGTAGAGTTATGATATTTACAATTATATCTCCTATGTATATACCTTGATATTTTTTGCTTTTCTTATGACTACTCCAATCTTTTTGAATATCTTTGCAGAGGACTAAATACCACATTAAACCACATAGAGTAGCAAGTCCATTTAAAAAAGGATTTTGCATAAAACAATCATATAGCATTTTAAATTTAATCACCTCCTAAACTTTTGATAAAAGAATCATTTTATTAAATTGTTTTTGAAATAGTCTTCAACCATGCCTCGTCTTATTACTTTATCAAATTGAACAATAATATATAGTAAATACTTATCTAAATAAGGATTTAATTGCATCATATATTCAAGGGGTATTCCATAATAGGCTTCTGCTATGCCTCCTGCTATACAGGCTTGAGTATCAGTATCTCCACCTAGACTAACAGCTTTTCTAACAACATCTTCATATGATTTTCCTTCAAGAAAACATATAATTGATTCTGGTACACTTCCTTGACAAGTTTCATCGAAAAAATAACTTGATCTTATATCTTTTATGCTTTTATTTAAATTATAATCGAAAAATGTTTCTATAAATTCTTTAATTACCTTTTTAGGAGTTTTCATTCTTGCTAAATAAACACAAGCTGCTATAGCAGAAGCCCCTTTAATTCCTTCTATATGATTATGTGTTGCTATTGCTGATTCTTCTGCTTTATCCATTACAGTTTTTAAATCGTTGTATAGCCATCCTATAGGACTAACTCTCATAGCTGAACCATTTCCAAAACTATTATATGGTTTAGCATTATCAGATTCTAACCAATTTTTAAATGAGTTACCATAACTGCAATTAGGATACCTATTTCCCCATTCTCGATATGCTTGTTCAAAACTTTTATTATTTAAAATTGCATCTGCTGTAGCTATAGTTAAAACTGTGTCATCTGTAAACTCACATTTTTTATCAAATAGTTTAAAATCTTCTGACTTGTTATTTCTTAGTTTACTAAATTCAAATCTTGAACCTATGATATCTCCTAATATAGCACCTTTCATAAAAACTCTCCTTTTTTATTAAATTATTTTTAATATATTTTAGCTTTTATTCAGTTCTAATTTAACCAAATTAATTCCCAATCACTATCCTTATAAATAGCTTCTAAGCCTTTTTTATCATCATCAAACCAATTGCCATACTTAATCACATTGTATCCTTTGTTATATTGCACCAATTTATATTTAGCTTTCATATAATCTGTTTCATGATAATCTGAAAAGTAATCTTCTGGTTTATCTTTTTCAATTACACCCCTTTTGACCATCTCTAAAACTAAATCATCATCAAAACAATCACTATCATACCAAGGCATTTTTGTAGCATATGTATAAATTGCTTTAACTAAATTATGTTTTTTACAAGCACTTTCCAAAGATTCATAAAACAAATAAGTTCCTTCTATTTGACTATAAAAACTATTATAAGTTTCTTTTTCATAATCAATTTGAGGTCTATTATGTTTTTTATTACGTTCGATATCTCTTTTAATTATTTCTTCTTTGAAAGTTTGTAAAAACTCTTTAGTTAGTAGTTTTCTTTTCCTATTAGGTAATTTAAAGTAATTTGAAATGCCCCATCCTATATTTCCCTTTCTTCCCATATCTCATTTCTCTCCTTTTTTTAATTATTTTATACATTGAATTCCTAAATTTAAAATATTAAGTATAAAACAACTTATAAGTAATGAACATAACCAAAATTGAGACTTATTAATATTCTTTTTACGACAATATATAAACCATTTAATAACACTAAACAACCAACTTATAAATGTTAATATAAATAATAATCCTAAAAGTATTTTCATTTATTACTCCTCCTCGTATTCACCAATTGTATCTATAACTATATCTCCGAATTTAAAAATTCCGTCTTTAATTTCTGTAATAAAATTATTATCAAAATCAATTATATTTCCTAAACGTTCTATGTTTTCACATTCCTTATCAATAGCTTCAATAGGCATTATTCCAATTAGCCCTGCGTCAACACTATATTTTCTTCCTTCATTATCTTTATATATACCATCTCCATAAGCAGTACCTCCTCCAAGGATAGGATAGCCTTTGTAGAATTGATTTTCTGCCTCAAAATAATCTGTGTCATCTAATAATTTTGACCAATCTTTTTGCTCTTTTACAGCATAACAAGGGTCTCCTATATAATATTTTCCCTTTTTAAAATTTTTACTAAACATAACCATACCTCCATTTATCTTTTAAATTGTTTTAAATTGTTGTAAATCTCGAATTTTATTTACTTTTTAAATATATTTCCACCAATAAATCAATTCATTATTTTCAATCCAGATTGTTATAGTTTTATAAATTTTATTAATCTCATTAAAAAAATGTTCCTCTCTATTATTTATCCATCCACTATAATCTTTTAAAATATCATCTACTAATTCCATAGTTAATACAGTTTTTCTAAAGTTTTTATAATTTGGCAAAGTTATATCAGCTTTATTCATGTGATATGAATTGCCACTTCCTAAGATTTTTTCATTACAAACAACTGGGAATTCATTGTATCCAATCTCATCCTTATAAAAATCATCATTAATGAATGGATTAGGTATTATATCTCTATTTACTTTAGTTATTTTATAAAATAATAAATTTCTATCGCTATTAAAATAATTGAAATCTTCATAAACATTTATATCACAATATTCTAAAATATCCTCAATACAATTTTGAGTAATACCTGTAATCTTAATTGGTTTATTAATAATATTGTCTTTAAATGTGCCTATGTAATACATACTAGACATGCTTATCAGCTCCTTTATTATAATTGCTTTATTAAACTATCTATATCTTCGGGTGAAAAATAATCCTCACCATATTTAGAGTAGCAGATATCACAAACTTCTAAGTTATAAAAATCACTTGTGCCATCTAATGTAATGGGGTTTAAATCTTCTTGTTTTCTCTTACATATTTCACATTTATCTTGCATGACACCACTCCTTTTTTATTAAATCATTTTAATTCAAATTTCGCTATAAAATTCTTATTTTAATAGAACTCAACTTCAGCAACTCTACCTGTTGAAAATACAACATATTTATCATATACTACATAATAACTATCTAAGCCACAATGATATGATTTCTCTTCATTAAAATCATTTAATATTTCCTCATATTTCTTATTCAATTTTGAACTTAAAGTTTTAATACATTCATCAACACTATTAAATATAATACCGATATCATATACATCTTCGCTTGACAATTCTCCATCTTCCTTTGTAATTAATCTTTCATCTAACATAATTACTCCTTTCTTAGATTAAAAGTTTTATATTTCCCTTAACCTACAATTTAATTTTACCAAATTATTTTATATTTGTCAAATGATTATTAGCTTTTTATCAAATTATTTCATTATCAAGCATATATTTTAAAAATGTTTGCTTTTTAGATACAAAGCTTGTAATCATAGCCTTATATAATGCATTTGTTTCTCCTAATAATACACCATATTTAGAAGCTCTAGTTATTAAAGTGTACACTAATTCTTTTACTAACATCATAGGCGGAGTAGAGTAATCTATACAACCTATAACGTATTCGTATTGACTTCCTTGAGATTTTGCTACTGTCATAGCATAACCTAAAATTAAGCTACCCCAATATTTTTTTGGTATTATTACTAATTCATTACTAACATACGGCATATCAACATATATAATTTCATTGTCTAAATCTATAGATTTTACTATTCCTTGTTGACCATTAAAAATAGGTGTATTTCTACCAGTTACGTCAATAATTTTATAATTATTTTTAATAACCATTATTTTGTCATTCTCTCTAATTGTAAATTTCTTATCTTTAGTTAAAGAAATTTGTATCTCATTATTATTATGAGATGGATTATATATTTCTTGTATTTTATTGTTTAAATTATAAACACTTGCTTCTCCTCTATCTTTTACAGGTACTAATACTTGTATTTCTGTTATGTCTGTAGCTAAAGGTAAGCATTTTTTAAAATATTCTAAGCATTTATTAACACTATCCTCTTTATCTTTATAAACTTCTAACTCGAAATCTTTTAATTCACCATATATTTCATGTCCAATCCATCCTTTTTCATATAAAGGAATTTTATTTCTTATTGACATACTACTTGTAATAATTCCTGATTTTTGAGCTTGCCTATGTATTTTTGTTAATTCTACACTTTTTAAAGTTTCACTTTCTAAAATATCTTTTGCTAAGTTCATACAGCCAATACTTTCTAATTGATGTATGTCTCCTAATACAATTAATTTACTGTTTGTATCTATTGCTTTAATTAAATCATAGAATAAATTTCCACCTAACATAGATATTTCATCAACTATAATTATTTCTTTTGGAATTGGATTATCTTTCTTATAAAAAAACCCATGAGGCTTTTTATACCCTAACAATCTGTGAATTGTATATCCTTCTTCTCCTGTAACCTCCGCCATTCTGGAAGCAGCTTTACCTGATAATGCAGTTTGAACAAATCCATAATTATATAAAACACTAATTATACCATTAACTACACTCGTTTTTCCTGTTCCCCCACCTCCTGTAATCATAATAAACTGATTCTTTAAAGCTTCCTTTATTGCTGTCTTTTGTTCATCTGTATATTCCCACCCTTGTTTTTGCTCAGTCTCTTTTATTATTGTTTTCCAATTATTAAATTGAAAAATATTGATTCCATTATTTATTCGTTTTAATTCGTTGCAAATATTCTTTTCTAAATTATAATATTTCATTAATCCAACTTTTGTTGTTTTGTTACTTTCTTTGTCACAGTTATGCCATAATATCTTTTTCTTATACATATCTTGTATTATCCTACTTAATGTTTCATTATCTATCTCACCTAACTCAGTGTACATTAGTTCCATTAAATATATTGGACTAACATATGAATTCCCTTTTTGAGCTTCTTCTTCTAATATATGTTGAATAAAAGCTTGTACTCTAAATTCAGAATCAATAGGCATACCAGCTTTTAATGCCATATCATCAGCTTTTGACCAGCCTATACCATTTACTTCCGTAATTAGAATATAAGGATTTTCTTTTATCTTATCAATAACTATATTAGGACTACCATATTGCTCAATCAACTTTTCAACCATTTTTTGCGTTAATCCATATTCATCTAATTCTACATATATAGCACTATAATCAATTGTATTCTTATAGTCTTCTATAATTTTAATTGCTGTCTTTGCTCCTATCCCTTTTACTTTTGTTATTTTCTCTAACTCTTCTGTGCGAATGACATCAAATGGATTCTCATATGTATTATAAAAATTATTAAATTGTTTTTCAGTTAATATATGCGAAAGAAAAATTTTCTGCTCTTTTTTATTATTTAAATCCATAGGCTTACCAAAATACATTTTTTCATATTGATATGATTTGTATTGCTCATTATAAGTTTCTTTTCCTACTAATTTATATGTATCTGTATAGTTATATTTAGGTAAATTACCCACTATAGTTATAGTGTCAAATACTTCATGTACTTTGGGTTCGCCTTTTAAAACTTGAACGACTTTTCCTGTTAATATGCACCAATCATCTGATTTATGTGTTTCTGTTTTAGGATATAGTTTTGTTTTAATCTTTACTTCACAAGATACAATTTCTCCTGTCTCTATATTCTCACTCATTAATTTTACTCCCCTCTATATCGTTCCGTTTGAAAAGATAATTCTCCATTTTCTCCAACCTCAGTAATTTTATATACAGTATGTTGAAAAGCACTATCTTTATATTTTTTAGGTTTAAATATATCATTTCTACGATAACCACTTACAATAATTAATTGTCCTCTTTTAAACCAACTCTCCTCGATAACAGTCTTATCACCATTATCATTTTGTTCTGAAATTGTTTTATCATAAAAACTAAATTGACCACTATAAAATTTTAAAGTGACTACTTCACCATTAATAGTTAACAAAGTTACCATATGTTTATTTTTATCTTTATCTAGCACTGTACCAGCAATTCTATAAAGTTTAAAAATTGGATATTCTCTATCTTTATATTTCCCATATGATTCAATTATAGGTTCTTCTGGTAGTTCACTGAAGTTTTTTATAAAATATTTTTCTTTATTTACATTAGCTAACTCATGTTTATGGTAATAAAATGATAAACTATCCATTTCCCATTTAGATATATTTCCATTAGCATATTTATTCCATTTTTCTTTAAATACAAAATTATTATATCTATCTAAACAATCCGAGGATTTTAACCATTGTTTAAAATCTTTTGTTAATTTATCAAAAACTTTTTCAAAACCAGTTGATTTTAATTTACATGAAAAAATTATATTTCCTTGTTCATTATAGTAATAATCTTCATTTTCTTTCATATCATCTATAAAATATGTTTCAAAAAAATTAATAGTCTTTTGAGTTGTAATTTCATTATGTCCTTTTAATACATACCATTGTTTACTTTTTTTCTCTTCATCTTGTTTAATAAAATTATTTTTAGTTATCACATAATTCTTAAATCCATTTACTCTTATCGCTAATTTATATTGTTGTGGAACTATCCCCAAATTAACTACACTCTCAGTAGCTCTCATATCTAAAGTTTTTTTATCAGGGAAGTTTAATCTTAAATAATCTTTCATAATTTGTTCACGAATCTTTTCCTTTTCTACAGAATCAAAAGCTCCAGCCTTAATTAATGACACTGTTGTTCCAAAAGGCACTAAGGATTTATTTTGTTTTTTACCAGTAGATAATATTACTTCTTTTTTTGTTTTAACTAATTTCTCATGAAAATCTATCAAAGAATTATATGGTCTATGATTAATTATTTCATAAGCAGCATCATCACCTACACCACTTATGCCTTTTAATCCAAATATTATTTCATTTGCTTTTTCATCAGGAGTAAAACCAAACTTAGCTTTATTTATATGTGGTGAAGCTACTTTTACCCCTCTGTTTTGCATTTGTCCTATAGCTGTTGCAATCTTCCCATAATTAGTAACTTTTGTTTTTTTCTTATTTTCATTAATATCTAGTTCATTTTCTCCTGCTCCTGCATTAATTGTTAAAACTGAACAGTTCCAAAATAACATGTTATAGTGATATGCTAGATTCATTTCTTGTAAACCTATTACACTATATGGTGTAGTATGATTACGAGAAAAGGAATACCCTAGCTGTCTTTTTATTTGTACTTTCCAAACATAATCTAGAAGTTCAAGTCTAGTTTTGTTTTCTAAACCTTTATTGTAAAATAGTTGTTTACATTCTTCTATAAGTTTAGGTTTCTTTTTTGCTATTGCTTTTCGTAATTTATTAGCTTCTTTTAAAGAAAAATCACAAATTTTTTCTTCCATTACTAATTCCATTACATCTTCTTGCGTTGTGGCAACTCCATATGTATGTAATAAATATTTTTCTAAAGTTTTTATTTCTTCTTCATCCAATTTCCATTCTTTTAACTCTTTATACCATAATTTTATATTATTCTTATATTCTACAAATGTATCAATTGGATTGGTTTCCCCGTCTCCCATTAATCTCATGACAGAATTGCCTATTGCCATAGTAGGTAAATCGTAAGGTTTAATTTTTCTACTTGCTTCTAAGCCAACCTTTGTATTAAATTGAAATAAGTCTTCAATTTTATTATCACCTATCATTTCCCACATTTCTTTTGTTTTATAATCTAAAACATCAGGATGTATATATGTATTATATGTATTTTTCAAATTACCCTGCCATTTTATTTTTTTATATTCTATCAGTAGGTCTAATTCTGTTCTAATTTTATCCAGTGCTTCTATAGTTAAGCAATCTACCTTTAGTCCCCCACAATAATCACTGTCCGTCATATTCCAAGCTGTTGTATATTGTCCATTAGGTGCTTTCATTAAACTATTTTGATTTACATATCCATTTTTAAATACATAAACTCCACTTGCATGTATTGATCTACCTGATATTAAATTAGAAATAGCCATCATTGTTTCTTTTAAATTAGGATATTTGGTTACTTCATTGATAAATTCAGTTAACGGTTTACGTTCCTTTTCTTCATTTCCATAAAAACAATCTTCTAAACTCCAATTAGAACCACGTTCAAATGGTATTAAATCTGCTATAAATTGTGCAATATCATTATCTATGTCTAATCCTCTACATGAAGTTAATACGGTACTTTTTGAACCTTCTGTTTTAAAAGTACATATATTTAAGACATTATCAAATCCAAAAAATTGTTTTAAAGAATCAAAGATGCCTTGTCTTTTTAGGGCTTCTGAATCTAAATCCACATCAGGTAATTCCTTTTATACCCCATGTTTCCATGTACTTTAACACTAATTTAATAGTGGGAATAGACTATATCTTCACCCATTATTTACAATGGGGCTTCGCACTTCGGAAAGGAGGCTGAATTAAACCTTTCCTACTCTACTCACTTCCATCAAATGTATTATGATGTGCTTTCGATAGTCGTTTGACTTAAAATTTGTTTATATTACTATATCCTTACTATTTGATACCCTTGTATTATTTCACCTTTTATCATTTTATATCTTAATCTTCTTGAGAAACCTTTTTCTAATAAAAACTGATGTGCTTGTTGAGTTAAATTAAAATTAAATATAATATCGCCATTTAATAGAATCTTACCTTCTTTATGATTAGGGTTTTTAATTCCTTGATTGTCTGTATTTTTACTTATTGCTTTTTTAGTTTCTTCAGAATGATTCCGACCAACCCATGGGTGTTTATGAATTTTCCACATGCTTTCATATGTCCCATTTTGTTTTTTTCTTTCTACTCCTTTTTTGACACCTTGTAAAAATTTTTCTTTATTTTTACTCCAAGCTTTTTTTGAGGCTATCCCTATTTTCATCTTTGTTTCTTCTGACAATTTTGTTCCTTTTCGTATTTTTAAAAATAGCTTTGATTTATTTTCTCTCAAAGAAGGATTAAGTTCATAAGATTTTTTTATTGACATGGATAACTTTTCACGATAAGCACGTTTTTCTTCGCTATTCATACCATCAATAACATTTCCCCATTGTCCTCCTTCTGCAATATTATAAAAATTTTTGCTTTGTTGTGCATTATAATATCTTATCCATTTTCTTTCACATTCTTTAAGTTCCTCTATTGAATTACATTTCTCCAATAACTCAACTTTAAAATTTTCTTTTTTGTATTTTTTTATTGCATGTTTTATTATTTTCCCTGAGCCTAAATAATTACTTTTAAATACATTAGAAGTTTTTAACCCAATATATTTTTTATTGTTTACTAAGTTGGTTGTTATGTAAATATATCCTATCATTGTTTTCACCTCCTTTTGTTTGAAAAATCATTTTGTATCGTATATATTTAATAGGTAAGTGTAATAAACAAAATTTTAAGCACAGGATTGCCATATCATTTCTGACTTAGGTTTCTCCTGTTAGCACTTAATCTAACTATCATTTCCTATAGCTCCTAACCGTATTAAGCACACCTGTTGCCACAGTTCACGAAGTTTTAACATAATATTACTATTATGTGACCCTCTATATCAAAGGTCTAGTTGCTGTTACATGACGCCAATGTGGTAAATTCCATTTTATAGGGTTTAGTTGAGTTATACTAATAAGATAAGCAGTATAAAATCCTGTTACGCTTCCTCTTGCTACTCCAACAAGACTGTTACCCATATTATCATCCCACATTATATCTACAATCTTTCTTGTTAGTACATAATAAGCTGATAATCTCATTTTTATGTTTTCAGATATTAACCATAGTTCTTTTAACTCAATATTAATTCGATCTAGATTTTCATCATTTAATTCTTGTTTTTTTTCTTCAAATCCTTGCTCAATTAAATATAAAAAATATAAATCTTGAATATAAGGACTATAAGCATACTTTTGAATATATTCATACTTATCATAGTAATGCTTAAATAAGTGACTCAACCTAAACTTAGGAGGCTCTATCTCTGGAACTATAACGCCATGTTGTAGGTCATATGTTTCTAATTTGTTATATATATCTTGAGTATTTTCTATTGAGTTTTTTATTTCTTCTAAAGTTAAATAATCTTTTAAATAATCATAAAGTTCATTAGTAGACATCATATAAGTAGATGAATAAAAATCATCTACTTCTCTGTCTCCTTCCTTACTATTTAAATAAGCTGCATGAACTTGTCTATGTTCTTTCTTCAAGTAATGAGTATCTGTAGTGATTATGTATTTTAATCCATATGCTTTAGCTATATGAATAGCCATTTTATTAAATATAATTTGTTCTTGCATTTCAGAAGGCTGAATTTCTATATAGAAATTTTCTTTTGTAAATATTTCTATACACCAACTAATAAACTTATGTATTTTTAATTTAATACTATTTATTAAAGGTTCATTGTTTTCCAATTGAGCCTCATATAATTTTAATATAAGGTTTGCTAATTCCCCACCTAAACAAGCAGTGCTTCCAATTAAATGTCCTTTATTATTACTTATTATTTTTTCCATATCTTTTTTTATTGTAGGTACTCTTTCCATTTGACTAGTATAGAAAGAATTTTTCCATGCTTGAGATGATAGCTCTCTTAATTGTTTATGTCCTATTTCGTCTTTAGCAACTAAGACAAAATGATAGAATTTAGTTTCACGACTAACATAGTTATCTCTTACATCTTCCAAATTATCTACTAAATATATTTCATTTCCTAATCCTAATTTAAAATTATTTCGCATTTTATCTAATAGTTCTAGATTTTTAAATTTTTTAATTAATTCTTTTTCTTGTACTCCTTCTTTTCTCATTTTCTCAACTGTTTCTTTATCTCTTCTCAAACTTAATACATACTGTAGAATCTCAATATGTCCTGAAACACATTCATGGTCAGTTATACAAACTCCAATATGACCTAATTCAATAGCATAATCAACTAAGTCTTTTTCTTTTATTATGCAGTCTAATAAACGCAAATTAGACCTATGAGTATGATTATGAATATCTATATATTTCATATGCTTAAGTTCTTCTTCTATCTTTTTTATAAGATCTGTATTCAATTGTTTTCACCTTCTTACATTCCTTTATTTTCTCTTTCAATAATATTAGAAAATCACCTCATCTACTTTTCTAACATAAAAGTCTAAAATTTCTAATTGAGGATATTTCACATCATTATATTCATTTGTACTAGCATAACAAACAACATCCAGCTTAACTGTCTTAGGTGCTTTACCAAAGCCTTTTTTATTTTTCATCTTCATTTTATTTAACATTTCTTCATTAGCAAAAAATTTGATGAAAGTAATGTCATATTTTTTAAATCTTAATACATTTTTTCGCTCTCCTAATAACTCAATATTTTTAGTTTCCATATTAATATCAGTTATAGCGAACTTAGGTTTTTTCAATGTATTTCCCCATATATCTTGATAACTTCCAATCTCCATAATTTGTTCTTTATTTAATCTTCCTACAGGTATCTCATAGTCAACCAAATGTGTATCTTCCATAACTGTATTCTTTAACATTTCTTCTATAGTATTATTAATTTCAAATAAATTTTCTTTTTTTATAGAAAAACCTGCTGCCCCGTCATGTCCTTTTACCCATTCAAATTTATTAGTATCTACTAAAAACTTATTAAAATTTTCTATAGGACTCATATCATAATCCCTCATTGAACCACCATAGACACCATCACTTTTTTTTCTAAGTAAAACACAAGGCTTTTTATATTTATCTGCTAGACCATTAGCTACCAATCCTGTTAATGTTGAGTTTTCTAGCTCATCTGTACCATCTACTATTAAAATTTTATTTTTATCTAATTGTTTTTCACTTATTTTACTTTCAAGTTTCTCAATTCCTTTGGCTTTTGCTCTATCTTGTCTACTTTTTGCATTAGTACAAATTCTAACCATTTCTTCCTGTAATGTTTTTAAAACTTTATCGGGTTTAGGGTCAGTTTTTTTCTTTCTTCTAGGCTGATACCATCTATTCTCTTCTTCTTCTATTAAAGCTCTAAATGTATCAATTTTTTCTTCTTGTTTTCCAAAACGTGCCATACCATTTAGTAAAGGTGCTATTTCCCATCCTATAGAATCTATATTAATATGTTTTAATTTTTTATCTTCTTTACTTTTAATTATCTCTTGTATGAAAGAATTCCCTGTAATTTTTAAATTGTTATATCTTCTTTCTTTATCTTGTCTCATTTGTTTTATGCCTTCCAATACATAATATCTAGTCTCCAAATCTCTTAAATCCATATTATCTGCTACCATACCCAAAGCTACTAAATCTAGATAGTTTTGAGAGTCATTGAACTTACATAACTCATCAAGAGCTTCACAAAATTTATGTACAACCCCTACTCCTGAAAGAGTTTTATTAGGATAATTATCTAATTGTGGATTGATAACTATACTATTATTTTCTTTGAACTCTGTATTTTCTTCTAATAAATGATGGTCTAAAACTATGATATCTTTACCCATGTCAATTAGCTTTTTTTGTTCTTCATAATCAAAACTTCCTCCATCAGGGGATATAATCAAATCTATGTCATCTAAATACTCTAACTCTTTAAATTCTTTTAAAATAATTCCATGTTGTTTTCCTTTATGAACGTGATATGTACATTTAATTTTAAAATTATTGTATATGTAATTATAAAGATAAGTAGCACTTGTCATTCCATCAGCATCACTATCTTGTATAATATGGATATGATTTTTTTTATTTGCATGTGTTAAAAAACAATCTATACCTTTTTTCATATTATTCATTTTGCTCCAATGATGAGTGTTATTTTTATTAACATTTAAAAGAGCTTGTATGTCTGTAACCCCTCTATTTTTTAAAAGTATTTGTAATAAATTATTCCTCACTTCTTCATATTTATTATTATTTATTACTTTCCATTTCACTCAATCACTCCTATTCTTGATCTTCTTTATAGTATCTTATTTTTTCTTTCATTAAATTTTCTAATGTATCCTTACCTTTGTCGGTAGGAGCATCTTTATAATCCAATCTATTATCAGTACAATAGACAATATAAACATTCACATAATTCACTAATTTATCAGCTATTTTACAAACTTTTTTAATATATTTATCATGTTCATCACTATCTATATCTTTATATTGTTTGTCCAGCCCTATAATAACTTCATTTACTTTTAAATCATAAACTAACATATCTCTTTGAAAATTACTTAAATTAGAGCCACATACTGCCAGACAAAAATTTTCATTAGGATAATAACTTTCACATTGCATCACACTTTTTTCAGATTCAACTAATAAAACTTTTTTCTTTTTTCTAATGGTATCCTTATTTTGATAAATTCCATATAAATTAAATTGTAATGGATGTGCATACATTTCGTTTTCTAATCTAGTGGGCATATATTTTTGATTGTTATCTATATGATGTTGTAAAAAATGTCTTGATCTTATCCCAATTAAATCACCATTAATCCCGTAGTGTGGTATAATTGCTGAAAATTCAGAAGTATGAAAACATATGTTGAATTTTTTCATAGCTTCTTTTAATATATGTTCATTTTCCCAAGAAGATGGATAAATTTTATCAAAAACTTTTAGAATATCTTTATTATATTTGGGAAGGGTAGGATTAGTCTTGGTTACGTTTTTTATTTTTTTATATTTATTAATAAAATCCCAATCATTTATCATTTTCTTTTTTTGTCCAAAAGTTTTAGGCTTCTCATAATTAATTGTTAAACCAATTACTTTAGCAACATAGTTTACTGACTGGGAAAAAGTCCAATTATTAATATTCATAAGCAAATCAAAAACACTTAAATTACCACACTCTGTAAAACAATAAAAATATTTTTCTTTTTTTAAATAATACAATTTATAACTATTGCCACAATGACAAATTGTTTTACATTTAATGCTTTGGGGATTGTTTTCATCTTTATATTCAATGTTGAACTCATTTAATATCTGAATAATATGTTCGCTTGTTAACTTTTCAAGAATTACGTCTGTTGTGACCATAAAAAGTCACCTCTAATCTTCAAATGATTTTATGTGTTTTTCTTCATAAGCAATAATTGGTAAAATCTGTTCAATATCTTCAATTAGTTTAAAATCCCAATCAGTTACAAATAAATCGGTTGAGTCCATATTTCCTAGATTAACATACCTAAATATTCTAATTTTTTTCCATTTACCACCACGATTTTTAAAAATATGCTCAACTTGATTTGGTCTTTTAAGATTCCATTTTTGAGTTTGCTTTATTATATCTTCAACTTTTTCTAATTCTTTTTTAGTTGGTTCTAAAATTATGCTTCCTATGTCAATTTTATCGCATAATGAAAAAGAACCACGTATCATAGACTCATCTCTTTCTGAATCTGGTAAAGATTTATTCCTATTTAGTTGTGTCGATGAGCTTACAAATACATTATGTTTATTAGATATTTCCTCTTTAAACATTTTGCTAACATATAAGAATAGCTGGTCTTCTCTAGTATACATTCCTTTAGAATATTCTCTTGCTTCTAATACTAAATTCCCTGTTAATAATATATAATCTATTCCTATAGCATATACGTCTTCTCCTTTTAAGGTATGTGAGGTTATTAAATTATCAATGTATGCTATATCGTAATTTGGTTCATTATACAAATGTATCTTACTTCTTTTTAATACATCTATAGCATAATATAGTCTTTTCCACTCCTCTTCATCTAATTCTTTTTCAATTATTTTAGATGTTTCTATACCACTTATAATTCCCCATAATATTATACTAACTTCCATTTTTAAATCCATTTCAGTTCCTATGTATATCGCTGATAAATCTCCGTCTGGATTATTTGGATTTTTAACGAATTGTTTTTTATTAAAATCCCATAATTCTGTAGCAACACAACAAGCTATTTCACATAAAGCAGTTCTACTTTTTCCTACACCACTACCTCCTGAACATAAGTGAAATTTTTTTCTTCTGTTCCCATATGTTATCCTATTTTTAAAGCCACTAAAACTTAATAATCCATAAGTTTCACCTTTCTTAATTCTCTCAAGTATTTCTTCACTACAGTCCCCTGCCTTTAAATAATCCTCACTTTTATTATTATTATATTTGGTTTTTAATTTTAAAATACGTTTATCGAAATGTTGAATTAATTCTTTTATAGTTAAGCTATCAAAAGCTTTGCTTTGTATTTCAATTTGTTTATTATCTATTTCTTCTAAATCTAATATATCACTTACATCTTCTCCTTCTGTTAGTGCATCTCTAAGAATTGAGAATTTCTTTAATCTATTATAATTATATTCAAAATTACTCAATGCTGAATTTTCTTCACAATTAGTTAACCATTCCATACCTTCATTATCTTCAAAAACGATTTTATATCCTTTTGGTGAGGATTGATGTAAATAAGCCTCAATTTCTACAAAATTAATCTCCTCTACTCCATTTTCATATAGATTATTTATAGCTGAGAATACATACTGATGGAAATTATTATAAAAATCATCTGGTGATAAATCATATTTTTTATCCCTTAATAAAATTGGTTTCTTTAATAAACAACCAATTACTTGGAAACCAGTTCTTGAATCATAGTATAGTTTTATTAATTTTTTATTATTCATGATTCATCAACTCCTAAACTATTCAAGTCAATTTTTTTATTATATTTTATTATATTTTTTGTTGGTTTTACTTTAATTCGATTTATATTTGTTTTAATTTTGATAGATGAATTATGATTATGTATGTCCATATTAATTATATATTCTTGTTTTGCTTTTTCATAATAATATGGTATTAAACCTATGGCTTCTTCATTGATAGGGTTTTCTAATAATTCATGATAATAATATAATGTTAACCTCATACCTTCATTAGTATAGTTATAAGGCTTTTTTCGATATTTAGCTATTAAACTAAACATTTTTCCATCTACATTACCATATAATTCTTTCATGTATTCATATAAGCCATTCCATCCATTCGAGTTTTTATCCATTTCCTTTTGTCTTTTTTCTCCACATGAAATGCAATAATATCTGTTATTAATTTTTATTGTATTACTTTTGTCATTTGATTTCCCACATACAGGACATTTAACTGGTTTTGCTATTTTTATCACCGTCCTTTTTAGTAAAATGGGGCAATCTAGCCCCATTTTTATTCTGAAATTTCTAATCCTTCATTTCTTATTCTTTCTTTTATTTCAACTAAAAAGCTATTCATAACTTCTACTTGTAACTTTGTACATTGAGAAATTTTGTTTCCTACTCCTAGCATTTCATCAGATAAATCATTCATGATATGTATTTTTTCTTGTTCTACTAAGAACGTACCTATCTTATTAATTTCTTCCATCATTTCATTATAATCATAATGCTTTGATTCTTCTGCAATTTTGTATGGTGACTCGTCATCAGCTTCAGTAGGGTCTACTCCATCCTCTTCTGCTTGTTTTTCAATAGCTTCTACAATGGCTTCTTCATAATCTTTAAAATTCAAGTCTACACCATTAGGCAAATATTTTCCCCATCTACTGCCCGCTTCAAATTTACCATTACTTCTAAAGTAAGCTATTCTACGTACACCATTTTCTGCTTCTACATTTGCACAATATACAATAGCATCAACAACTCCTCCAATAATTTTAAATGCATTCTTATCCATAGTTGGTATAGTTTTTTCTTCTTTCTCTTTTGTTATCTCATTTATAATTTGTTTTGTTTCAGCATGAGATGTAAATACTAATGTATACCCTGCTCCTAATAATGCAAACATTTGTTTTAAAAATTCTTGTTTAACCATTTTATATCCACGTTTATTTTCAGTATAATCAAGATGAGTTACACCTTCTTGAGAACATATGTATTGGACACAATAATCATAAGCTATGTCTGTAGTATCTATTATTAATGTTTCAAAAGTTCTTTCTGTTTTTACTCCTTTTTCAACTTGTTTTGCGTCTTTAAGTAATGGTTTAACAAAATCAGTTTTAAAATGATTCCAATCTTTAACAGGTTGTGCTTTAACTTTATTTAATGCTTTCCATCCTATTTCAAAACCTATTATAAAAGATTTAGGATATCTAACTGCCAAACTTGTTTTACCTATTTTTCGTTGTCCATATAGTAAAACTGATGTCCCTTTTAATGTAGCTTTAGCAATGTGTTCTTGTGTTTCAAATATGTTCATATAATCATTCTCCCTTTAATTAAATATTTTTATATTATTTTGTTTTAATAAGGTTGCATTTATATAAAATACAACCTTATATTGAATTATTTTTGTATTTTATATAAATTTAACTATTAAAAAGGAATATCTTCATCTTTTATATTTCCAGTACCAAAACCACCTTTTCCTTTTGACTTATTATCTTTTTTATTTTTAGTTTTTAACTCTTCTAAATAAGCTTCCCTTTCAACTAGTGCTTTCTTAATAAAATCAGAATCAATTGCTAATTTATCATCCTCATCTATCGGGTCTCCACCCTCAATTAATAATTGTCTTTGTGTAAAAGTCTTAATTTCTGTTTTCGCCTTACCACCAAAACCTGATTTCTTTTCTTTAGTCTCTGTTATATGTGCTACTTTGCAACTACCCCAGAAATTAACAGTATCACCTTTCTCACATTCTTCTATGCCTTCTATCAATTCGTCATCTTCTACTGTAAACTCTACTGGTTTAACTGCTCCTTGATAATCTATGTATAAACCCTCAATAATTAATATTTCTTTGCCATCCTTTTCTTGTTTTTTAGGATTTTTATTTAAGTAAACTATCATATCAAATTCAGCTTTAAATTGTTCTTTAGGAATATCTCCTTCATAAATATTTCCAAAACCTAAAGATAGCTCAATATTTGATAAAATATTATCTGTATTGTCATTACAATATTCATTTAAATGTATACTAGGGGTGAAATCGCCTTTACCATAAATTCTAACTACACTAGCTGGTTTTTCTTGTGTTGATTTTGCTATACTAATTAAATTAGTAGCCCACTCTTTAGCTTTATCATAGTTTTTATTATGTTCTCCATCTGCTTTTTTACTTCCTACAAAAACCTTAACTTCTGCTTGTTGGTCTGCTTTATCCCCATATTGGATAACTAAAGAACCATTTACCTTATCTTTATCTACTATCAACTTATTTTCTTTAACAACACCTGCTACCTCTACCTCATTTTTAGTTTTTACTGATTCATTTTTTATATTTGCCATATGTATATTTCCCCTTTCAATTTTAAAAATATTATTATTAAATTATTATTAAATTATTTTATATTTATGTTATTTTTTAATTTTGTCTATAAATTAAGTTTGGATAAAATTCATGCTTTATCTACTTTGTATTTATAGGTGGACTATTCACTCTTTTAATCATTTTCCATCTTTGATTTGAAACTTTAATATGTATCACATCCTTTAATATTTTCTAGAGCTATCCCTAATTTATCAGCATTTATTGTAACTGTATCTACCCAATCTTTAATCTTATAAGTACAGTAAATAGTGTTTTTATAATTCACATATTCTTTTGGTACAGATATTTCTTTATTACCTTTTGTATCTATTTGTAGTATCTTAGCATTATCTTCAAATTCTACATAAACCTTACTATCTTTTAATGGTATATTTTTTAGAATTATAATACCATTTTTTATTAAATATTCTTCTTTAATAACATACATTTCTTCCAATCGTTGTTTTACGTCCATATCTCTTGTATCTTCTATTATGTTACTACACGCTCTCTTTATTTTGTCTAAAGTAGTAATTTTTATTATTTTATTTTCAAAGTCTGAAATCACACATTTGTTATCGTTAATGTATTTAATTTTATATTTATTTTCTTGTTTATCTGTAATTAATAAGTCTTCAATGTCCATTTCAAACATGCCATTTGATATAACCATTTACACGCTCCCTTAAATATTGTATCAAATTGTTTTATATTTGCTTATTCTTTATTCATATATACATTTATTAAATCATTGTTTGGGAAATATGTAGTGAACCCTTTAGCTTCTAAATACTTTTTCAGATTCATAAAATTTTCCTCGGTCTTTTTAAAGTCTTCATAATTATTTATATCTAGCTCGAAATACTCATCATTCCTTTCTAAGCTCTTAATAAAGTCTTTTTCTATTTGCTGTATTAATTTCTCATTTTTCTTTTCATAGTCTAGTTTAAAGGCTTTTTTTCCTTTCTTTTGAACTAACTTTAAGTCCTCTAAATCTAACATCTTATTCCTCCCAAAATTTTATTATTTTAATATTTTCCTTTGCTTTCTGATTTAAATTATTTACTATATGATAATATGACATTATGTTAATTTTATCATTACAATATATTTTTATCTTATCTTCTGTTTGTACGAGTAAATTTAGTTTTTCACCGCCTCTATTTTTTACTATTATGTCATCTATAATTACTATTGATGCTATATCACTTAAATTTTTACTATATTTTATATCATATTGAGTAATTGCTTTTCTCACCAATTCTACATCTTCTGGATTAACATACAATCTATTAAACTCATCTGTTTGTATTAATACTTTGTCTATAGTCTTTACATAATCTAAAAACTTACATTCTTTATTTGATAAACCTTTGTATTCACCATCTATTATTTTTACTATATCATATCTGTTTAAATCTTCTCTATTATCTACGGCTATTTTTTCTTTATCTAATCCTTTAGCCATTGAATCTATTCTAATTCTATTCATTTCATTATTTTTGAATTCTGTTTTTTTATTTTTATCTCTTATTTCTGCAATCGCTTCATCCCAAGTGTTGTTTATAATTTTCATTAATGTCTTTTCTGCTTCATTTAACTTTTTATTCTCCATTTTCTTATCATGGTCTTTTGAATTAAACTTAAATATTTCATTTTCTTTGCCATCTGTTAATGATATTTCTATATCATCGCCTAATTGAAAAATTTTATCTTTATTCATGCTTTACCCCTCCGTTTAATTAATTGTTGTTTTTCATTTATCTTACTATTTTAGTATATCATGTTATTTTAACCTTGTCAAATTGTTTTGTATTTGTAATATTTTTTAAGATAAATCCTACAAATCAATGCGTTTATCTTATAATTATATATTACCAAATTGTTTTGCATTTGTCAAGTCATACAATAAATTACTATTCAACTGCATTAAAATTAATCTCCAATAACTTTCGACTACTTAAATAATCACATAAGTGTACAAATTTCTGCATTTCTGTTACAGGCTTATCTAAAACTTCTTGCTTTGTTTTAAAATCCATTACCCATTCACCCATATGGGTAGCAATACAATCACATATAATATTTACATCTTCTTTAGGTAATACATTTTGATTCATGTTTCTTATAAAATCACTAGCTATAGTAGGATGTTCTATTTCATATTTACCACCTTCTAAGCCTTGTTTAAAGGTATCATGTAAAATAATAGCAGATAACATCAAGGATTTTTCCCTATTACTAAAGCTCCTACATATAGTATTATTTCTAAATAATTCTAAAGCTATTAATCCTGATGATAAAGTATGTCTTGATAAACCTCCTTTACCTAAAGAATACGTAGGATGATGCCTTCCTGAAGTAGATGCTGGTTCTATATAAAAATAGTTTGGCACTTTATTTAGAACTTCTATTGTAAAGTTATATATATCTTCTGGTAAAGTTTTTAATAAAGGATTAAATATACTCCATTTACAATCATTATATAACTTAACTTCTTTTTTAGTATAATTTAGATCAACTTCTTCATCTATGTTTAAATTATCTTTTCCAAACAATTCTATTAGTTTATGTATAGATTCTTGTGAAAGTTCCCATTCTTTTGTTTCAAAATGATAATGTCTAGGTTTAATTGTTTTTATCCCTTTAATTATATCAGGATTGTAAAAGAAGCTAACAAATAAACTTTTATCACAATCATTTATTTTTTCACTGTTTTTTAATTTTATAGTAATCATTCATATCTCCTTTTCTTCCTAGTTTATTGTTTTATTAACTTGTTTTTAATTAATATAAAAACTAGATTTTAAATTAACTTATTTTCTTGTTATGTAATTTCAAATAATCCTCGTAATACATCCATTTTAAATTTTCTCCTGTAATTGGATGTATACCTGTTGATTTTCTTTCTCCTTTGCAGCACGAACTCACTTTGCTTTTAGTCAATAAATATTTTTTTTCAGCACTTACTATAGAATTAAAAATTTCATTAGTAGTTAAACAAATTATAGTTCTGGCATTTTTACCACCGACCTTTCGACTATTACTTCTTATTTCTTGCTTAGGATTATAATTGCACCAATTAATTTTACTTCCGATTTTTAAATATCGTATGACAGTACCTCTTGATAATTTAGATTTTATAGCTATATCTTTTGTGCTATGTATTCCATTTTCCCAATATGTACAAATTTCTTTTACTCTATTTGATAAAGCAAACTTTTCACATTCATACCAATTTATTTTATTTAAATTAAAAATCTTAGACAATTGAGATTTTAATAAATTTTGTTTTATTATATCCAATCCTATATTACTAGTATTAATTACTATGTATTTTTCATGTTTCACACCATTAGCTACAGCTAAGTCTTTTTTTAATCTATCATTTTGTTGTTCTAATTCTAAAGAACGACCTCTGCCTGTATATCTATAATGTTGACCTCCATGTGTTTCTATTATACAATTTATTGATGGTATAAAAAAATCATACCTTTTATTTCCATTCAGTTTAGAATTTTGACATTTAATATTTTTACTCCATTCAAACTCTTTTTCTATTTCAAATTCTATATGTAGTTGATTTAAAACATTAAAAACAAATTTTTCACCATAAGATTTTCCATCGCTACATTTTGAACAAGAAAATCCGTATATGTATAAGTGACTTATTTTCATCTTTTTTTTATATCCACAATCTGGACACATCATTAAAATTTTTTTATTACTCGAATAACTATATTTATAAATGTCTTCTATATTTACAAAATATTTTGTTAAATACGGATGCGTTGTAGCAATGTCATTTATTCCTCTTACTACTTTTCTACAAGGAATACAACATACAGGGCATATACCTCTATTATCTTTTAAATGAGCTTCTGATGTTTTTCCAATATAACCACATTTTAAACATTTATAGTTATATCCTTTCCGAGGAGCTTGTTCCCCATTTTTCACTTTAATATAATTTATAATTTTTACACCTTTAACAATATCTTCTTTATTATATATGTATTCATCTGTTCTTTTTCCTAATATAACATTTAACTTACCTGTTAACAGTGTTTGTGTTGTAATCATAAAAGTTTTACTATTATAAATAATTTTTAATTGTTGATTTTTCGAATCATAATTTAATACTTTTAATTCTCCTATTATATCTTCACATTTAAATTTAATTTTTTTATTAATAGAGTTTGTCCAATTAACACCTTGTTTTGTGTTACCAACTTCACTAACATCTATATATCCGTTTTCAGTAGTTATTTTTGGGTTTAAAGTTATTAATTTGCTTATTTTATTTTCTATTAAACTTGCTCTATCTATAAAATTTAAATTTTTATTATACATCAAGCAAATTTTTCTTCCATCATAACTAATTATTTTAAATTCGCCATTAATATTATCATAAATAAATGGAATTATTGATCCTATTGAATTTTTCCAATCTATTATTTCTTTTCCCAATCTATATTTTTTAGGTAAATTATTTAAAAATACTTTTTTCATTTTATACCTACTCCTTTAGGAGGTGTAGCTACACTTTATTACTTGCAAGTTCTCCTTTTGTTTTATCGAATTATTTTTTATTTATGATAAAATGTTTATTTTAAATTGATACATCTTTTATAATAGCTGTTTATTTAATCACATAATGAAATCTCTCACCAAACAAAAAGCTAGAAGCAACTTCTTTATCTTTGTATATTATCCTGGGGAAATATTTTGAGTCATGAAGATATCTTAATCCTCCATTTTCATAATAAATAAATTCATCACACTTTTTTTTATCTATGTAAACATCTATTATAGTTTTGTCTGTAATTTCGCCTAAATATATTAACTTTGATAATTCCCAACCTTTTATCATTATACTCACATCCTTTCTTAATCCATTAAATTTTATACCTAAATCTTTAGCTAAGCAATTATTAAATTATTTTAAATTATTTAATCTATGTATTCCAATATCATAATATTCTTTATCAATCTCATAGCCTATGTATTTTCTATTTCCATCCAACATCCCCTTATGTCTTTCTGAATTAGCTCCATTGCTATTTCCACAGTAATTGTTTTATATGGTGGGTTGTTACTATTAAATTCACACTTTCATTTGGTAAATCATTTAGTAAAAAATCTTTGTTGTAAATTATATTAGTCTGTATACCAAACACCTTTTTCCATATTTATATTTCCAAATTATTATTCATAATATAATTAGTCTTTGAACCACGAATTATTTATCAACTATTACAAGTGCATTATTGGGTAAGTAAATTTCACTCAATACTTTATTGTTTTCATCGTTTAAAATAATTTTTCTTTCTTCAGTAATTACAGAAGTATCTATATTTTTTACCAATGCCCCTTTAACTGTACTTCTACTTTCTTCAAGTCGAAGTTGCTTCATTCCTAAAATACTTATTTCTACACTTTTAGCCATGTAAATCATCCTTTCTAAATTCGTATTTTAAATTATTTGTTTATGTCTTTGTTAAATTATTTTATATTATTATAAAATCCTCATTTTAACTAAAATTGATAAATTGAAATTCTTCGTTATTATTACTTTCTTCACTATAGCTATTTATGTCTGTATCAAAATCTAATCTTTTATATGTAAACCCTATTACATCACACCAATCTATATTATGTATTTCTAAGTTATATAATAAGCAGTCATATAAATTTCTTTCAATGCCCATTACACCTATATGAACTTCCTTAATTTTAAATTTTTCAATAAACATAGCTGCTATTTTACTACATTCATTTAAATTTTCACTTAGCTTTATAGAATAACATTTTTCTTCCATTCTATCTTTTATGCTTATATATGTATAATATCCTCGGTATTCTCTTCCTGTTGATATATCCATTATTAATTCATTTGATTTATTATTTAGTCGTTTTACTTTTCTTTCTTCTTTTTTCAGTAATTCTTTCTTTTCCTTCTCCCATTGATTAAAATATTCTTGTTCATTTGGGTTAAGTAATTTTTTAGGACATCCACCACACTCATTCCTATTATGATTACAACCCCAACAAGGATTTTCACCTCTTTGGATCAATCCCATTATTAATACTCCTGTTAGTTTGCATTTTGATGGTACATATCCTTGTTTAATACACAATTCTCTTAAAGTATCATTGTTCTCCATTTAAAATATCCCCTCTTTAATTTATTTTGTATTTTTCATTAAAGTGTCAAATAATTTTTCTAATTCTTCATAAGAAGTATTGTCTAAGAATTGCATATGTTTATCCCTATCTTCTTCACTTAATTCTTTCATACTTCTTATAGCATTTTTTAATATATGTCTATAAAATTCTTTAGATTCTTCTTTTTTAAACTCTGCTTTTCTCTTATTATAATCAGCTTTAAATTCATCTGATGTATTTTTGTCTGTAATTATAAACCATTTACCTTCTCTAAATCCTCTTTCTACTACTTTATAAGAAGTTAAATTAGAATTTTTAATCTCATCATATCTTATGTATTGTCCTATTTCATCATCTTTATTTTTACCAAACAATATTTCATGTTTACTACCTTCTGTTTCTACTACGAATTTCTTTTTTAGTAAATTCCAAATTACATAATCGACATCTACTGATTCTAACTCTTTGTAATACCAAATTGGATATTCATTTCTTTCTACAAACTTCTTATTTATTGTTTCTTCAGTATTCATCTAATCGCCCCTTTTGCATTATCATTTATTAAATTATTTTAAATTAATGAAATTTTAATTTTCCTTATCAATTGTCATTATGTCTAAATATTTTTTTATGTCTTCTTCTGATACCCCAATTTCACTTGCAGTTTTAAATATTTCTCTAAACATTTTTTCTGTACTATAGTCGAAGTAATCTTTGTATATTATCTCAACCTTTGATTTGTTATGTATACAATATTTACAAAAATCACTCCTTTTATCTGTTTTACAAATATCAAATTTTTCACAGTTTATTATCATATTAATCATCTTCCTTTTTAAAATAATTTACTATCCCTTTAATTAGCAATAATAAATTTAAAATAGGTGTCATATATACTAAAAATATAAAAAAGTAACCTATTAATGGATTAGACATACTAGTATTTATTAATCCATTAACAAAATTGGTCAACTTTTCATTATCCAGTTCCTCTAAACTTTCTTGTATTGAGTTAAAAGCTTCAAATGGGTCTATGTTTTGATTCATATTATTTATTTTATTTATTATAAAAGCCATTGCTCCTATTACAATATTTAAAGTAAGTAAACTCATATTCTCACCCCTTTAAAACATCACTTTTGACATTTATTATACATTAAAATCTCATTTTAATAAAATAATGGTTTTAAATCCTATGTAAGAATTTTAGTATTTTGTTTTTAATCTTTTTATTTTCTCGTTCTTCTAATAATTGTTGTAATTCAATTTCTAATTCTTTATATTTCTCTTTGTATTTTTGTTCAGCTTTTTCTATAGTTTTATCAAAATATTCTTTATCATTATTTATAAATTCAATAATATCATTGGTATAATAAATAATATTCCCATTCTCATAACTTACTTTATCAATAGTAATTTTATTATTTTTATTAATTTGTATTTTATCACCTTTGAATAAATGAATAGGAATCTCTATATCTAACCTATGTAAAACATATTCATGATATATCTTACAAGTATGTACTATATAATATATATTATCACCAAATTTACCACTTGCTTTTGCTTTTATATTGTATTTCATTTTATCTATTTTATATTTTAAATATTTTATTCTTTTATCATCGTATGTTTTACAAGAATAAGGACATGTATCAAATTCTCTCTTTATTTTATTATCTAAAATACGTGGATCAAATACAACTGTGGCTTTAATCCCTTTTATAGTAATCATATTTTATCTTCTCCTTATACCATTTAACTATATCTGTATCGTTCCTCCTATTAAACCAAGCTCTTAATACGTAAATATCATCTTTCATATGATAATAATCTACATATACACCTTCTTTATCTTTTTGAAAATCTATATCATATTCCCAACCGTTTTCTTTCATTTCCTCAATATGTTTGTCTCTATCATTTTCTGTATTGTATAAATAAACTATTTCCTCATCTCCAAATACATCTACATTATTTCTATAAAGAATTTTTCCATTCTTTTTTAAATAATTAACAATAATCTTAGCTGATTCTAAATTTATCATATTAAAACACAACCTTTTAAATTATTTTATATTTCTTTACCTTTAAATATTTATTTAACAAATTTCATACCTATGAAGATTCTCTTTTAGATATTTATTAAAAAATTCTATGCCACATATATGAACACACCAATCACAATAAATTATATATTTATTTTTACATTGTTCCTTTAAATATTCTTTAGCTTGTATTATAAATGCTTCTTGCATTTTTCCTATATCATTATGTGAAAAATCATCTTCCCAATCATAATCACGTAAAAAATTATTGGCTTTATTATTTAATAATTTTTTATCTTTAACCATTTCTCTTAATTTTTCCATTTCATCTTCTATAATATCTTCAAACATAACCATAGCCACCTCCTTACATATTACTTATAATAAAACAAGTGTTTTAAATTATTTTACTATGGATTTTCTTTTTCTAAATACAATTGATAAATAACATCATTTTCTTCATCAATTTCTGAGTATTTAATTGTATAAAAATCTAAAATATTAACTTTATCAATTGTATTATCATATAAATCATTATCCATATGTTTCTCAATATTTTTAACAGTATCTTTCATATAATGTTTAGCTACCTCAAATGCAAACAATTTAGCTACAAAAACTTTATAATATTCATTTAAGCCACATTCATGATAATAACAATCTGTATCTTGGAAAAGATAGTCTTGCCCATTATACCCAAAATGGCTACAGCCATCCCATTTAATTGAACAAGTAGCTAAAAAATCTTCTTCTCCAACTTCATTTGTAGATACATTCCATGATGTTGTTAATGTTATAAATCCACCAAAACTATGTGTCCAATCATGCACTTGTCTTACTATTGCTATTGGATAGCCTCTTTTATCAATCAATTCTGCTTTTATCATAAGCAACACCTTCCTTTAACTTATTTTACAATCTCAAAATAACTTTCAAATAATGTATATTGTTCATCATTATCATCTTTTAAACAAACGCATTCTCCTGCACAGCCCAGTAATTCATATGTTCTGCCCACTGTAAATCCTTTGACCTCTTTAATACATTTTAATTTCATCTTTATCTCCTCTTAAACTATTTATCATATACTGTCTTATAACAATCAAATGTAATTCCCTCATCATTTGTTTTCTTTAAACAACATTCTTCATTATCTAATAGACATATATTATTTTTATAATGCTCACAATAAATTGCTTTGTTATCTGATAATTTTATTTTTCTATTGGTGCTTAAATTCTCAATTTTGTTTTTCTTAACTTTTTTTAATATCTGATTTAATATTTTAATGATTATCATCTCCTTAACTTTATTTGCAAAATACTTTTGCTGCCACACCTATAATTAATAATAACATAGCTAAAGGTGGATAGATGAATAATAATATTAAAAATAATACAAACTAAAACATTATTAATTTCTCCTTTCGTTTTCTTATGTAAATTTTTATGTTTCAATAATAATTTTATATTACTTATTCACCTATTAGTCTTAATAAAATTCAAAATTTATATCATTTTTATATATTCAAATATTTATTATTTGTTTATTTTGAAGCTTTAAAATTATATATTGGTTTAATAATATCTATAATATCAACAGTTTCTTTTATATTTTCTATAATTTCCTCTATGTTTTTATAAACCATAGGAGATTCATCTATTGTGTCTTGATTAACTGACGTTGAATATATCCCTTCCATTGATTTTTTATATTCTTCCATTGACACTAATTCTTTAGCCTTATTTCTACTCATTAACCTTCCTGCTCCATGAGGTGCTGAATAGTTCCATTCTTTATTCCCTTTTCCTACAGCTAAAATACTACCATCTCTCATATTAATAGGTATTAATATTTTCTCGTTCTTATAAGCTGAGATACTACCTTTACGAATTATATTGTCTTTAAAATTAATATAATTATGAACTGTTTCAAAGTGATTAAAGTTGTTTAATCTTTGGTTAAATAATTTATTTAAAATAATATCAGCCATAGTTTTTCTATTTAAAGAAGCATATTCTTGACATATTTTCATGTCGTGTAGATACTTATCTCTAAACTCTCCTTTTAAATAACACAATTCTTTTTTATATTGAGCTGTTGAAGTAGTATATTTATCTTTTAATTTTTTTAATTCATCTTGAATCAAATGCTTTTTCCCATTGATTTTATATTCTTTTATTATTCTATCTTTTTCTTTATAATAATCTTCTTTACCGCTACACATATCTATTGCTATATTTTGATAATATTCTGCTACTTGTTTGCCTAAATTTCTACTTCCAGAATGAATTACTAAATATGAATTATTATTTTTATCTTTATTTACTTCAATAAAGTGATTTCCTCCTCCAAGTGTACCAATACTTTTTTCTAACCTTCTTGTATCTTTTAGATTTCTATAACAATATAAGTTTTGTAATTTTGAAAACTTTATTTTTCTTTCTTGATGTACTTCCATCCCTGAAGGAATATACTTATAAATAATATCATCTAGTTCTTTTAAATTTATATTTATGTTTTCTAATTCTACTGTTAGCATTCCACATCCAATATCAACACCAACAATATTTGGAATTACTTTATTCCCCAAATCTGCTGTAAACCCTATCACACAGCCTTTCCCACTATGGCAATCAGGCATTATTCTTATCTTACTATCTTTTGTGAAATCTTGATTACATAATTCTAAAATTTGCTCTTTAGCACTTTCTTCAATATTATTTGTATATATATTAGCTTTTGAATATCTTCCTTGTATTATTTGCATTTTATCACCCCTCTTACAATTTATACTTTATCAAATTATTTTATATTAGTCAAGTATAAAATGTAAATAAAAGAACTATTTTATATGATAGTCTTTAACAAAAGATGCAATTAAATCACATTGTTTTTCTACAGTTTTTAAAAATACATCTTTATCCTCTATCCATTTATCTAATTCCTGTTGTCTTATTGGAATAGGGTTTTGTATTATATTCATTAAATTACACATTGTTTGACTTGTAGTTAGAACTGATTCTGCTAAAGATACCCTTATGTTATTTATCTGTTCATACTCCCCTCCATACAATTCCTTCATATCTTTCATTATATCATATCCATATTCATGTTTACTCATTTATATATCCTCCTATCTATTAAATTATTTTATTTCTCTCATTTCTACTACACTAACCATTGGTATAATTTCTAAAGCTCCATTCTCGTTTTCTACAAAGAATCTACCTACAAATGGACTATCATAATTAATTAAAGTACCCCTTATACAATTAACTTGTCCTAAACCATTTATAGCATTTTTATATTTTCCACCTTTATAATAAACTATTTCATACTTTTTATTACAAAATGGTAAATCATTTTCTTCATTCTTTCTATTTTTATATGTATTATCATCTAACATTTTGTTAATATTATTTCTTATAATAGTTAATTCTTCTTCATTTAAATTCATTTGTGCCATTTTATATTTTTTTACCTCTTTATTATCTCCATCTTGTCTAATTGAAATAGTAAAACGTCTATCTTTGTTTGAATTATTGTTATTTAATTTCATTTCGTGTAAAAACAAATTTTGCTTTCTATAATTAAAATGTTCATCAGTTAAAAGATTAAAACTTGTATAATGACCTTCTTTACTAAAAGCAACTGATGGCTTTCCATTCTCTTTTATTTTATAATTAACTTTCATTAAAGATTCCTCCTTATTCACAAGATATGTATTCGTCATATGATTTTATGTTATTAAAATATATAACTTCTTCATAGCCTAATAAATAATAAGCATATTTAATACCATGTTTTTTATTTTCACATTCTTTAAAAATTAAATATTCTGACCAAGTTATCTCTCTTATATACAAATTATTTTCAATTAAATTACTTTTATGTTTTTCAAACTCTTTATAATTATTTTTGTTCCACTTGTCTACAGTACATACATCTCCATAACGATTCTTAACTATAAAAAATATATAATTATCTATCATATTAAAATCCTCCTTAAAATGTTATAAAAACAAAATTTTATTAAATTATTTTATATTTTTAGCTATTTTTATAGCATATTCTAATCCTTTATTAAATTCTTCATTTACACATCTATTATGTTTAGTTATTATATTTGATATGATTTCTTTATCTATCTCATCTACTATAGTTATAATTTCCTTGCTCTCATTATCACATATTACTTTATGATAATCTGTGATCTTTTGTATACCATACATCCAGCTCATTTAATCACCCCTTATTAAATTATTTTACAATAGACTTCCCATAAAATAATCCTATGAAAAATCCAATCAATAAAATTATAATATATATGTACAAAAAATTCATCACCTCTCTTCATCATTGTTTAATATTTCATTCCAAATTTTCATCATACTTGTTGTCTTAAAATATCTCTTAAATGTACTTGAACTAGGCATATTTTCATCAGTGTCTATTTCTTTAAAAGTTAATTTCTTACCTGATCTCTTATATTCTTGAATTAAAATTTCCTTTAATTGTTCTTTAGTGTATCCGCTTTTTTTACGTCTATTTTTCTTAGGAATTATTTTTTTTGTTTCTAATTTTAATTGATTTTCTAAATCCATTTCCATTTTAGCTGCTAAAACAGCCTGTTCATAAGTTGCAAATTTTCTTGCAAATATGGATTCATCATAACCTAAATTTTCTATTTCTTTTTTTGATGGCATATGTCCTAATTTCTTTGATAAATCTTTCAATATATCCAGTAATTCCTTTCTACTTTTTCTAATATGTTTAGATGAAGAACTAAATATTTCTAGCAATTCTTGTGGAATGCGTGATTTATTTTTTAAATCTCTCGAATCTTTTAATTTATCTTGAACATATTGTTTTTTTAATAATTCTTTATCAAAATCTGAAACTTCTCTTGCGTTAACAACTACGCTTCTTTTTGCTCCATCAGTCTTTACTAAATTCAATATTTCATCATAACTCATATTAAAAATCTTTATTATAGTATTTATTGTAGGAATATCTTTATTTCCTTTTCTTAGTTTCTCCCAATCTTGTTTTGTTGGCAATCTTTTATATCTAATTATCCATGTTTTTATTATATTTAAGATATCTTCTTTATCTATTGAGTTATAGTTTCTCAAATTATCACCTCTTTTTCATTATGTATTATAACATAACGAAATATGTGATAAAATATCTTTTTTAAATACTTTTATTCTTGTTATAAGTTACAAATTGCTATTTCGTTATTCTCTATGTAATAATAATTTACTGATTTAATTATTGCTTTTGCAATACTCTTGGACATTTGCAATATAAAATCCAATCTTATACTATTTCCTGTAAAAAATTTGTTACAGTTATCAGATTCTTCTACTATTCCAACTATACAATGTTCTCCTACTGCCAATAGCTCTTTTCCTACTCCCTTTCCTGGATATAGAGGTCTTTCCCTAATTTCAATAGTTCCTATATTTTCTTTTTTACCTAAACAAGCATCTATTCCTATTATGGTAGCGTTAGGATGTTTATTTTTTATACTTCTTATTTCCCTTTCTAAGTTCAAAGCGTGTATAGGATTTTTTATAGTTCCATATACAGGTATTTGTAAATCATTTTCTTTCAATATAGTACCAACAAATGGAGCTAATGAATCTCCTATACATCTATCAGTTCCTATATTCACTATAACTATATTGCCATTATTTCCATTCATTATATTTAATAATTGTTGTGATATTTTACTTATTATATTTTTATCACCATAATTACCTTTTACCTTACCCATGTGAATTCCTCCCTATGCTATTTTCTCTTTTAATTTTTCATTTTTGAAATAATTTTTATAAATTGCTTTGATGTTATTCAAATCCACTATATATCTCAACTTATTTTCTGAAGGGGCATTAAACATAAAGTCTTCCATTATTCTTTCAACAATATTTCTTAACCCTCTAGCACCTGTTTTATTTATTAATGCAATCTCAGCTATTTTTTCTAAAGTTTCTTTTTTAAATTTTAACTTCTTATTTTGTAGTTGGAAAATAGTTTCATATTCCTTTATAACTCCATCTTTTAATTTTAATATTTTAACTAAATCATCTAATTTTAAAGATTGTAAATTAGTTATTGCAGTAAACCTCCCTAACAATTCTGGCATTAAACCGAATTTTTTTAAATCTTGAAAGGTTATATTGTTTCTTATTTCATCGCTTGTAAACTTTTTACTTTTAATATCATTCATTATAGGAGTAAAACCTATATTTTTATCATTTTTACTACCAATTCTTTTATTCACTATATCTTCTATTCCTTCAAAACTACCTCCAGCTATAAATAATATATCTTTAGTATTAATTTTTAAACATTCTTGATTTGGGTGTTTTCTTCCGCCTTGTGGCGGAACGGCGGCTACTGTACCCTCAAGAATTTTCAATAACGCTTGTTGCACTCCTTCACCCGATACATCTCTAGTAATGGAAGGATTCTCTGATTTTCTTGCTATCTTATCTATTTCGTCTATATATACTATTCCTTTTTCTGCTCTTGCTATATCATAATCAGCATTTTGCATAAGTTTTAAAAGAATATTTTCTACATCCTCTCCTACATAACCTGCTTGTGTTAAAGTTGTAGCATCTACTATAGCAAAAGGAACATCTAAAATTTCTGCTATTGTTTGTGCAAGATATGTTTTACCTGTGCCTGTGCTACCTGTCATTAATATATTATTTTTCTTGATTTCCTTATTCATTTCTTTCAAGTTTTCTTGGTTTTGTATTTTTAAATAATGTTTAAAGATTTCTATTGATAAAATTTTTTTAGCATGATCTTGTCCTATTACCTTTTTATCTAATTCTTTTTTAATTTCTTGTGGTGGTTTTATACTCATATTTTACCTTCCTTCTTAAATTATTTTAAATTTATTTAAAAGTATTATTTTATTCATACTTCTTTCTAAATATTTCCTATAATCTTATGATACTACTTTATTATTATTTTGTCAAATTATTTTATATTACTGCAACATTAATATTTGATTAGGTTTATATATGTAATAATCTGTATTTCTCATAGTCTTTTCATAACTTTCTTTCCCCTCAAACTCATCAATTACTTGTTTTTCCTTCTCAGACATATCTTCATATTTACATTTACCATAAGAAAAAGGCAACCATCCTTTTTTACAACTTCCAAAAATATTGAATTTTTTTAATAATTCTTCATTCAAAAATGTTAAATGAGTAGTGCCTTTTTTATATGTATTTATAGAAAAATATTTTGTTTTTATATTTTTAGTTTGTCTTTCTTTTTCAGCCTCATCTAATATTTCTTTTAAATTTGTATCTTCTGTTTTCCCTCCATCTAAATAATCAAATACATGTTCAATATCTTTTAATTTATCATAAAACTTCCATCCATAATCCAATCTATCACCTAGTATCCCATAAGCTGATAAAGGAATTATTATGCGTTTATTAATTTTAAATGCTGAATTACTACTCCAACCATTGTAATAATGAATATTTTTACTACATTCTTTATACCAACTATGTTGACTAGAAAATTCTTCGAATAAGCTTAAAATTGTATCCTCTACTCCTTTGACTACATTTTGATTCATTTGTTCTTGTAATTCTCTAATATTATATAAACTAAAATCATAGTTTTTTAAATCATCTAATTTTTGTCTGAATTCATATAATAGATTAGATGTTAATAGAGATGTAAATTTCTCATTATTAAACAAAGTCTCCCAATATTTGTATCTAACATTTTCTATGTATTCATTTATTAAATTATTCTTAGTTTTCTCTGTGTAATAATTATTTTTACTAGTATTTATATCTAATTTTAAAATAGACCTGTTTTTATCAAAATCATCTTTAAAAGATTTTAACATTATTGATTGTAAATTCTTATATTCATTAATTAATTTAATTCCTGCTTTAATTTCAAAATTATATTGTTGAACTATTCCTGTTAAAAAATCACCATCGATTAATGAATCATTATTTTGTTTAGTTTCTTGATTAAATTCTTCCTCTTGTTTTAGTTTCTCTAGTATAATACTATCTTTATTTTTATTTTCTATTTTTACTTGTATTAATGCAATCTCTACTTCAGTTTTTCTTTCTGCATTAACAAATTCATCTTGTAGATATTCTATATTTGCATTATATTTATTTAATTTCTTTATTAATGTTTTTCTTAAATTACTATATGGATTTTTTATGGTTTCTGCATTAATTAAGCAAACAAGATTCCCCCCATTCTCTATTAATTCTAACGCCTTTAATAAATGTTTATCTCCCTGTGAAAATGGGAAGTTAGCTATAATTAAATCATATTTTTTGAATCCATTATAAGTTAAAAAATCATCATGAATAATTCTAAGACCTTTCCCTGTTAAAATATGTCTTAGATCTTCGTCTATTTCAATACAATCGATATCCCAATTTGCTTCTCTTGCAAAATAATTATTGCTTTTTATTGATTTTATTTTATTTTTAATTCCTTCTACTATATCTCCTTTTCCTGCTGATGGCTCAAGAATATTCGACACAGTTTTAAAATCTATATCTTCTAACATTTTATTTATTAATTTTTTAGGTGTTGGATAAAAATCCTTATTATTTTCAAACATTTTCTTTGCTCCTTTATTAAATTATTTTATATTAATCAATAAAAACCTTATTTTTGTTTATCATATATTTTATCCTATTTGAACTTCATTTGCATATTTTTTCTTATCTTCATCTAAAACATGTGTATATATTTGTGTAGTTGAAATATTACTATGTCCCAAAGCTTCTTGTACATATCTTAAATCTTTAGTTTGTTTAAGATTTACAGTAGCAAATGTATGGCGTAATTTATGTGCTGTTATAGGTTTATTTATATTTGCAGTTTTACAATATCCTTTAATTACATTGTTAACCTGTGTATCGCTTATATTGAATAATTTACCCTCTGTTATACCTTCGTCTTTAATATAAGCCAATATAGCTTCTCTGGTAACATTATTAAGATATAAGTATCTCTGCTTGTCACCTTTTCCTATAATCTTTAATTTTTCATTGTTTACTATGTCCTCTACTTTTAAATTTAATAATTCACTTACTCTAAGCCCATGATTAAGTAGTATAATTACTATACAATAATTTCTCTTACTTCTGGCACTACCATCTCGAATAACCTCTAATAATTTGTTACATTCTTCTAAGGTTAAATATACAGGTTCTCTTTTTTTTATATCTGGAGTTTCTAATTCTATTGAAACATCTTCTTCTATTATTTTTGCTTTAGTTCTTAAATAATGAAAAAATGATTTTAAACTAGCTATTTTCCTAGCTCTTGATTTTTCACTGTTCTTTCTTTCATTCTGTAGGTAATAAACAAAATTATATAAATCCTGTAATGTGACAGATTTAATATGAGTATCTTTAATATCTGATATATTTATATTTTGAAACTTAATATCTTTATTGACTAATCCCTTATCTAATTTATACCATCTAAAAAACATTCTTAAATCTACTTCATATCCTTCTATTGTATTTTGACTTTTATTTTTTATACCTCTTAAATATTTTAAAAAATCCTCAACTCTTTCAGGTAATTCAGTCATTTAAAACAACTCCTTGTTATTTATATTTGTCAAATTATTTTATATTAATATAATAACATGTATTAGAAAAAATTACAAGGATTATTTTCCCTGTAATTTATAATTGCTCTAAACTTGAAATAGTTACAGGATTTATTGCTAAACCTTCTGATTGTAATATAACTATTCTATTCTTGGGAACACCCTTTTCATCAAGCACTATATCTAAAAAATCAGCTATTGTACAATCTTTTTCACTAGATTTATAAGTATATTCTTTCCCACTATTCATTATAATTTTTACTTTTTTCATAGTTATCTATCCCCCCATCTTATACTTAATTTATTATATTATACCATATATTATCATAAAAGTAACTTTTTATATTAAATCTGCTTTTTTCAATGCATTCTCCCATGAGTCAAATCTATTAATTATAGAATAATATTGTTTTACATCTTTAGCTTTAGGTATTTTCCCTAATTGAAGATATTTTGTATTTATTATATTTAATAAATCCTCATCACTATACTTTTTATTACGATTAAGTATATCTTCTTTATTAAACCCTGCTTCTACTAATGCATTTTCCCAAGTACCAAAATTCTTAACAAATATATGTTTATGTGAAAAATCTGACATACTAGGTATTTTCCCTAATTCTTGAGTTTTCTCTTTTATCATATTTAACAAATCTTTTTTTGTATATGTTTTTTTGTATTTTTTTAATTCTTTATTATCAAACCCTGCCTTTTTTAAAGCATTATCCCAACCATTAAACCTTCTAATTATAATTGTATAATTTTCAACTTGATAGGACTTTGGTATTTCTCCTAACTCATTATATTTATTTTTAATTTTTTGTAATAAGTCTTCATCACTATATTTTTTCTTTTTTTCATTACTTTTTATTTTCTTTTTCTCTGATTTTATTTCAATTCCTGCTAATTTCAAAGCATCATTCCATGAATCAAAATTTTTATATACTTCATATTGTAATTCAAATTCTGCCCTTTTGGGTATTCGACCTAATTCATTACATTTACATCTTATTAATTCTAAAAGTTCTTCTCGCGTAAATTCTTTATTCTTTTTTAATATTTGGATATCTTTATAACCTGCTAAAATTAATGCATTATTCCATGAGCCGAACCTTTTAGATATTATCCTACATTGTTTTATTTCTTTTAAATAAGGTATCCTTCCTAATTCTTTAGTTTTACTTCGTATTATGTTTAATAACTCATCATCGGTATACTGATCTCTAGATTTATAAATTTCTTCTTTCGTATAACCTGCTTGTTTCAATGCGTTATCCCAAGTCCCGAATTCTTTAACAATTGTTATATAAGATTTTACCTCAGCAGTTTTTGGAATCCGACCTAACTCTTTTGTTTTAATCCTTATTTTTTCTAATAGTTCTTCGCTTGAATATTTTCTCAATTAAATCACCTCGATAAAATATTATCATTAATAATATATTCACCAAGGTTTTGTGTTCTTATACTTAATATAATTAATTTTCAGTCTTCTTAATTGTTAATTCTAACCCTAAAGCAGAAACATATCTTAAAAACACATCTAATGTCGGAGAATTATCTATCTTCTCTAAACGTGAAACCATCTGTTGAGTTAATCCGCTTCTTTCTGCAACTTCTCTCTGAGTTATTTTAGCAGACTTTCTAAATTCGACTAATGATTTAATTAACTGATATTGAGCATTAGCCTGTTTCATATAAATTTCTAATTCAGGATTATTCTGAATAGCTTTTTCAATTTCTTCCTCAGGATTTATTTTGTGAAACATATTTTACACCTTCTTTGATGTTATTTATACTTAATATAACATCAAATCAAATTTTTGTCAACAATTCTATTGTTTTTTCTTTATTTATGATTTCTATTTCATCTAATTCATAATCGTCAGGATGGATAATAGAAGTCATTTTTTAATTAAATAAATTTTTAATTATTATTTATTTTAGATTTTATAATAACTATGGCAGTTAATGAAATATTTATTATTATAGAAATTATATTTATTATTGGTATAAAAGATATTATAAATATAATTATATAAAACAATATGAAATCACTTAATCCCAAGAAAGAAAACCTAATTCTAAAACCACCTTTTCCTAAGCTATCATCATCTTTTTCAGTTTCTATAATTATAAAATGTTTATGTTTTTTCTTCATTAATTTTATATCATCTTCATTATAGTTTTTATCTTTTAAAAGATATTTTTTAGAAATTATTATACTTATTAAATTAACTAAAAAATAAAAGATTCCATTTATTAATAAATATTGATTCATTATCATCTTCCTTTGCAATCAAAAATATTAATATACTTTTTAACTCTTATTTGAACTTTTATAATATTATCTACTATTTTATTTTTAATATACTTTATCATTTCTTCTTAAACCATGATATAAAATCAATGTTTTAAAGTATAATCATCAACTTTTTCTGCTAATTCTTGATACCTATTTTTATTTTTTATAAAATCATTAAAATTTAAAGTTTCTCTTAATAAATAATACATATCTATTGCACTTTGACTGAATATATTTATAATTTCCTTCTTAGGAAATCGTTTATCCGCTATGGCATTAAATCCATATTCTTCATAATTAACAAACCTTCCATAATTCCAACATACTTCAGTAAAAAGTTCTTGTTTTGATAAAAGCTTTTCTTTAATATTATCAGTTAGTCTTTTCATATGCATATCCATTTCTTCGCCTTTTATAACATCTAAAACTTCTTCTTGGGGGATTTCAAAACCTTTTCTGAGATATTTATACCCATTATATCTTGCATGGAACTCTGTCCAATATAAAAATAAGCCAAAGTTATTTGTTTTTTCAATATCTTCCCAAGTTTTAACATTGTATTTATTCATAAATTTATAAAAATCAAACATATGAGTTAATTCATGTATAAAAGTATTAATAAACCCATAAGTTTCACTGTTAATTTGCTTTGTGTTTATTAATATTAAAAAATTATCATTTTCTTCATTAGGACATAACATAAATCCATTGTAATTATTATATTTTAATATATTCTCTTTAGTATAAGCCTTTAATCTTAACATCTCAGTCGTATCTGCGTGTCTTTTCATTCCATCATATAAATTATTCTCAAATGATACTTTAAATTTAGGAATATCTTTTTCTTCATTTTTTACAACATAAATATCGAATAAATAGTTTATAGTCTTGTTTACTTCTTGAATATCTGTATTATTCATTAAATCTCCCTTTCTTTGTTTACATCATTAAAATCTAATATTTTTGAAGCATTATTATCATATAGCTTTAAAAGTGCTTCTGTTACTAGTGCTGAAGTATTCTCCCCCATTATTACCTTTACTTTTATGTCGTCATAATTTCTCTTACTCATATTTCATTTCCTTTCTTAGTCTAATTTTCAAAGTTGCTTTTTATAAAATTACAAAATTAATTCTACATTAAAAACATCTTCTGGAAAGACTAATATCTCTTTTTCATTTCTATCTTCCATATAATCTAATATATCTTCTTGTCTTATATATCCTTTATATACTTTTCCATCACTATTAAACCGCCTTGCAAACCATCTAGCAACATCTATATCAATAGTCCATGAATATGCTTCATTATAAGGGGCAGATAAGTCCCCTTCCCCTCTATAAATAGTAATAATATCTTCATTAAACCAATTTCTACCTGATTTATTATATCCAAAAATTTCCTCTAAAAATTCTCTTGATAAATTATTAAATCCATATTCACAAGAAGTATAAATATTTTTAAACACTTCATATTTCTGTTCATCTGGTATATCATTAAATAACTGTTGGTAGAACAAAAATCTAAAAGGCTTATCTATAAGACAAAATAACCTTATATATTGTCTATTTTCAATGCATCTTTGATGAATTCTTTCTCTTTGCTCAATTTGCTCTCGAACTTTAAAGTTAATAAAATAATCTTCACTTATATCATATAGTTCTACCAATACAGTCCCCTTTAAATAACAATATTTATATAGCTTGCCTTCTACTTTATAAAAATCATCCATATCTAAATCAAGTTTATTAATAGTTTTAATAAATTCATTAATATCATCATCATTTTCATATACTGTTATTGGTGTTAATCTTGATATATTTGAATGTTCTATCTGAAAAATATTACTTGTAAAACCCATCATTACTCCTCTAAAAGTTTATTTCTCTTTTTCGTTTGAAAGTAAATCTTTTAATTTTTCTCTACATTTCTTACAAATAATTAAATTGTGTCTTCCAAATTCAATAGCTTTAACATCTTCATTTGAATTGCACTCATTACATGAATTATTTTTAAAAATTGATTCTGTATATTTCATTTTTATACCTCCTAAAATTTGGATAAAATCGTGAATTTATATTAACATATTACTTATTTATCTTCATATATTTTTCAATTATACTTTTTGTATTTGGATTACTTTCAAAATACTTTTTTCTTGAAATATGTTTGTCATTTATTCTTAATAAATTTATACAGTTACATTTACTGCATTTTGTTAATAGTAATCCTTTTATCTTATCTATATTTTCATTGTAGTACGGTTTAATTTCTTTTAAAACTTCATTGCAACCTTCGTTTTTACAATAATCACATTTATTTTTATTATATTCATATGATTGTATTAATCTCTCTAGTAATTGTTTTCTTTTTTGTTCTTCATCAACAATGCTTTCTTTAACGGTTAATATATTAGAAATACCTATATTTTTACAAATAGAAATTAAATCTAATACATCATAGTATGCCCTATGCTCCTTTGAAGATGGGACATCTAAAAATTTTTTAACTTTTTGCAAAGATGATAGATCTTCTAAATTATTTATTACTTGATAAGATTTTTGTGCATTAATGTGAACTATATTCTTTAAAAAATCATAATTACATTTTTTCACTATACAATTCTGCTTAATTATTTTCATATCATCAGAACCCCATGTAATAATATAAAAATTATCTCCACACAGCTCTTTGAATCTATTCATACAAATATTGAAATCAATTCCTTTTTTTAAATCTTTGTCTTCAATTCCTGTTATTCTTTTGACTCTATCATCTACTTTGGTTTGATATCTGGGTTTAATATAATAGCTCATTTCGCTTTGAGGGTTTAATTGAAAATCTGTTACAATACAAGCAAATTCGATTATTTCAAAAGGCATTATAGCTATTTTACTTCCTTTTACTTGGTTATATTCTAAATCTAAAAATACTAAATTCATATTATATATTCATCCTTTTTAATAATTATATTTTTATCATTAGTATTCCCTATTTTATATTTAACTTGTAAATTTGTCAAAATTCTTTAATAAAATTTCTTCTTTTTCTTCTTCTGTATCTATATTTGGATACATTATTGAAAAACTATCTTCTTCATCTTCTTCATCTTCTGATACATATATTTTTTCAATTATCGCAACTCTTATAATTTCTATATTAGTGTAATAATCTTTATATTCCTCTAACCAATCTTTAACTTCTTCATCATCTTGTAACCAATCATAGCCATATCCGTCTCCATCAAAATAAGTGGCTAATATTGTTTTATCCATTTTTTATTCCTCCTTTTTTATATAAAATTTTCCTTTTATTTACATTTACAATATATTTTGAATTTTGAACTGACTATATTCTTTTATTTAATTTTTCTATTGCCTTGTCATATTCTCCTTTTGTAAATATAGTATCATCTTCGTTATCTTCGTTAATATAATCTAACCCTTGTTCTAAACAATCTTTACAAACGTAATAGCAATTTTCGTTTTCATCATCCCATAATTTTTCACCATTTTTGTAATCACACGCTCCACAAAACCAACTACTACAAACCACACAATGCTCTGCATTATCCATATACACCTTTTCTCCACATCCTTGACAATCGTGTATATCACTCATTTATATCACCCTTTCCTTGCTTCATAATGTTCTTTTAACCTAGTTTTTATTTTTTCTATTCCTTCAGACCCTAATTATTTTCATACTTATTTAATTCTTCATTTTATTTATATTTTATTTGAATTCATTATGCCATTTATTACGCTCCTCATCGAATATCCAATGTTCTTCTGCCATACTTGGATTTATCATATATGATTCTGCACACCAAAAATCACTATCTTCATAAGCTTTAAATATATAAAACTCTTTAGAACATTTATATCTTACTTTTGCTTTATTTAAGACTTCTTTATAATTAGTTCCCAATATCTTTTCAGATGTTCTCGCCGTTCGTCTTCTAATCCCCATAACTCTTACCTCTTTATTTAAAATTCTCATTTTAATACAACTTCAAATCCATTTACCTCTTCTAATTCTTCACACCCATATTTATTCCAAAATTCTTTATCTGTCATTTCTTCTAGATGATTATCTTTTATATATTCCTGTTTTAAATGTTTTTTATCAAAAGCTACCATAAATAGATAATCTTCCTCATTTCTTATATCCCATATGTTATATAATTTTGGAGTATAATGTTCTTCCACTTCATCTGCTATAATTTCATCATAAAAATACCAACCTGTTGAAGACATAGTATACTCTTCTTTTTCAGGCTTTAAATACTCTATAACCATATACTTAATTGAGTTATTCTCTTTGTCATATCCTAAAAACACATTATCATTATAAATATTATTATCTGTATTATGAAATATTTTTGTCCCTGTTCTTACTTCATCCCAATTTATTATAGATTTTAACTTTTTTCTTAATTCTTCGCATTTATATGTTTCTACCATAATCATTTCTTCTCTATTCAATATAACTCAACCCCTCTATTAAATTTAAATTTTTTCAGCATCTTTGATAAGCCAGTATTCAATTACTTCTACTCTTCTATTATTCCATGCCCTCCATCTATGACACTTATTGCTTCTTCATAACTATCACATTCATAATTATCCCAATTTTCTAATCCTTGATCGTCATCATATAATATTACATTTTCTATGATAAAATTATCATCTAAAGAATTTATAATACCATCTCTATCCTGTCTATTTCTAACTATTAAACGCTCTTTATGTTTTTCTTCTATGAAACTTATAAAATCATACTTATCTATCTTATTGCGTTCTACTAGCCATTTACCTTCCTCTTTTTCGTATTCTTCATTGTACCCTTCTAAAATCCTGCAAATCCAGAATACATGTGTATCTTCACAAACAAACAAATCAGTACAATAGTCTGTTGTATAAGAAAATACTTTCTTTTGTTCTAATAGTTTATTTAATTTATTTGTAACTTTATAATACTTTGCAAATTCCATAATTAACATCCCTTCTTACTGTTTAAATAAAATTTAAAACATCTTCTTTAAATCTATAAATCTATTCTATTAATTATTTTCCAAAACTCTCTTATTTTTCATACTTATTATACCATACAATTATTTATAATAATGCTGCAATAAGCTCCCTCAACTTTATTATTTTTTAGCACATCATATCATTTTTATTATTATTAAATTATTTTATATTATGCTACTAACAATTCATCACCAGATTTACTTAATCCTAATTTTTTATAAGTTTCTAACAAATTATCTACTGATTTCCTTGGTGCTGTTGACTTATGCGTTTTAAAATTATCCCAAAATAGAACTTCTATCATTTTTGTATCTTCATTTACTACCATAACAAATCCACCAAACCTACAAGTGAACTTATTCTTAAATATTCTTTTTCTTTCTACTGCATTTATAACTAGAGCTGTTAGTTTTTTTCTAATTATTTCTGATGAAGCATTTCTTCCTTGTTTAGCTTGTTCTTTATAAGTTTTATAAGCTTCTTTTGAGATTGAGTATATTTCTATTCCATTTATAATATCCATTTTTTCCCTCCTAAATTTTCTTTGTTTTCCTTATATTACTTATTATATATATACAATTATATATTGTCAATATATTTATTAAATTATTTTATATTAATATAAAATTTCTCATTTATTATAATTATCATTACATCTAAAATGTAAACCAATGATAATTTAATATATCTTATAGTTATAATCCTTAAATGTTTTTAAATTCATTAAACAGTTTGAAAACCTTAAACAATAAGCTTTTAATAAAAAATTAGTACTAGATTACATTGCTTGTATCAAACCAATTCGTTAACAATGTAATCTAATACTAATTTTATCCTATAAATTCCTTTACATCATAATTTTCTGATTTTAATCCATCTATTGTAAATTTTAAAACATCTCTAATATCGTTTTTATTCTCTATTTTATAATCTACATACCTCAGCAAAGCTTTTACATATTCTTGATTATCCAATCTATAATATTTAGTCCATTCTTTTAGTGTTAATCCTATTTCTTGTAATCTATTGATAATTTCTTTTTCATCATTGTATTTATCTAAAAATCTATTTTTGTTTCTTTTATTAATATTAAAAATTAAATTTATACCGTCATTAGTTCTTATATCATAATCTTGAATAAATTTCACAGTTGTCAATTCATCTAGGGCATCTTTTATTATTCTGTTATAATAATAAGCTTTTTTCTTATCTATCTCTTCATTATTTTCATTTTTGGCAACATCTAAAGACAACATATCATAAAGTTTTATATATGTTAAATATTTTTCATATCCTCTGCTCCATTGATTTAATAATAAATATAATTTTTTAGCCACACCTTTGGTTAACATTAAATATTGATTATAATTGTAAATTTTAAAATAATTATTGCATATGTTCTTAAAGAAAAAATCACTAATAGTTACGCTTTGCATACTTTTTACTTGTTTAGCATCACCTATTTTTTCTCCCTTTTTCTTTCTTTTAGTATAAGAAAAAGATTTATAATCTTCTAATATTCTAAAACTATCTTCTCCTTCAAAGTCATATATATAGTCACCTGCTTCAACGTCTCTTAATCCTAAGTCACTATATATAGTTGCTTCATTTAAACATTTTACTGAATTTTCTAGTTTCTTTTTTAAAGCTCCACCATAAGTTTTATACCCTAATTCCTTAGATAATTCTTGATAAGTAAAATGAATTGTCTTAGGTAAGGATACTTTTCCTGTAGTTCTATTGTATTCATATTTAAATCCTACGTTTTTTATTAATATTCTAAAAAGGGCTAACAAAACGTCTAATTCAGCTATTGTTGGACATCCATGCTCTCCAGAACCAACTACTTTTATACCTCTCCTAACACCATTACTAATCCAATATCTTTCTAATACTTTTACTTTAGTTTTTTTCATCGAAATAAAAGGTATTACCATCAAATTAGATTCATTTATGCTTTGATTGGATTTCAAACTTATAGTCTCCACTTCTTGTTCTTCTTCTTTTTTATCCACAAGTAACAACTCCTTAAAAATCAACATTTAAACTTAATTATCAACAGATTTTGTTTATATTTTATCCACAAATTTAAAAACAATGTATTTTAATGATAATTACAATGTAATCTAATGATAATATATCATACATTTACAATGTAATCTAGTGATAATTTTTCTTTTTACAATGTAATCTAGTGATAATACAATGTAATCTAATGATAATTTTTCTTTCTTATCTATTGATATAACTTGATTTTCAAAAAGTTGTTACATACATAGAACCTTGTTTATTTATTACATAGTATATGTATATAGAGACAGGTATAGAAACAGCAATTATTTTTCTCTATTCCTATACCTATATTAATCTATGATATTAATTTATAAAATATTACTAAAAATAACTTGGTTCTATTTTATCATTTCTAATACATTTGTAAACTGGGAATCTTAAAGAAATACCTCCATTTTGATTTTTAGTTTCTTCAAAATATTGTACTTCTATTATTTTTTCTATAAAAGCATCTTTATTTTCCCAAAACATTTTTCTATCTTCATCTGTATATCCTGAACCAACTTTTACATTATGTCCTTTATAATCTATTATAAAAGCTCCCAAAACCCCTTCATTTCTTCCTGTACCTTCTTCATAACCTATTATTTTACAATCTGATGAATTCATAATTTTTACTTTCAACAAATCTTTTGTCCTTTTACACTGATATTTACTATCTACCAAATTAATCATAATACCTTCTTCGCCATTTTGTACAGCTATATTTAATAATTCATCTATTTTATTTATATCTTCTCCAACATATAGCATAGGTACTTCTTTAACCCAGTTCGTTTCTAAGCTCTCTAAGATGTCGTGTAATTGATTTTTTCTTGTTAAAGTATCATTTATAGACACACCTTGTTTAAATTCGTCTAAAGGCATCATATCGAATATATTAAATATTAAATTAGTTTTCTTAATATCTTTTTTTCTTATAATCTTTTGAGTTTCTTGAAAAAGTTGTTTACTATCTAAGTTCTTATCATTTTTCAGCAAAATTTCACCATCATATACCATATTATCTTGCAATTGTTTAGCATCTTCTATAATATCAATTAAACCTTCTATTAGTTGTCCTTGCCTTGAAAATGTTTTTATAGCTCCATTCTCTTTCACTAAAACCATTCTATTTCCATCTAACTTTGTAGTTATTATAAATTTTCCTTTTACTCTATTTATATTTTCATGATATTTTTCAGCTAACATAACATTAAATTCTGGAATAAAATTCTTATGTATTTTATTTATTGTTTTTGATGTAATTCCTATTTTTAAAGACTTAGTTACTAATTGTTTTAAAATATCTTGATATTGTAAATCTTGATTATTGATCCAATTTTGAATTACTTTTATATGTTCATCTGTTCCTGTATTATTTGTTTTTAAAAAATCCATGACATCTATTATTGTATTCAGTTTATTATCTACTTCTAATTTTACTTTTTTATTTAATTTTTTAGTGCTTATACCTGTAACTATATAAGGATTATATAAAAAGAAAAGTATGTCTTTTAATAATTGATTGTCTTTGTTTTCTTTTAATATAGTTTCTTTCGCTATTCTACTTGAATCATTACCTATGCTTTTTAATATTTCTAAACATTCTTTCAAATTATTTTTCATATAAAACCATCCTTTTATTTATATTTTTTTAAATTATTTTAATTTGACAATCAAAGCATATTTGAAAAACAAATTATGCTTCAACTATCAAATTGTTTTTATTTACATTTATGGAATATTATTTATTTAACAAATTATAGCTAACTAATCCCAATTTTCAATTATTATTTCTTTATTTTCTGTTTCGCTTTCTGTAAAAATACTTATATTACTTATGTCTTCTTCTATATTAACTATATTTTCCATTTTAATTATGTACTTGTCCATTTCTAAAAATTCATTTTTCCCCAATATCTCTATTCTTTTCAAATTCGTATTGTGTTTATAGCACATATCTTCTAAAAATTTTTCATCTCCTCCAATTTCAGATATGGTTATTCCATATCCTTTATTTCCTTTTAAATAGTTCATTAATTTTACTTCCATGTAAAAAACCTCCAATAAATCCTTTTATTTATTTAAATTGTTCTATTTTATCGAACAAGTGTTTAGTTTTAATATAGCTTTATTATAACACAAGCTAAATCTAGTAACAATTATTTTTAAGTATGTTTTTTTAACATATTTTTTATAAAATATGTTAATGAACAAAAATGTTTTAACAATATTTTAATGATATTATAATAAAAATTTAACATTATATTTTTTAACAAATTTATTTACTTTTTTTAAATTATTTTGTATAAGTATATAAAAAATAAATAATTTGTCGAATTTAGTATAAAAGTTTCCAATTAGTTCTAAGATAATACATAGAACCAATTGGAGACTAATATATTTTATATTTCTATTACATAAAATATACTTTAGTTATTAAAAACTTATAATATCATTTTTAAATAAATTATATAAATTTTCATAAATATCGTAAAGACGATATCCTGCTTGTAACTTTAGCTTTTCATTTTGCTCAATATATTTAACAAAATCTACTTTCTTTAATTTTTGTCCAGCATATTTTTCCTCTGTAAGCTTCACCATTCTATTGACGATGCCTGAATGATATAAGCTTTGAACAGTTATATGTTGTCCATTTATATCTAAAAAATGCTTAAATATCTTTAATATTCTTGATTGAATTGTTTGACCATAGACTTGTTGTCCGCTATAGTTATTCATTCTAGCATTTAACTGAGCCGTAGGTGCTACTAAATAAGGAGAATTAACTATATCCGACATGTCATGTCTTCCAGTACCCTTACCATTTTTAAAATAGTAAGTGTCAGATAATATTGTTTTTTCAATCTCATCTGAAAGAAATTCATTGCATCTTAATTGTTTAGTCTTTCCTGTATCTTGTTCTATATATTCTAATATTTTATTTTCTTTATCATACTGTTCTTTTTTAATATTAATCAAATCGGCATGATTAGTGCCTTTTACTCCTTCGTAAATTAACAATGCCATAAGTCTATCTTGTGGGTTTACCAAGTCTTGTACTGCTTCATACAAAGTTCCTTCAGTGACATACTTTAAATACTTCAGTCTTTTATTTACTAAGCCTTGTATAAATTCTTTTTGAGATATTGTATTTAACAATCCAATATCCTTTTGGATACCATAATGCTCTGTGCAAAATTTTAAATAGTCTAATATTCGGTTCTTGTATGCTATCGCTGAACTTTCTGAACTAAAAGTCATATTTTCTAATAATTTAGAGATTTCATCAAGTGTAAAGTATTCTATTGTCCTATCTCTATCTATTATTTCTTCAAACGCTCTTATTTTATAAATCTGATTTGTATAATTGTCAACGGTTATATCTTGTAAATCTTGTTCATTTTTTAAAAAATTTATATACTCTTTCTTTCTTTCATCTAGCTCTCTAAAATATAATTTATTGAGACTAGTGAAATCCCTAATTTTTTCTGACATTTTCGTTCTCACCACTTTCTTCTACTTCGCTCAATATATTTTCTAAATACTCTTCTAGTTTTTTTATATTTGTTTTACTCATTTCATTTTTAAAGAGATGCATATCTTCTAATGCACCACCTTTTTTATAATCTATTTTTTTCAAAATTGTGTCTATCTTCTCTATCCAATTAGGATCATTAAATAATTTAGCAGCTATATATAAATAACCTCTAAACATATTCATATTTAATTCGTAGCCTTCTTCTTCTGATTTTTTTTCTTTTAATTTTTTATTCTTCAACATATCTTCTATTGAAAGTTCACGATCCCTTCTTTTATCCTTATGAAAACTTAAAATACAATTGAAAAAATCTTTTAAAAACCTTTTAACTTTATTTTTTCTTATTAAATCCAGTTCATCAAGCTCAAAATGTTTTAAACCTTCTGCAAAAACATATAGAGGAGTTAGTTTATTTAATGTTTTTACATCTTTCAATTCTCTCCCTAACTTTCCTGCTAATGGACTTTCTCCTTTATTCATATAATCAGCTATTTCATTTTCTATAGTCTTCTCCATAGCTTTAGTTAGAGTTTCATCAAGAGGATTTTTCTTGCTTTCTTGGAAAATATATTGTCTAGCTGAACTAGGGTCTAAGTTCATAATTTGAATTCCCATATTTAAAAGGAATTCTTTACCTTTTCTACGACACATATTTCTAGCTAAACTTCCCCCTGTTGTTCTATGATTTCCATCTATTAAGTTTAAACTAGTATTCTTATTTATTTTTATTATAATATCGTATAAACCGTTTTCCTTATCTATTACATGAAAATCTTCTTCTCCATTTGAAGGAACATTTATAGCTATATAAGTAGGTATATATTTATCCTGATACATACTTTCAGATATTTCTTTTATAGATTTAGAAAAAACTTTAGCTTTTTCTACATAAGTTCCTCTCCATTCATATTTTTCTGTTTCTCTTTGACAATTTATGTTATAAAACAGAATGCCTTTCTCTCTTAGGTCTAAAATATAATTAAAGTCATCAACGGTACTATAGATGCCTTCTTTCATAAACTTAACATTTTTAAAAACTACTGTTTTAAAATCTTGTTCTTCTTCTACAGGTAATACTGAGTTCTTATATTGTCTTATTTCATCTTCTGTAAAATAAAGTTCTGGATTTAGATCTTTTTGTAATTGTTGTTGGAATTCATTTAATTTAGAAATGAATTCTTCATCTAATAACATTTTGTAAAAGGTTTCTGTTATTAGATAAAGTTCTCTAGTATCAAGCATATCAATTTGTATATCTTGATTAAAGAGATTATTAATTCTTTCTTCGTTTACTTTGTTCTCTAATTCTTTAATCACAAAAGGTTTTTTCATTAAAAATTGTTTTAGACTTAGACAGCCTGTGATTTCTCTTATCAATCTATCGTAATTGTAATCTTTGTTTTCTATCATATTTTATAAATACCTCCCTTTTTTAAACACTTCTATATTATAACACTAATATACAACAATTTGCAATAACATTATTATTTTTTACCTAAAACATAGAAAAAATTAGAAAATATAGGTAAATGCATGTATTTATGCTGATTTATTGGAAAAATCTATCCCTAATTTAGTTTTATCATGCTCCGCTATATGTCTTAGAGCAGAAAAATAATTATAGAATATTCCTTGTTTATGAAATTTACCTTTTGCATCCTTATTCTTTTTATTTATATGTTGTAATATAAGCAAATTATTTTTAGACGGTTCTATGAACCATTCATCTAATATAGATGATACTTTTAAAGTATCATTTACCCATTGTATTGTTAAATTATATTTACTTATATAATTGTCAATTTGATGCTTTAACAATTTTTTATTTATTTCAAGTTCATTTTCTGTTGTAATTAGATTTTCTATTGGTATTCTATATCTATTCTTCCCTTTTTCTACTAGAATAAACTCTTTTTTAAATTTATTTAAATTTGTTTTTATATATCCTGTTTTTATTTGATTATCATGTATGAATCTAATTTTATTTTTCATTTACAATACAACTCCCTTTTAATTTATTTTATTTTATAACTAATATTTAAAAATAGCAACAAAATTTAAAATTATTTTCTTTGTTGCTATCATATTTTTTATTTTGTTTATTAGTAAAAGTAATCACATTCGAATTTTGTCTTAAGTTATTAATGTTTTCAAATATCATTTCATATTGCTTATCTTTTGTTATTCTAAGTAGGTATTCATATGTTTTTATTGCTTTCTGTTTTTTATTTAGCTCCTTATAAATATTAGCTAATAAAAATAGAGTTCCTTTATATTCAGTATTAAATTTATCTTTAAAAGTAATATATCTAAAAGATTTTAAGCAAAAAGATAATGAATCTTTTAAATTATTTTGATTTTTAAATATATTACTTTTATAAAAATAATAATACCAAATCAACTGATTTTGTTCTGCTAAAGTTATTTGATTATCTCTTATTAATTCTCGATATAAATCTGTAAGTTTTTTGTTACACTCCTCGTATTTCTTTTCAAGATACATTTCTCTTATTTTCATTTTTAATAAAGTGTACACCAT